GGAGGTGTTGTCATTGAAGGAGGTGTTGTCATTGAAGGAGGTGTTGTCATTGAAGGAGGTGTTGTCATTGAAGGAGGTGTTGTCATTGAAGGAGGTGTTGTCATTGAAGGAGGTGTTGTTACTAGGGATGACACATTTGAAATAGCAGGTGTAGCTACAGTTATTTTGTCCATTTCATCTCGAGACAACGTATTTTTATTAATTGCGGTTGTTAAGTTAGATATACTCGCATTTAAATGACCATCAATCATGGAACCAGGACTAGAAACATGCGAACGTGGACTATGTGTATTTGGTACTACATTCTCACCTTGTCCCATATATTTGCCAAATTTGTCTAATGCCTTTTCGGGTATGAAAATTCCATTGTCGGACAGCTGTATTTTTATATCAGTTGAAGGCGTTGACCCATTCGTATAAGAGGGAGAATATTGTGTAGAAGTCTGGGGAATTGTGCTAGGAGATGCGGCGGGTGGGACAATCATTCCACTATAATCAACGGGTGCTGAACTTGGTGCCGGAGAAAATGATTGGTAATTTACATTATTCATGTTTGGATTATATTGGTCCGAAGGACTTGGACTATTTTGCGTATTTATTGAAGGAGTAGTGTTTGATGCTGGGGGAGAATTTGCTTGCGGTATTGGCATTGGTTGCTGTTGTGGTTGCTGTTGTGGTTGTTGTTGCTGTTGTTGTTGTTGTTGAGAAACTGGTGGTAACCCCTGCTGTATTTGACCACGAGATGGCATTGATTGTAATGGCATCTGTTTCATTTGACCACACATAGGTTTTTGCTGAAGACACATACCAGGAAGAGGTTGATTGGGAGGTGCTAAAGCACCTGGTGGAGGTGGTCTCATTGACGGTCCCCAATTAGAAAAATGACTATTATCATATTTTTTTATAGAATTCGAAGAATCGGTAGAAATTGTTTCTTCACATTGTTCTTTTGAATTAAATGTTTTCCCATACATACATTTATCATTTTTACCAATTTGCATACATAATCCTTGTGTCTTATCATTCCCTATGGGACACCACTGTACATCAGAATTATTTGTTGGTAATGTATTTAATGATTTTTGACGGACATTAATTTCATTATCTAATTCTAATAATAATCCCTTCTTATCTTCTATTTTATTCGCAAACTGGGTTACTTTCTCATTTATATTTTGTAGTTTATTGGTATGGTCAACATTTGAAGAAGGAGGGGTGTCCATCTTCTGATTAATGGTATTTATTTGATGTTGTAAGGAAGAATATTCTTGATTATCTTCTCCCATAGGGGTTGGATTTAACCCAAACACATTCGTATTCCACTGTTGTTGTTCCAATGTAGTGCCACCCATATTTGGACGATTTTGTAGTAAATTACCAACCGATTGGACTGTTCCTTCTGCTATATCTATTCCGGTTTTAGCTGTATCTCCTACAATATCAGCAGTTGTGTTAATAACAGCACCTCCATAAAATCCCATTGATGTCATTAATTGTAATAAATAATATTGTAATCCACTAAAAAATTTATCTAAAACTGTTCCTATCATAAGAAAAAAATTTACTCCTAAAAGGGATAAAATAAGCAAAACTCCTAGGATTATAATTATAGTTCGTGAATTGTTATTTGCCCCTAATTCTATTTTAGACATATTATCATTGTTTTCATTATTTACCTGATCTGTATTTTCCATTATACACTAATTACATATAATATTTTGTTCGTTTAGATAATCGAGTATTTATATTTCTATATTGTAAATGACATTTAGTTTCATGGAAACATCATTTGTAATTAGTTTAGGAATAACTTTTGTGCTTCTCTTGTTACTGATTTATCATTTTAAACAGCGTTTATCCGTTACCGAAAGTAAACAAGATACTATGTTCGAGATTATCAACAATTTAGCCCAAGAACTCAATAATATGAAAATGGGATTATCTTTAATGAATCGTCCTTCAACACCATATCCACATAACATTGTCGGTGAAAACATATCTAATGGAGATATAAATGTTTTCGAACAAATGGAAAAATTAGTAAACGAAGATAGTGATGATGAAGATAGTGATGATGAAGATAGTGACGATGAAGATAGTGACGATGAAGATAGTGATGATGAAGATGAAAAAATTATTGTATCCGACGAAGAGGACCAAGACGATAATATTAGTGTTGAAGAAATCCGTCCAAGTGAAAATATTGAAAACAGTGCCGAAGAATTAGTTATAGATATTTTAGAAAATATTCAAACAAATACCCAAGAACCCGAATCATTGGATACATCTAATTCCCAAGAAGTTGACATTGTAGGAGAAACTGAACCGCAAGATTTTAGTAAAATGAATTTAGGAGCTTTGAAAACTTATATTATTCAGCAAGGGTGGGTCGACGATGCTTCCAAAATGAAGAAGGCGCAAATTCTATCTTTGATCCAAGAACATCAATAATTTCATTTGTTAGAAAACATTATGTATAAGAAATATATAATGTTTTCTTATCCACAATCTGAACCATTAAAAACCGCATATACTCTTGAGTGTTCTACCAATTCAAAAATGGGTTATGGCACAAATAATATATATCAAAATATGCCACCTCGTATGACCGATAGTCGTTCTTTAATTGCTGCTTATCAACCCGAAGCAGTATTAAATAATAATATATTAAAGCAAAATGGAATTAAATCTAATTGGGAATATCGCAAATATCTCACTGAAAATTCCCAGCAAATTGCTCAAGATAATTTTAGAGAAGCATGTAATGATGCTGGATATTTTCAACGTTTTACTCCTGATGAAAGAGGTTTCCAAAGCGAAACGCATAAAACACCTAGTCAAACGCAATATAAGGAACGATCCACTATGTTACAAGAACAAAGTGATTTAAAAGAACTTTATTTAAGTCGCGATGAATTACAACAAAGAATAGACCCTATAACACTCACACAAGACCAATTATTTTCCAAACTTACCAAATAATTCTTATGATATACTATATGATAAAAAAAATAGAATCTTATTTAGGAAAAGATTTGAGTTATAAAACAGTAAAAGGATTAGATATTGCGTATTTGGCAGTTATACAATTCGTATTTGCGATATTTATTAATGTTGGATTAGATAAATTCTTGTTGCCACAACAAGAAAAATTAGATGAACATGACAATATTATTACTGATTTTGTATTACTATGTATGATGATTGCGCTATTAGTGACATTGTCGTATTTTGGTAGACGTATTATTAGACAAATTCCATCGCCATTTGATTTAATTGCAGGATTTGAACATCATACATTGCCCGAATTAACTGACATTACTACTATCACCAGTTTTATATTACTGACATCTGGATATATTGAAATGCGTATTAGTAAAATACGTAATTATTTTGGTCTTAATACAAAATTTTTTAATATTGATGAAAAAAAAGATCAAGGTGTTGTGGGTACAACTAAATAATTAATAAAATATATAAATATAAAGATGTTTTTTATGTTTATATATAATGCCAATTACACGACTTTCTAATATTGATCAATTTAGATATATATGTGGAAATGTATCTCCAGATCTAAATATTAAAATAAGAGCATGTGATTTTAGTGTTAATACCAAAAGTGCTTTTCTACAATGTGATGGATATACTAAAATATATACACAATGGTTTATGTCACATAGTGATTATACAATTAAACGAGGTGGTGGCAATGATACAGTAAGTTATCACGAAGTTGATGCACAAGATAATGTACCTTATAAAGAACCGGTTATTTGTTATACAATGCCCAATATTAATAATATAGATGAGTTATTTGAAAAAGAATATGAAATTGTAAAGATTGTTGGAAACGTGGAAAATAGCATTTGCAAGATACATTTATTTTGTGATGAAAATCAAGTTGAAGAACTATTAACAAAAATAACGAATGATATTGATATGACAGAATTAACCTATACGCAAAAGGCGCAAAGGATGTGTAAAACTTTTATTGGATTGCCTATTGGTTATGCAATTGGACCACCAATACAACTGCTTTGTTGTTCGCTTTTATGCATTTCTGGAAATTGGAGTTCAAATTATTATCAAGGTGCTGAGTTATGTAGTTATCGAACAGGATTTAATATGAATAAACGTCTAATTGTAGTAACCAAAAAGATATGGAAAAATAATAAAATATGTTGTGATAAACTATTATATTCACATAATACATCTGGCATTAACGATGATGAATTATATTATAATTATTATAATAATGATAATCGTAAATTTTTATTAAAAAAGGTTGAAGATATGGAATTACTTCTTCGTTTTGATAAACATGCAATTGACGTTAAAGATATTCAACAAGAATTTTTAAATAAAATGTATCCTGAAGATGAACAATTACGTAACAATGAATTAACGCGTATTCAAAATATGAATTTTGTATTAAGTCCAAATGATATTGAAACTGATCAAGTAGAGCAAGAGCAAGAGCAAGTTCAAGAGCAAGTTCAAGAGCAAGTTCAAGAGCAAGAGCAAGTTCAAGAGCAAGTTCAAGAGCAATTTCAAGAGCAAGAGCAATTTCAAGAGCAAGTTCAAGTTCAAGTTCAAGTTCAAGTTCAAGTTCAATAATCTATATAAAGATTATAGTTAAAATCGGCGTTTTAAATATTTAATGGTGTAAAACATATTATAAATTAATTAATACTTTATAATATTATGAGTTATTATGCGGTTGCCAAAGGTGAACATATTGGAATATATTATTCCTGGAAAGAATGTCAACAACAAATAAAAGGTTTCAAAGGTGCCAAGTTTAAGAAATTTACCAACGAACACGAGGCCAAATGTTTTATTCAAGAACATAATAACCTTCAACTGGAAGTTGGAATAATAGAATCTTGCAAATCCGATTATTATGTATATACCGACGGTGCTTGTTCCAATAACGGTAATAAAAAAGCAATTGCCGGAATTGGTGTTTATTTTGGTAATAAAGATCCAAGAAATGTTTCCAAACAAATATTTGGAAAATCGACAAATAATGTTGCCGAATTGAGCGCAATATTAGAAGCGTGTGAAATTATTAAAGACGATCTTGAAAATAAGAAAATCATTACCATAGTATCTGATTCCAATTATTCCATTTTATGTGCTACTAGTTATGGGAAAAAAAACGCATTACTAAATTGGAAAAAAGATATTCCAAACAAGGAATTGGTGAAAATATTGTTTGAATTTGTTTCTACTTACACAAACTTATATTTTCAATATATTCAGGCTCATACAACTAACGACGATGTTCATTCCGTTGGAAATCGTCACGCCGATTTATTAGCTACATCTCCTTTACATTGACTTTCCTTTACTAATAAAATTCGATTAAGTGTACGTAGTTCTTTTGATATGTCATGAATATGATTTATATCATCATCACAATCGCAATATTGTTTAATTTCATAAGATAATGAAAATAAAAGATTATCAATTTCACATTTTAATGTATTTATTCGATTCTGTATTTTTTCACATTGAATACATGTTGATTTAGTAATAATTATATCTTCGCAAATACAATCTGTAAAATATGTGAGATGACCACCTGATGTGGTCGCATATCTAAATTTTTCAATACAATTTTGACATTCTATTGAAACCTCACTCATTGTTTCCATATAGTTACATTCATGTTCGTAATTCATATTTATTGATAGTATTAATATTTTTTAATATTATCAGTTTTATTTTTTGTAATACAATCAATTTTATTTTTTATATACCGGAATATATTTAATTCTGGTAGAATTAATCAATTTCTTCAATTTTCGGTTCATCCATTTCAGGTTCTTGTGACTCTGGTTCATCACTTTGCGGAACATCTGGTTGTTGATCCGGTTGAGACATTTTTGTCATAATCGGGGTGAAAATATTTTCCAATTCTTTCTGTTTTTGTTCATAATCCTCTTTTGATGCTTCGTTGTTCGAATCATACCATTCTTGAACTTCATTTACTTTAGTCTGTATTAGTTCCTTATCTTCTGACGACCACTTGTCTTTCAAGTTCTCATCATTCAATGATTGTTTCACAGAAAACATATAACCATCTAATGCGTTGCGTTGTTCTATACGTTCACGTTGTTTCGAATCTTCGTCTTTGAACTTCTCGGCCTCATTTACCATTTTTTCAATATCCTCGGCACTCAAACGACCTTTTTCATTATTTACCGTAATTTTCTCTGCCTTACCACTTGATTTTTCAACGGCATTTACATTCAAAATACCATTTGCGTCTACATCATATGTAATTTCAATTTGTGGCATACCTCGAGGCATCGGTGGAATACCGTTTAATTGAAATTCTCCTAATTTGTTATTGTCTTTGGTAAATTGGCGCTCTCCTTCAAATACCTGAACTGTACATCCCGGTTGATTATCCGCATATGTGCTGAACACTTGTGATTTCTTTGTAGGAATAGTACTATTTCGTGGAATCAAATTGGTCATAATTCCACCAGCAGTTTCTAGACCCAATGATAGTGGCAGCACATCTAGTAGAAGTAAATCTTGTACCTTTTCATCTTTTACACCTGTCAAAATTGCTCCTTGAACAGCAGCACCATACGCAACTGCTTCGTCAGGATTAATACTTTTACATAGTTCCTTTCCATTGAAAAATTCACTTAATTGTGTCTGAATTTTAGGAATACGGGTTGACCCACCAACTAATACGATCTCGTGGATCATACTTTTACTCATTTTTGCGTCGGTCATTACTTTCTCCACTGGATCGAATGTATTTCTGAACAAATCACTACATATATCCTCAAATCGCGCGCGCGTAATCGCACCACTATAATCTATACCCTCATAAAGAGAATCAATTTCAATAGATGCGGAGGTGGAAGATGACAATGTCTTTTTTGCGTTTTCACAAGCAGTTTGAAGGCGACGCATTGATTTCTTATTACCGGTAATATCTTGTTTATGTTTGCGTTGAAAATCTTGAACAAAAAAATCCATTAATCGATGATCAAAATCCTCTCCACCCAAATGTGTATCTCCGGCAGTTGATTTCACCTCAAATATTCCATCTTCGATCGTCATAATTGTTACATCAAATGTGCCACCACCCAAATCATAAATCAAAATATTCTTTTCTCCTTGACCCTTTTTATCCAAACCATACGCAATCGCAGCAGCAGTTGGTTCATTGATAATACGCAATACATTTAATCCAGCAATTAAACCGGCATCTTTTGTTGCCTGACGTTGTGAGTCATTGAAATATGCGGGCACTGTAATCACGGCATCTTTCACTTCGCTGCCAATAAAACTTTCGGCAATTTCCTTCATTTTCACCAATACCATAGATGAAATCTCTTCTGGTTGAAATATACGTTCTTCTCCTTTATACATGACCTTGATTTCAGGTTTTCCATCTTTATTTCTAACGACGTCGTAATGAAGACGTTTTATGTCAGATTGAACAGTACTATCTGAAAAGTTTCGACCAATCAAACGTTTCGCATCAAATACGGTATTTGTTGGATTCTGTGAACCTTGTGATTTTGCCGCATCTCCAACAAGACGTTCGTTATTATTGAAAGCTACATATGAAGGTGTTGTACGATTTCCTTGGTCATTCGCAATAATTTCCACATTATTATTTTGCCAAACACCAACACAACTATAAGTTGTTCCCAAATCAATGCCGATACAAGTGCTCATTATACAATTTAATATCGAATCGTCTTTAACTTTATTTATTATATATTTTATGTGTATTATTTATAAACATGACGCATAAAATAGATCTTCGTAGTGATACTGTAACAAAACCTAGTGAAGAAATGTATAATGCCATGTTTTCTGCTGACATAGGAGATGATGTTTACGAAGAAGACATGAGTGTTAAACAATTACAAACAACATTGGTCGAATATTTTGGTAAAGAATCTGCTCTATTTTTTCCCACAGGAACGATGTGTAATTTATGTGCTCTATTATGTTGGAATGATAAACGTGGTTCTGAAATTATTGTTGGAGACCAAAGTCATATCTTTCTATTTGAGCAAGGAGGTGCGTCACAATTTGGTGGAATATGTATGCGCACTTTACCCAATAAGGAGGATGGAACCATGGACATCGCAAAAATTGAAAAAGCAATTCGCGATGATGATATTCATGAACCGTCTACATCATTGATTTGTATTGAGAATACACAAAATGCTTGCGGTGGGAAGGTTTTGAAAGAGTCTTTTTTAAAAGAACTTCGCATTTTATCTAAACAACATGATATTCCTATTCATTTAGACGGTGCGCGAATTTGGAACGCATTACAAGAAAGTACTATTTCTCCTCTTGAAATAGGATCTTATGTTGATTCCATGAGTGTATGTTTATCAAAAGGATTGGGTGCTCCTGTCGGTTCTGTTTTAATAGGATCAAATGATTTTATTAAAAAGGCGAACCGTATGCGTAAGGCACTCGGTGGAGGTATGCGGCAAAGTGGTATATTAGCAAATGCTGGATTAATCGGATTTCGAGATTTCCAAAACGGATTGCTCAAAAATGATCATTTATATACCAAACTTATTGCTCATGAACTTGCGAAAATACCTGGATTTATTCCTCAAGAAAAAGTGGAAACAAATATATTGTTTGTGGTTATTGATCATCCTAGTCACAACGAAAAAACAGTAGTCGATTTTTTCAAAGAACATAGTATTTTAATATCAGGTTGGGATACAAATTTAATTCGTATTGTTTTACATCGTAATATTACAAAGGAGGATATAGAATATGTTTTGGGAACGTTTCAATTATTAATTATTTAACTCCATCTACATTTTACAGTACGTTCTCCATGAGTTTTTTCCGCAATTTTTTGTAGATCGTTCATAATGAACGAACGAATAATAAAACGATCATTTCCATCAAATTTTGGTTGATATACTGACCGTCCATGGACTACTTTGTGATTGTCTAATAATAAAATTTCACCAGGCTGTAAAATATACGCATTGCGACATTTGTAATAAATATCTACTATTTCATCAATCATTTTTGAAGAATTTTTCGTTTGACCTATTAATAAATCTTGATCAAAAACTAAATCATAATGGTTTCCGTGTTTTTTTAAAATTGATAATGGTCCACGAGCAACAAAGTCACACCCATTTAAAGCAAATGACATATCTACGCCAATTTTCCATTTCTCTTTTTCCAAATAATGTATTTCTTTTTTGGTCAGTTGTTCTAAAATTTGGTTTACATGTAAAAAAAATGTATAAGCATGTTTATCACCTTTTATACACGCCAAACTTAAATAATCCGGTCTATAATCAGAAAACGCTTGTTCAGTATGTAATTCTAATTCCACAGTTGAACCTAAACTGGTTTGCGTTTTTCTCAATTCTTTATTTGGGACCATATCTTGAAATAAATATCCATCTCCTTCTGCCTCATAACTTACCATATGTCCCATATATTCATTAAATAATGCTTGGATGCGCGCCAAAATAGTGGTTTCTCCAAAATGTTGCGTATTGTCTTTTGGAGTTATTACAAAAGTGTCGTTTGGTAAATTACGAATAAGTAATGCTCCGTATTCATGACCGCATTTTTTAAATTTTTCCAATTCGCCTTTTATACGTGATGGTAGTCGCATTGAAATATATTTAGCATGTGAAATAAATTCCTCCACTTTATTAGATGGCGAAATATTTTTAAAACTATTGGCTAATATTGTCAATCTCTCTTTTTCATCTTCTCGTATCTCCAAAATATTCATTTTATACATTTATTGATTATAAATATAAACGCAAAAATTTTGTATGTATAAAATGAAAGTCGTTAGTTTCGATGTAGGAATAAAGAACATGGCATATTGTGTTTTAACAATGGAACATAATCAATTTCAAGTCCAAGACTGGGGAATATTGAATTTAATGAATGAAACTCCGAAATTGCCATGTTGTGATTTCGATATTAAAGGGAAAACTCCTAAAAAATGCGGAAAAAAAGCAAAATATACCAAAACTACTCGTTATTTCTGCGAAACTCACGCAAAAATGGCATGTAAACAATTTTCTTGGACTTTACCTAATCCGATTTTCAAAAATTCAGTTCTTCAAAAAAAATCGAAAGAAGATTTAGAATTATTAATCAAAGAACATAACTTGTTTTTAGAAATTCCTAAAACAAAAAAGGGTATGATTAACCGAATTTTAATCAAAGTCCAAGAAATTATGCTAGAACCCATTGTAAAAAAGAAGAAAAAGACAGCAAATGATATTGATTTAATATCCATTGGTAGAAATTTAAAGGAACAATTGAATGAAAAATCATGGGTCCAAGAAGTCACACATGTAATTATAGAAAATCAAATATCCACGATTGCTACACGTATGAAAACACTTCAAGGCATGTTGTCACAATATTTTATTATGCAAGATACTATTCCGCATATTGAATATGTTTCATCATCGAATAAATTGAAGGATTTAATTATTAATACTGTCCAAGAAAATAGTTATAAAAAACACAAGAAAGATGGAATTTATATATGTGAAAAGTTTCTCCAAGAAAATATTCAACTAACTTCTTGGACACCCTTATTTGAAACAAAAAAGAAGGATGATTTAGCGGACGCATTTTTACAAGGAATTTGGTATATGAAACACCGAAATATAATTAGTTATGCGGAGAACTTAAATATTAATTGTGTAACTTTATCATAATTAAACAATGGAAGTCATTGACATTGGATTAAGTGATTTAGAACCCGTTTCTTTCAATCTTCAGGAAGATAAATCAATGGAACCACCTTCTGTGAATTTTGGTCCCGGTCTTGAACTATTGATGAATGATAAAAAAATAAATTCTTCCTCTTCTACCAAAGTAGATGTTTCAGACTTAGATAATTTAGAAAGTGAACTTAATGATTTATCTAAAAATGTTGAATTTGGAGAACCAGTCAATGTACAAGAATCTAGTTTAGGCAGTTTAGGAAATTTATTTAATTTTTCGAAATCAAGTGAACCGCCAAAAGAAAAAGAGGAAATTAAAAAGTTACATGAAACATCATCTGGAATTGGTTCAGCTACAGTTGACAGCATTGGTCATACTAAAACATGGGATGGTTTTACCAAAACAAATGAGGTCCCAAACCAATCATCTAGTAGTAAAATGAGCGATCGTGAAAAACGCAGAAAGAAACGTGCAATGATTAAGAAACTAGAAGAATGGCACGACAAGGGTTTTATTAAACACAGTTCCCGTTTTACATTAGACTCAGATTATGATGAAATTGAAGATGAATATGAAACCGCAATGGACGATAAACGTAAAAAAGACAGTATTAAACTTCAAGGTTGGTGGTTTACTACATTAATCAATTCAATTGAGTATGGAAACGCAGTATTTGATCCATTTGGAATAAATCTAGATGGTTGGGGTGAACAAATTAACGAAGACATCGATAGTTACGAAGAAATCTTTTCTGAATTACATGACAAATACAAAGGTGGGAAAATGGCACCCGAAGTCTCACTATTGCTGCGTGTTGCTTTCAGTGGCGCAGTATTAAACATTACCAACAAGGCACTTTCTACATCTACTCCCGGGTTCAATGATATTATTAAACAAAGTCCTGAATTAATGAAAATGTTCTCTGCGGCTACAGCTCAAACCATGGGACAACAAAATCCCGGTTTTGAATTTGTAAATAGTGTATTACATCCAGATGAAAAGGTAAATACTTCATTTGGTCCTCCACCTGAACCAGTGAAAACACAAGAGCAGGCACCTCCACCTCGCCCTTCTATGCAATTCACAAATCAACAACCAAATAGACCCGATATTTCTATGGGACGTGGAACAATGTTCCGCGAGGAAGGTGTAGATATTAATCAACAATATAGTAATCCAAATGAAGGATCAAAACGTCCTGAAATGCGCGGTCCACAAAACGTTGATCTAGACAATCTTCTATCCGGATTAAAATCTACTCGTGATGTAAATCCACAAACGCGTAATGATGAAAATGAGTCTATGGTAAGCATTTCTTCACTCCGTGACAATCAAAACACAAATATGCCTAAATCGACAAAACGCAAACAGCGTTCAGACAAGAATATTGTTTCAATCGATATTTAAGGTTTAAATTGTTGAATAATTGAATTTTGCGTATAATTCAATTATTTAGAATTTTAGAAAAAACATACTGAGTAAGAATTATCCTATTTTTCACTCGTAAATGTTCCTCGATTAGTCCAACTTTTTACTTCTTCGGCAACCTCTTCATCTTCTTTAATTTCTTCCTGTTGATGACATCCAATTTTTGACATGTCTTCTTTCATAGTAACTAATAAATCAGTAGACGATGTAATATACAAACTGGGAAAAAAAGCATGAACAACTGCTTTCATGGAACCGACCGCAAAATAACGCGCCAATTTCAATGAAAACATACAATGATCTAAATATGACATACATACCGATTGTGGGTGCTGAAACTTAGAATACACGTGCGAATTTTTAAATACTGGCAATAAACATGTAGTATTTAATGCCATAATATAAACTACTTTGATACTATTTCTTTTACAAATTTATCTATTTTGCATTTTATTCATGTAAGTTTCTACGCGTTTGTCATAAGTAATCATCGGTTTTGGATATTTTACATCGTTTTTTTTGTAATATTTATCCCATTTATGAATATGTTTTGGTAAAACATCTTTTAATTCGGGAATCCATTTTTTCACATATTTCGAATCTGTATCGTTTTTTTCAGATTGTGCCCACGGACTCAAAATTCTGAACCATGGCATCGCATATAACCCGCCACCAATGACTGCTTGCCAATTACCAGAATTTGATGATGTATCATAATCAACCAATGTTTGGGCAAAATATTTTTCTCCTTCTCTCCAATCAATGTTGAGAATCTTTGTTAAGAAAGACGCAACAATCATACGTGCACGATTATGCATATAACCCGTTTCATTCATTTGACGCATTCCTGCGTCCACCAATGGAAATCCCGTTTCTCCTTTTTTCCATTTATTCAACCAAGTTTCATTTTTTGTCCAGTTTTTATCCATGTCTTTAATATGTAATTTCCCCAATGATTCAGGATATGCGTTTAATAAATCCATGTAAAAGTCGCGCCATATAAGTTGACGAATAAATTCACTATGTTTTCCATATTTAACACTGAATTTGGTCGTTACTTCGCGAATTGATACGCATCCAAATTTAATATATGCCGACAAAATAGATGTTTCTTTTGACATATCATCTCGATTATCCTTATAATCTTTGGTACTTATTAATGCGTTTCTCAATTGAATAAGTCCTAATTTCCGCCCACCGTGAACTACGAGTTGTTCATTTTGGGTTTCTACATATTTATTCATTGCTTTTTCTAAAGTCATAGTCTTTTCAAGTAATTTGGTTGTTTTTGCCAAGTTGTTTACATCAACTCTAGATGGTCTTTTAAAATCTCCTTCTATGATTGATTTTTCATAATATGGTGTAAACTTTTGATATGCTTTATTTGAACCTGATAAAATCGTACCGGGATCATTGATATAATAATCATGAAACATTTCACAATCGACTACTTCTTTTTTACACATTTTTTCTATTTTTACAATCCGTTCTTTTGCGTAAGGGGTATAATCTTCATTAAATCCAAGAATTTCTATATTCAAATCGTTAATTAAGTTCGATAAACAAGATATGGTTGATCCGTGACAAACAATTAATTTTCCTCCTGCTTTTGTAATTTCCTTTTCTAAATCAACCAAACTTTCAATCATAAACTGAATCGCATTTGTTGATTTATATGAATTTCGAGTTACTTGTTCGGTTGTGAAAATAAAACAAGTATATAACTTGTCGCATTTTTTAGACATTTGAATAAGTCCATTATTATCCACAATTCGGAAATCCCTATGAAATACAAATAACCCGTTTGTCATATTTTATATAATAACACCATGTTTTATTAAGTCATTTTCAATTTTATGAATTCAATATAAATATTTTCGTTAAATAAGTACAAAGAGTCTAAAGAAAAAATTGATTATTAGTATAAATAAAACGAATATACAAACAAACAATGAATTATAGCGAATTATCATATAGTTTAACAAAACAACTTGAAAAAGATGACAAGAAACAACAAGGTATTTATTTTACACCCCAAAAAACGATTTGTCATATATTAGATATTTTATCACCACATATGAGTTCAATCGAAAATATATTGGAACCATCTTGTGGATCGTGCGAATTTATTAACGCAATTCAAAGGGATTATCCAAATAAGAAAATATTAGGAATCGAACAAAACAATGATATTTATAAATCGATTAAACCTTATTCGAATGAACAGGTTACATTATTACACGGAGATTTCTTAAAATATACATCAAACACAGAGTTTGATTTAATTATTGGTAATCCACCCTATTTTGTCTTAGGTAAACAAGACGTCGATGAACAATATTTATCCTATTTCGATGGAAGACCCAATATATTTATTTTATTCATTATTCATAGTTTATCCTTCTTAAAATACAATGGTATTTTATGTTTTGTCCTGCCAAAATGTTTTGTGAATTCGTTTTATTATGACAAAACACGTAAATATATTGCTAAATATTTCCAAATACTTAATTTGATAGATTGTAATGACAATTATATCGAAACAAAACAAGAAACTGTTGTATTAATTGTTCGGAAATGTCCACCCGAAAAAATATCTAAATATATGTTTGAAATTAAAAACCAAACAGTGTTTGGTACAGCAATCAATATTGAAAAATTTTCACAATTACTTCAAAACTCGACTACATTAAAAGAACTCGGATTTCGCGTTTCTATAGGAAATGTTGTATGGAATCAAGTGAAATCACTTTTAACAGACGATGAAACAAAAACGCGTTTAATTTATAGTAGTAATATTGAGAATAAACAATTCGTTTCAAAAAAATACGCGAATGATGCTAAAAAAAACTTTATTGATAAACCAGGCGTTCGAGGTCCAATGCTTGTTATAAATAGAGGATATGGAACGGGTACATATAATTTCGAATATTGTTTATTAAATCCAAATTTTGATTATTTGATAGAAAATCATCTTATGTGTATTCATTATGAAAAAGACCACCGACCCAAAGAACTCATCGAATTATATCAAAAAATCATTCGATCTTTCGAAAATCCTAAGACGCAAGATTTTGTACAGCATTATTTTGGAAATAGTGCTATTAACAGTACGGAACTCAACACTATTTTACCTATTTATTTTGATAATTAGGATATTTGAAAAGCAGGAAACGCGACTCCATTTCCATTTTTCCAACGAAGTAGCACATACATTTGTTTACCCGACTTTGTTTCACAAATAAATCGATTTTTGTTTTTTGGATCAACAATATAGGATTGAATAGAATAGTCGTCCATATTGGGTATTTGATAATGGAATTTATTCTTCGAATACATCATATAATGTTTGTTTTTCTGTGATTCCAATAAATATGTGCTCAATAATCGAGTATCCAATTCAACGTTCGACATGAACATTTCAATTGATTTCTTGGACTCACTTTTACATATTTCATGAAAATCATTTGACATTTTGTAAAGACTCTTGTAAGGTTTCATACACAATGGGTCATTGCTATGAATCTCCTTCATATAAGTGATTTTGTCAGGAATAGACAAATTTTGTGACTTCGCGATAATAGGCAAATGATGGTCATAAAAGTAATCTTCGTAACTCTTCGACATATATTGTGACGGTTTCATTGGCGAATTATATTGGGGAGTATCATCGATTTTTTCGGCGTTAAACTTCAATTCGACTTTATATGGAATATCATTCATAATAAATTCAAAGTCATAGTTGTATCTTCGACCTGCTTTTGAAATACATGAAATTCTTTGAATGGGGACTGGATGTAATATTTTGATATAATCTTGGACACAATGATAAAGTGTTTTCCATCTTCTTGAATATTTATAATAAGTTTCGGGAATAGAATTATTTACAATTGCGTCAACAATAGATTCGCGCAGTTTGTTTTGTGAATCATTATCTGCTTTCGATGAGAGATCAAAACTATTGATAGAATGATACGACAATTCACTTTTATTATTTTGGAATACAGGCAGGTTACGTAACTTATAGGACAATGATGAAAACGACTTCTGTATAATATATACATATTTACAACGACATAATTCCTGATTATAGAGTTTTGCTTTACAACAACTTAATACTAGTTTTGGCATATTATTTTTTAGTGTATACTAAAACATGAAAAAACATTCAATTTTATTTCAAAATATATAAAAACAACGCCTCCTATTATTGAATAGAATGAAAATGAAATATAATTCTACTTTTCCATATATTCAAAATATATTATATACTACCGTTACAGTATTACTGGATTACTATAGTAGCACGCTTGTATTACTAGAAGATAAGTATACATATTCTTACAACAAATATAGTTGGTTTAAATTTGGTATTGACCGAATATTTCGTTATAAACGAGATTTTATTAATTATGTATATGATATTAAAGTATATCCCGACCATGATTGGCATAATATAATAAATATCATTGATTTGTCCGAAAAGTTCGAATATCATGAACATTACAGTAAAATTGAGAAGGTAAATAATGAACAGAGTTTTATGAAACAAATGCGTGGTTTTTATAGTTCATTATATGATAATAAAAATAAAAATAGTGTTTGTTTAATATCGAAGTTCAATAACATGTATTGTGTGCAACATACTCCGGTATATTTGAAAAATAATGATATTTTCGAAAAATCGGAAATATCTATTTTGAGTGTTACATATAGTCATCCGTCTATGGAAGAAAAGATTGATATTTCTTTGCCCGATACTATTTTATATTGTCACAACCAATTATTTAATTTTGCGTTTGTATATCATTGTTTACAATACCAAGACAAACCTTATGTATTCGATAAACAATACAGGATCGAAATTATGGATTCTAATGTAGACATAAAAATAATTGTATATGATCAATATTTACACGTATATAAAGAGGAATTGAAAGTCCAGTCTTTAGTGCCGTTAGATAAGGAAGTACAATAATGTATTTAAAAATAAAGATTTAAAGATAAATCATGTAAGTAATATATCATACATTATGCAAAAGATTGAGCAAGAAGAAATGAAAGAAGAACATATGTTAAATGATAATTGGAATATGTATTATCATTTACCCGATGACAAAAATTGGGATTTAAAAAGCTATAAAAATATTAGTTCAATCAATTCATTGTCAACTTTGATCGCCATTAATGAAAAAATGCCTGAAAAAATTGTAAAACATTGTATGTTATTTATTATGCGTAAAAATATTACCCCTATGTGGGAAGATAAACAAAATCGCGGCGGCGGTTGTTTTTCATTTAAAGTAGTCAATAAATTTGTACATCCTGTATGGAAAAAATTGTTGTATATGTTGTGTGGTGAAACATTATGTAAAAAAATGGAACATTCCGAATTGTTAAATGGTATTACTATAAGTCCCAAAAAGAATTTTTGTATTATTAAAGTATGGTTGAAGGATTGTTCTATTCAAGATCCTACGATATTAAGTGAAATCGAAAATTTATCCACGCAAGGATGTTTGTTTAAAAAACATGCTCCTGAATTCTAATTCATTTTTATTTCAAAACATGAATATAACCATAATATTCATGTTTATATTATTCTAATAAATCGATAATCCCACAAAATTGATTTTGAATTATCGTAAAATTCCATTTTTACATATTAAAAAAATGGAATATATCAAAAAATTACCAAGGGAACTAGTGTTCATTATATATGCTTTTATACCCATAGATATTCGATTGAAACTTATTACAGCCAAATATCCAGTTACTTTGCTTCATAGTTATAATTATTGCTTAGATGTTGATGATTGTATTAAATTATACACCCTTTATGTTCGAAATACTCTTTTATTACGAGTACCAAAAACCACTTATGATGATTTTAAATTTAAACGTAGTATATCCAAATTATTACCCAATATTCGATATAAACAAAATATAAATGACGTGAGAACCGTATCTGTGACTCATGAGATTGAGAAAAAAATAGTGGATATAGTTTCGTTAAAATATATACCACGACGGCGTGAGAGGGGGATCCCGAATAATTTAGAACATAAACAACGTGAATATTTAAATAATGCTGTAAATAGAACATATAATATGTTTACGACAATAGAGGGTGGATATAAAAAATTACAATATATATTGAAAAAAACCTTGTTATTTTATTTAATTGCGTTAATTCGAAAAGCAAAACCGGAATATGAAAAGGCGCGTTGTTTGCGCGATTATATACGTATTAAAAAACACATGAAAAGATATATGTTTAAAGAATTACGAAAAAAGTGGGTTCAATATAATAAACGCTCAAAAATACGCGAAAAGGAATATATCAAAAATCAAAGGGAATTGTTAAAACAACAGAAAAAAAGAGGAAAAAAAATACCGAAAAATATCGTCATTAATCGAAGAAAGAAGCGGAATTTGGTTCATGATTCTTCTTAGCAAAACAACACACCCCTACTAATGGAAGTAGCAATATAATATACAAACATGAAAGTATCATAATATAATAAACCATTTTATTATATTTTTTACAAAATTAACTAGGTGGTAATGGTGCCAAACATAATTTAATTTCACCCAATGATGCTACATCATATTTCACAATAAGAGGCAAATCATTTCCAAGAAACATTTCCAAATGACTACATAAAGGAGTACATTTGATAAAATGTGACAAACTTTTTAATGAAAATTCTCCTTGAATGATGACAGAAGCATCTGGTTTTTGGATGAATTCCATATAACCATCAGATTCAGAACGGAAAATTCGCGAGCTGGCAAAATTTCCTTCGCATGAGAAAATCAAATCATTTCCAACTGACTTTATTTCAATACGATCGGATATACCATTCATATCGCGAATAATTTTTTGGAAATCAGATGTCGGTAAATTAATCACCGTTGAATACTCAACGTCAGGAACCACTAATTCTTCTGAATCTGGTTCAATCAGACGTAACTTTTGACTATAACATTGTTTAATATCACCATTATCATATTGAAGTCCCAAATGAGATACAATACCATCATGATAATCATCGTTATCAATATACATAGAAAGAGTATCGTCGTTTGACATAGTTGAAATCACCTTAAATAAGTGCATTGTATTCGCACAAATGATAATTTTCTCCGGTTTACAATCATATAATTCGAACTTTTCCGAATGAAGAATTACATTCACCAAAATTGTATGTGTTTTATCAAAATTGATAATTTTCAACCCACTGCTTGTATAGGTAATAGTTGCGTCAGTTAGTACATCCTTAATTGCGGTAATCATGTTACGAATCGGTTGAATTTGTACAGTTTTTATAGTCATAACATTATTTGCCTCGTTCATAATGAAACCTTTTATATAAAAACAAACGCATTTGTTTTTATATTTTGTTTTTCCTAAATTAATAAATTTATTTAATTCTTTAATTGTTTAATATAATGTTTCCCCATATAACTCATTGTAATGAATATTTGAATCGAACCTAAAGTATGAAATCCTACATGGTAATACCTCCATTTTTTTGCGTATGGAGTGTAATATTCACATGATTTATAAAAACAATAACCTGTTCCATATAAATTCGGCAAACAAACCATCATTATGGTTTGTTCGGGGACATATAGAAATGTGTTATATACGAAATAGAAAAAGGTTATTTTAGAAAAATATAGATCTAGTTGTCGGCGCCAATCGTATAAAGGATTTCTCCAAAAGTTTGCGGATATTAACGATGTCGATAATAACAATAATGGTGAATAAATCATATTATAGTGAATATACGAATAAATTCCGGGAATAGTAAATAAAAAAGAGGATGCTGTTAATAATTTACTTGTATTCCAACTTGTAATTCGTTTCATTTATTTACTATCCATATTTTTATATTTCAAAATTTCTATTTTGGGAGAAATATTCGGAAGAATTCTGTAAGCGCCCACTTCCACTAAGTCGTCATACATTTCTTGATATTTGAGTGTTCCCTTTTCCATTTGATCAATTTCAATCAATTTTTTTAACCCTTTATCCACATACACGTTTTCCAATAAATGTTCCATAATAATCGGATTTTTCTTCATTTCTTCAATTAATGCTAAATTCAAACTATACGACTCTTTATTATTTGAATTCATGAATTTCATCAAAAATCCCATTGGAAGATTATGAAGAACACGTCTAAATACTTCGTTGTTTTCATTGGTCAATTTCTCAATCGTAATATCTCGTAAAACAGGACTTACATTATGATCACGTTCATATTGTTCAACGCAATGTGCTAAATACAAATTAGACATAATCGATGCCATGTCTGCCGACAATCCCTGTTCCTTTTTAATCGCGCCTCCTTTCAACGCAACGAAATTAGACAAACACGCAAAATAGATAGTCTGTTTCTCCAATACATTTTTGGAAAAGAAACTAGATTTCAAAGATTCAAAATACAATCCAACAGAATGTTTCACAATATTCCTAAACTTTTCGTTGAAATCGTCCAAATCATCCTTTTGAACTGCTTGTAATAAAGGGTAAATATGAGGATGACTTTTGTTCAATCCCTGACCAAATATGATCAAGTTCTTTGTTAAAGTGTTACTTCCTTCTACTGTAATACCAATAGGAACATTTTGATAAAATTTTGCCAGCAAATTGTTTTCACCCTTACATATTGCTGAACCAGCGTGAATGTCCATACCATCGTTCAAAACCTTACGTCCACGTTCCGTGGTTTGTTCTTTCATAATGGCGCTCAATACAGATGGTTTTTCACCTTGATCCAAAATTTTGTTTGTCACATATACACTAGACTGAATTGCCCAAGTATTATACATCATAGATGCCAACTTATTTTGAATTGCTTCCATTTGAATAATCGGCATTTTGAACTGTGTGCGATGTTTCGCATACAAAAACATAGACGCAGTTGCCAACTTTGAGGATGCGTTTGCTGTTGCTGGCAAACAAATACCACGACCTGCTGCTAAACATTCCATCAACATCTTCCAACCTTCGCCTATTTTCTCTTCTCCGCCAATGACTTCATCCAAATCAATGCGCATTGTACCTTCTAACATTCCATTTGGAAATCCAGTATCCAAAGGATTATGATAATAGTCTTGTTTTAAACCAGGATGTCCCTTTTCTAAAAGAGCAACAGTAACACCTGATTTTTTGGAATTCAAAAGTTGATCTGGATCTTCAACACGAAATGCCAACCCAATTAAATTCGAAACAGGCGCAAGCGTAATATAACGCTTTTCAATAGTGACCTCAATTTGTAGTTTGCCATTGTCACCGTTTATAATCTTTCCAGTGTCAATTTGTCCTGTAGCATCAGAACCATTGTTGGGTCCAGTTAAACCAAAACAAGGTATTTTGGACCCATTTGCTAATTGTGGTAAATATTTATTTTTTTGTTCGTCTGTGCCATAATGGAGTAATAATTCAGAAGGACCAAGAGAATTAGGAACCATGGTAATTACACCTAATGTTGGATTTGCTGAAGTAATATACGTTAGAATATTCGACATTTCTTCTACAGATGTTTTCTTTCCACCATATTGTTCAGGAATTAAAAACGAAAAAAACTTATTCGTTCCCATAAAATTAAACAGCGATTCATGGTCACTATTTGGGTAAATATGTTGACTAGGATATTTGACAATAAGTTCGTCTAATAGTTCTTTTTCGAACATTTGTTGTTTCATGGGTTGAAAATTTTGTTTTTTAACTTTTCCTTCAAATAAATCGCGATCAATAGAAGTAGTACCACATTGAAGAGCAATCATTTCAGTGTCACTGATTCTTGGAATCATTTTTTTGACGCGTTGAAAAAGGGTTTTACGTAAAGACAACATACCTTATTATCTAATAATCTAATAAGCTATTATTAAGTATTTTTACACAAATAATTAAAACAACCGAAATATTTTTTATTAAATGGAATATAATTCCAATTTTTATCGCAAACGGGGCAATTTTTATCATCTTTACACTTTGGACAGAAAATACTGTTACAATATTGACATTTTCGACATGAGTTATTTGTATAAATTGAATTACAACAATATGAACAATGGTACATTGTTGTTCTTTTTTTTATTGTCTTTATAGCTCCTCTTCTTTCCGATAATCGTTTATTTTCATCTTCCATATGGATATATATGTTTATTTGGATTTTATATATATATTACACATATAAAATAGAATTATTTGTAAATTATACAGTTTCCGACGTCATCATTTACAGTTTCGATTTTGCTTCTTACAAGTTTTACGTGCCAATTTTAATGCTTTGCTAGATGGTTTACATCCAGATTTTAAAACGTGATAATCGCTAATAGATGCGTTTCCTCCACTAATCGCGCTGGCTAAACGTGCTATACCCCAACTTTCACCCGTTTGATTTGGTCTTGAACCACTAGAAAAATAAGCGCCTCGTCCTTTATTTACTATTTTCTCCAAAGCACTACGTTTACATTTTGTTTTTCTTGCCAATTCTTTCGACGGGGTTATTTTGTCAATATTGTATAATTTTTCAGCGCGTTGTAAATGATTTGATTTGCGTGATTTGAATGTTTTCACTTTCGGACGTTCATAATATTTCCCTTTTTTATACATTTTACGTGATTTACGCAAGTATTTTTTCTGTTTTTTCGTATCTTTTCCCGATAAACCTTTCGGAATATATCTTTTTGGAACATTTAATAAGTCCATCTATATTATCAATAGAAAATAACTTTCTTTTTATCAGGAAATTCTTTTCCGATAGGATACATTGTCGTACCATGTTTTTGTGCTTCTGTAAAATCGTATTTATTATATAATTGCTTGGTTTCCTTATTTTGAACATATGTCTTTCCTTCATAAGTAAATTCACGATAATCTGCCTTCCTTTCTTGTACTTCTTTCACATCCTTTTCGTCAATATCTTTCTGTATTTCAGGATGAGTACTAAACGCATTAGTACGAACTTGTCCAAATGAATAACATGCCAGATTTTCGTCTTTATTTTCATATAGACTACAATCCATAGCACTTTCTTTTACCGCATTTAAAATTTGGGAATTAACCTGATCTTTTTGTAAAGCGCGTTCAAACAATTGTTGATCTGTTGTTACTACACCCACTGCGTTGTCTAATTGTCGCAAATAACGACCTAACATAGTAGTATCGTCGATTGTATCCGACATTTTATTGGACAAACGACTCACATCGCGTAATCGCAAATTTTTATGTTTATCAGATTCCTTAATTTCGTCAGGAATAACTGACATATATAAATAAACTTTCACCGTTCGTAATTCTTCGGGTAGATCTTGATGACTACATATACGACGTGCGCGTCCAATGACTTGTTGGGGACGCACCATATTCCAATATGGTTCTACTATATGTACAAAGCGTGTGTTCTTTAAGTTAATACCTTCGGCACCCGATGATGTAATCATGAGTAATTTAATTGCTTGTCCCATGTGGTTATTTTCTATATTTTCTTCTCTGAATTTGGAAACAATGGATGACGGTGATTGATCCCATTTGGAGTTATATACATTTAACAATATCTTCTTTTCTTCGTCACTTTCAGTACCTGTATGTAGCGCAAATTTAGGTTTTCCTTTGTCTTCTGGTTGTTCGACTACTTCCCAATCATTCGAACCGGATATTTTTTGAATTCGAAATTCAGCATAACCATTTGCTTGTAACGTCTCTTTTATTAACGCAATACCTTCTAATGTACGAAATTGACTATAAATCAAATGTAATCCTTTATTTTCCTCGTCTTGGATATTTTGTAATAAACGTAAAAATTTGGGGCTGTACATTTTTAATCCAGATGGACTAAATATTTCTTCTTTACGTGCTCGCAGTTCACCCAATACTTCCGAAATGCGTTTCATATTATCTTTTTTAGGTTCAGTGCGTTTTTGTACTTTTGGTTCTTCACCCTCTTCTTTTGGGGTTTCTATTTCATCTAGATTTTCTATATCATGCAAAACAATATTGTCCAAGATCTGTATTTTATCTTCGTCTTCATCTTCTTTTTCTTCCACATCTTCATCTTTTTCTTCAACATCTTCGTCTTTTTCTTCAACATCTTCGTCTTTTTCTTCATCTTCAACATCTTCGTCTTTTTCTTCATCTTCAACATCTTCGTCATCATCATCTCCCCCGCCTTTTAATTTTCGTTTTCTTGGATTTTCGTCTTGTTCTTTTTCTTCCACTTCATAACCAATTAATTCATCTTCATTTTTTCTTGGACGACCAGGAGGATCAGGGAACGCAAAATTACAACATTGCCTTGACGCAATACGATATGTTGATGGAGTACTAAACAATTCTTGTGCGTTCATATTCTGTTGTTTGGCGCGCTTTTTTCGACTTTGCTTTTCTTGTTTGCTCTCATCGTCACGGATTTTTTCGTAAATACCAAACTGATATTGACTCATTGGTACATGTTCAATATGATAAACAGGATCATGTTCGGATGGTATGAATCGGGGATATAATCCATCATTCGCACCTTTGAAATAAGAAGTCAGTCCAAGAATACGTTTTTGGAATACGTTTTTACTTTTCATTTCAGAAGAATCTAGTTCTACAAATTTCTCCAAGAAATCTTTGGAATTATCAGGAAGAGCATTATGGTTGGTAGACTTAATTTGAGCAATAGGTTTTGTATCTAACCCATGTTTTTGTAAGATTTTTACAACTACTTTCTTAAAATCAGTATCGTTTAAATTTCCACTATCGTCTAATTTCACGCCATTGTAACTTTCTAAAGAACCGCCTTGCTGTATGTCCATTTGTGCTTGTATAGTTTCAATTCGTGTTTCATCATCTTGAATTGTGGTTCCAATTGGATCTTTAATGACTACTAATCCATTTTCCTTTGCTAATATATTTTCATGTTCTTCCTTGATTTCTTTTTTACGTGTTGTCCTTTTTTTGGGTTTTTCCTTAGATTTCGTCTTTTTTTTACCACCATATCTTTTATTGGACTGTAATATTCGTTGTATTCTATGAATATTTACAAAACCAAATGGATTACGTGTAATCGTTAAATTTTCACCCGAATAATCAAGATAATCATATTGATTTAATCCTTCTTCATCAAACCATTGAATAATATCATTTTTGGTAAACGATTTCCCACCTTCTGTAATTCGAAGGGGGAAATTCCAGGTTTTAATGGTTCCGCGCAAAATATTGAACATAATACCAATTTCATTCGGATAATTAATAATGGGTGTTCCTGATAATAAGACTATTTTTGCGTTTGTTGCGTTCATTAAATGTTTATATAAAATAAATGACATTGCGTCTTGTTTGTTCATTTTATTCACAATCATACTTACAAAGTTATGTGCTTCATCAATAATAACGACACTATTATCAAAAGGATTGATTTTCTTATTCATAGTTGTTTTTTCGTCGTTAATCTGAAATTTTTCATTATAGTTATTTTCAGTTAATCCGTTATAATTGACATCAATATATTTTGAACGGATCATCTCATCAATTTGTTCCGTCAATACTTTTCGATCTTCATCATTTAAATCGTGATAATTGGATTTCTTGGACACATTGACCATCCAAGCCCCCTTTCTTTTTTCAATAGAAGAGCGTGGCAAAGAAAGAACATTAGACAATAAGGAAATATAATCGGGTTTTCCTTCAATGGAAATGAATTCCCAATATTGGTCCAAACGATAAATTGGATCGCCACATACCTTCATTTGATCCATGAAATTTGCCTTCAAAGATGCGAGGGTTAATACGAAAATTTTCTTTTGAGATTTCATTCCTTCGGCAATAGAAATTGATGTACATGTTTTACCTGAACCAAGACCGTGGTATAATAGTAGACCACGATAAGGTGTATATAAATTCAAATAATCGCTTACTACGCGTTGATGAATCATTAAATTAAATTCTCCTTGTTTTGTATCTTTTGCCTTTGTATCACATGTTTCAATCGTTGCTTGATCTTGTATTTCTTGCTTGTATTTATTGAATAATGATGATAAATGACTAATAAACTTTTTGCGATTATTCATATAATAACTAGATGCTCGCATGCGAAAATCATCGTATTTTGGCAATCGTTTACTTAAAGAACTTCCTTCCAAAATCTGGGTTCCATCAAATTGTTCTAGTGCTATATCCTTTGGTTTCTTTGGTTTTCGTTTAATTACAATGCGTTCTTTTGTTGGTTTTAATACAGGTTTTTCTTGTTCATCCTCTTCTTTTTCTTCATCCTCTTCTTTTTCTTCATCCTCTTCTTTTTCTTCATCCTCTTCTTTTTCTTCATCCTCTTCATCTTCTTCTTTTTCTTGGACACTTTCGTCGGGAATAGGTTGTTCTAATTCCACGCTTATATCGTCAATTGGTTCTTCAACATCCCTTGAATCAGGCATTTGCGATGGTTTTAACTGTTTTTTCACAGGAAAAACGTTTTGTTTTCGCAATGATTCCATAAATTTATTGTAATCAAATCCTTCTTTTGACCTATTATCTCGTATTTTACATATTACTTTAGGATTGTCTTCTTGGACTTCTTCTGTCAATTCATCATCATTAGGATCTTTATCTTCGGATTCATCAGATGATTCATTATCGATTTCATCAATCTCTTTCTTATGTTGTCCAAGAAAAATAGAGGCACCATTTTTATATTGAACATTTGGAACCGGTTTTTCTTTTAATTTGGCTAAATAAATATTCATTTGTATATTGATTGTATTATATTATACAATCACAATTTTATTTCTAACTTGACTTAGTATTCCGTTCTAGAAAAGTTTTATCTGGATTTTTATACATATAAATTAACACACTCAACACCTTGTATAATTTTTCCATTTGTCCTTGATCTTTGGTTACAAGGAGTTTACCATATTCAACGGTGATCATCTTTGTAAAATCATTTCCGGCTTTATAATAGTCTGTCAGTTCATCATTATACCAATATCCCATTTTTTTTTCCTTTTCCGGAATTGCGTGGCGCCAAAGAAATAACTTGGCAGCATCCTTATCATACAATTTATACAATTCGGCAAGTAACATTACCGAAACACCGTTACAGTCACAAATGATATGAATAATATCATTTATATCACATTGATACATCCATTCGTGAACCATAACATCTACGTGTAAATAACTATATATTTTACGATGTAGTTCAATTGGTAGTCCACGCAAACCGTAACTGTGGCGATCTTGTGCGTAATATTTTTCCAGTGCGTAATATCTTTCCATATTTTGATTTATTTTGTTACTTACCATAAAAAACAAAATAAACTATTCAATTTTATAGACAATTAGACAAGCAAAATATCCCACTCATTTAAGTAATATTTATACGAAAGACTGTAGTGATCGAAGTGCTTCTTCACAGGCAATTTGTTCTGCTTTCTTTTTAATTTTATGAACACCTTTGCCTAAATTTACGAAAATTTTACTATGTTCACACATAGATTGATGAATCTGTTGAAATCCTTGAAAACTACTAATGGCAGTTGCGTTATTTACATGAACCGAGTGGATTGGTTGTCCCAAACATAAATATACGCCCATATGATACCCGGTTTCAGTATTGTGTTCTTCCACTTCCAAATAATCGGGAGTTATCTTAAACTCCTTTTGAATACGCACTTGTAGAATATTCTTGTAATTGTCATCATTACGAATCAAATTAATCCAATCCACATGTTTTTCAAATACATTTTCAATGAATATTTGTGCCATTTGAAATCCGGGTCCCGTAATAAATACATTGGAAAACCATCCGTGCTCATCGTTCACGTTAATTTTATTAAAATCGAGAAATATAGCACCTAAGAATGCCTCAAATAAACAACCCAACTTTTTTAGATTCGTTCGAGTTTGCTTCTGCTCGGCATTTTTGGAAATAACCAACCATTCATGGAGCCCCATTTCATATGCCATGCGACCAATAGATTCGTTCTTTACAAGAGCAATTTTCTTTTCGGTCATAAATCCCTCATTCTCTTTTGGAAAACGATTATAAAGAACATATTTTGTCACACATTCCAATATACCATCTCCAATAAATTCCAAACGTTCATTCGATTTTGAATTCAATGGCAAACAACCATGAGGTTTAGGAACAATGATCACGTTATTTTGTTTATTTTCTAATTGCGTACGCTTCAAATGGGATTTGTTAATAAACGCACGTTTATAGAGTTCTGCGTTATGTATAGGAGCATCAATACCATATTTTTTTAAAATGGATTGAATACTTTCCGTGGATATAGGTTTGTTTAGGGGATTATATGGATCAAATACAAAGACATCTTGTCCAAATTCATTCTTTTCTATACGGATGTCTTCGTCGTTAATGCGCACATTTTCTTCGTTCGATTTCATGTTATTCATTAAATAAAATGATGTCAATAATATTTTTATAAATTCATATCTATACCATTTTAGAATAAATTTTATGCTTATCCATTTTTTTTTATTTATATATAGTATAAATGGTTCTCAGTACACGCACATTTAGAGGTTCTGTCCAATCTAGAAATATTACTTTCCCTGGTCAATTTAACAACCAAGGTGGTGGAAACAAGAAAGCAGGTCTTCCGGGATCAGTTGGTCGCGACTATCACTTCCCTATTGCCCTACGTGTAGCCGGAACACGTAACACTCTATATGATGTGACCAACCCTACTACTGGTCAAGTTGTACGTGGTCTTCGTTTCACATTCCACCCTCATCGCGCCCAGCGCCCTATCTGGAGTACCAAGACCCCCAACTCTTACTTCTCCATCCCCGGACAAGGTCAGAAAGGAAGCAGTCCTCCTTTCTAAGTAAATTTAATTGTTATGAAAACAATATAATTAAAATAATGTAGTGTAATACATCATTTTATGAAAATTATCTTGGACGATCGTGAGCAACAATTATATCATCTAGTAAACGAAAAAAACGATTCTCTTGATTTAAAATTAACTATAGAAAAAAAAACATTGCCATTGGGCGACATTGTTTTCGTAGACGATAATGAAAAAGAAATTGTTATAGTTGAACGCAAATCATTGAGTGATTTAGTGGCGAGCATAAAAGATGGTCGATATGAAGAACAGTCATATCGTTTAATACATTCGTCTGGATTATATCGTCATCACATTATTTATTTAATTGAAGGTGGAATGTCACAAATATTGAATCCTATTGAAAAAAAAATGATTTATTCGTCCATGCTTACTTTACAACTTTATAAAGGATTTAGCATAATGAAGACTACATCTATGATTGAAACTGCTGAATGGATTATATATAGTGCGAATAAATTAAGTTCAATGGTAAAAAAAGGACACGAACTATGGAGTCCCGAAAGTGCGATTATAGAACAAGTCCCGTCGAATTATTGTTCAGTTGTGAAAAAAACGAAAAAGGACAATGTTACACCCGAAAACATTGGAGAAATTATTTTATGTCAAATACCCGGGATTAGTTCCGTTTCCGCGATTACGATTATGAAAGAATTCAAAACCATTTCGAATTTGATAGATAAAGTAAAAGAGGATCCATTCTGTTTAAATGGGATTATATGTGAAACAAAAGGAAAACAGAGGAAATTAGGTAAAAATGTTATTCAAAACATTGTTGCCTATTTGACTTAAACATGTTATATTTGGTACAGGGCGAGATTGAACGCACTTTTGTATAAGTTTACCCTAAAAATGTATCCCCCCAACCAAATAGAATCCAAAATACATAAATTACTAAAAAGGTGAGTATAAATGTTGTGGTAAAATGAACAAGCAATTTAATATATTTGTGATGATGCGTTTTAAAATCGTTTTTATCTATATATTCGTCAATATGATCATTAACAACCAATACAACCGCAAAAATTACCGCACTATATAAGGCATTAAAGAAAAAAGCACTTGAATGATGTTTATGATTTAGTGTAAATATTGGCAGTTTCATATTTATATTATATAATACGTTTTTATTTTTCAGTTTGAGTATAATTATTCTTGTAATACAGTTGGAACTGTAGGTGGTTGAACAGTATTTCCTTCATATCGTCCAGAAGCAACCTTTTCAGCAGTAAACATTGCGCCACCCCAATTGGGGTCCATTGGATTATTACTTAATCCGTCCTTATTTTCAGTTTGAGTAGAATTATGAATTTGATCTAGAACTGTATATTTACCAACATACTGACTCGTCGGATCGAATCCATAATAACCTTGATTATATTGTTTATTATCACGATTGGCGTCATCATATTCGACTAAAGGGGTATGGTTCGATATTGTGGTTTGTTCGAGTTGATCTACCGACACACCATAGTTTCCTAAACTTATCCCATTATTTGTAGGTGGTTTGTTAAATGCTTGAGGTCCCATGGGAGGACTAAATTTAGGAGTAACATTCGTATTGTTTACGAAATAGTCCTGAACAGAACCTAATAACAATGGATCCACATTACCATTACCATATCCGCCTGTTTCACGCATTTTATATACATTTTCACCTTGTGCGTTACTTTCTTCTTGTAAAAACAATACGGGACAATTTTGATTGTATAATTTACGCTGTGTTTCAATGTAATCTTTATATTGGTCCAAACTTTCAAAAAATATAGGATTTTCACCAACTTCTTCGGGCATATTTTTGTTAAACAACATATATTTCCCTCCGCGTTTTATCAATAGTGTCGGACATAAATCACTCGATTCGTTAGTTGTTAGTTCATCTTCGTCCGATGCGGGGGAATTTTGATCATTGTTTGGAGAAATATCGATATTTGATACAGGAACTAGCAATTTGTTTGTTGATGGTGTTCGATTTTCTGATGAAATTCCAGGTGATGGCATACTCTGAGTAATTTCGCGTTCAACCATTTCTTTAGCTAAAGAAGGTGAATTTTGATCTAATCTCGTATTACCCATCCAAGCAATAAATACAAAACCTAAACTAAAAACAAAGACGAAAAATATAATCCACATATTTTCATTTAACCACGATGTTTTCATTCTATATATATATTTAAAATGATAGAAAAAAAGTTTGATATTATTTCTAAGTATAATGTAAATGGGCAATAAACAAACCCGAAACAAAAAGTGCGGGGGTAGAAAAACAAAACGATTTCGCAAAATACCAAAAAAAAAAGTAATTGTTGGTAAAATATATGCGGATTGGTGTGGACATTGTAAAACATTAAAACCCCAATGGGAGAATATGAAAAATATTATCAAAACCAACATGGGACGTTCTTTAAAGAATGTAGAATTTGAATTTTCTGAAATGGGTGATACGGAAGAAAATCAACTGAATAATATTAGTGTTGATCAGTTGGTTGAAGAATTTAACAAAAAGCATTTTCCTAATGGAGACAAACGCGTTTCGAGTGACGGATTTCCAACTATTTTCAAAATATGTCGAAAAAAAATAGAATATTATAGTGGTCCACGAAACGCAAGTGAAATGTACAAATGGGTGACACAAAAATGTTAATCTAATTTCACTATTTTTGCCATTGCCTTGGTTTGTATATAACGTTCTGATGCCATGGTCCGTCGTCGCAAATTACAACTTAAACATGATATAACAACGTTGTCGCTGTTATGTCCAAAATCATTATTTAATCGTTCCAATGTCCATTGTTTGGGTTCACGAACATTTTCGTATAATAATTCCGTTTCTTCCTTACAATAATAGCATTTACGGTCTGATGTTTTTAGTAATTCGATTACAACTTGTAATGTAACAAATTTTTCTAAACAGAGTTTTTTTTTTAACTTATCTTGATTCATATACCCTCCAATTTTGTATTTTAACTGTTGTAAAATAATTTTTTGTAACGTAGATTCATCGTTTTGTAATATAGCATCTATATTTTGATCCGTTATATTGTCAAATTCTTCAACCGCGTTTGTCCAAGAACTATGTTGTGTAATATTTCGTTTTTTCTTCGGTTTTTCTAGTTTAACTCTTTTATTTTTTTCGGTTGATGGAATCAAAATAACCTTTTTATTATCCATTATATAAACCACTGATTTTAAATAGAATATTTTAACTTTTAATAGTTGAATCTCATTAATGGTGTACCCCCCCAAATTCTAAATATTACGGTTTAATTATTATTGCTATTATAAAATTGATATAAAATATGAATTTTATATAAAAAGTATATTAATATAGACTTGAAAATGTGCGGTTTACAATTTTGTTTTATGCTATGTTTTAAACATAGTACTGCGGCAATCTCATTATGCGATGGTATTTTAAATAAATTGAACACATTGATGCCTAAAATCCAACCTGAATTGATGAAGATTATGAACGGATGGAGTCCACGTATTAAGTATAACGATAATATTAGGAAAAAACTGACGCTCAAATTGCGAAATGCTTTGAAACAAAATAAAATTAAGGTGTTTGATATGAATATGGAAGAAGAAGACTTTTATGGAAAGCAAATCACATATTTTATTTATAAACGAACTTTAGATTATTACGAAAATATGAATATTGAATTTGAAATAATTCCGATGAAAAAAACATGGTGGATGTACAATGTCTCCGATGATATTACTAATAGTTATGAAACTAATATGGATTCTTTCCGTAACCATTTGGTGAGCATTAATGATGAATATATTATTCCGATTGGTACAACCAATGAATCAGAAATTACTGTATTACATGAAAGATTCGAGAAAATTATGTTGGATGTTATTGATCATATGAATTTTGATAATATTATTGAAACTATAAATAATAAATATCAACAGAATCAATCAACTATTGATGATGAAACACAACAATTACGCAATATAATGTAATAATGAAGTTGAATATAAAACAAATATAGTTTATCAAATGAGATAAACATTCTCCTTTATAATATATATAAAGGAGAATACACAATATAATGTTTTCTCAATCACATACAAATGAAGCAACTGAAGATAAAAATGAGAAAAGTACCGAGAAAAAAGAGACTGTTCCGTATATAAACAAGTATAGTAATCAAGTTATATCGAATTCTATTAATTTCAATACACTTGATTCTCTTTTGGAAAAGGAAAAGCAACATAATAAAACGGAACCATGGAACAAGATTGATAAAACAGTGAAAACTCAATTATTACATTCTTTTGCTGAAACATACGGACATGAACATCAGTTGCCTATTAAAGAAATAAAGAATTTAAAAGTATTTTTTTCAGAAAGTTTAAACCGAGGAAAGTTACAGAAAAATAAAGATATTAGTTATGATAAAGATAACCGAAAGGTTTTATCTATCCCATCACTTTATTTTAATAGTGAAAAAAAGCATTTCACGTTACGGATCGTGGACACCAAGCGCGTGTCGACATTAAAATCTTTAACCCCTAAGAAAAACACTTCAATAAAGAATAATTTATAATTTACAAATATTAACTGACATAAAATTGATTAAGTCCGTTAATCTATATATAAACACATACACATATATAAATATATAATGGAAGACATCGACGATAATATAAGTACATCAAGTGATGACACGCAAGAGTCTGCTTGTATGTCGTTTTTCGAATCACTAGATGATGACGAATTAATCGATTTAACGACAACCTGTTATGAGGTTATTGACGAATATGTAGAACAAAATATTCTACATATGTGTGAACCAAACTATTATGACATTATTAATAACGAAATAATGTGCTATTTTGTAGAACTATGGGAAGACGCACAAATATACAATAGTAATGACGACGATGAGACTGGTGAATTTATTTACAAAGTGATAAACGAATATTTTGAAATTATGAAGTGTGATTACCCAAAACGTTCACAATTAGAATATACATCCACATCTTTGGATTTGACACAATTACATAATCAAATCGACTATTTACGGTCAATGCCACAACCTGAACAGCGTACGCGAGAATGGTATTCATTTCGACATCAATTAATGACTGCCTCTAATTTATGGAAACTATTTGGCACCGACTCGCAATATAATAGTTTAATTTATGAAAAGTGTTGCCCTCTAAGAGATCATAGCGGAGAATCAAGTGGTTATGTAAATATTTTATCTCCTATGCATTGGGGACAAAAATACGAACCATTGTCTGTTATGTTATATGAAAATAAAAACAATACGAAAATCGAAGATTTTGGATGTATACAACACGTAAATTATTCCTTTATTGGTGCTTCGCCCGATGGAATTAATGTAGATCCGAAAAATGATCGTTATGGACGCATGTTGGAAATTAAGAATATTGTAAATCGCGAAATTAACGGGATTCCATCGAAAGCATATTGGATTCAAATGCAATTACAAATGGAAACGTGTGATCTAGATGAATGTGATTTTCTAGAAACCCGTTTCAAAGAGTACGAAAATGAGGAAAAGTTTTATCAAGACGAAACGCATACAAAGGGAATTATTTTACATTTTGTGGAAAGACTTAGTATTGGATGTAGTATGGGAGATTCTACAGATAATACAGGTGGATACATGCTTGCGCAACAGCAATCGGGTGGACCAAAATATATTTATATGCCACTTGATATTGATTTGACAAAAGAATCCGTTGAAAAATGGATCGAGGAACAACGTTTAAAAATAAGACGTAGTTGGAGTCTATATAGTGTGGACTATTGGAGATTGGACCAATATTCGTGTGTATTTGTTGAACGGAACAAAAAATGGTTTCAAAACGCAGTTCCCATTATAGCAAAAGCATGGAACACTATTTTGGAAGAACGAGTATCCGGATATGAACATCGAGCAGCAAAAAAACGTATTCCAAAACCGCTCGCGTTGGAAGTGGTTCAAGGAAATGAAGATAGTAAAATTATTAAGAATCTAAATATAGGAACGGGGGTTTGTTTGGTAAAATTAGATAATGAATAATATATATACAAAATTGAAGGTCTTTTTCAAAATAATGTTTTTATCATAAACAATATTATTTAAACATGCCAAAGAACCATATTCACTATTTTCCATCTTGCACGGTCAAGATCTACAAAGGGATGCCTATATCAAATTCACAATATAGTCATTTCCGGGACATGGATCCAAAAGAGTTCAAGAAGATTTTGGCAAAGCATCTTCAATCCTCTAAAAATACAAAAAAATGACCATTTTATTCGACACATGATGGTCAATATCATTATCTGACCAATGGATATTACTAACGAAATATCGTTAGGACAAAAAAATACACACCTATTTTAAAAGGTTAAAAAATAATAAACATGGTTTTGTTGTTTTTTTTTCGAAAAATTCTATTATAATTTTATTCTTTTAATGGTTGATTGTAGTAAAGGAAAAAATTTTTCAAAAGAACATAAATAGTATATGAGTATTCTATTTATAATATGCCATTTGATGACGATGAAATGTATGTAATCAAACGCAATGGTGAAAAAGAAATTGTATCGTTTGATAAAATATTGCAGCGTATTAAAAATACCGCAACCGAAGCAAATATTCAATTGAATTTTACATCACTTACCATGAAAGTAATTGATCAACTATATAATAATATTACTACCACCCAAATTGATGAAGTAACGTCCGATCAATGTGCTTCGCTAGCATCCACACATCCGGATTATAACAGTCTGGCTGGAAGAATTATAGTATCAAATCATCAAAAAAATACATCATCTTCTTTCAGTGAGGTTGTTAAACAATTATATCATTTTAAAGATAAACATGGAAAAAAGTCATCGCTAGTATCTGAAAAATTGTATGATTTTGTTATGAAACACCCGGAAGAATTAGACGAACTATGTGATTATAATCGCGACTATTTGATTGACTATTTCGGTTTCAAAACATTGGAACGAGCATATCTAATGAAGATAAACAATGTGATTGTAGAAAGACCTCAACATATGTGGTTACGTGTCTCCATTGGTATTCACGAAGAAAGTATGGATAAAATTAAAGAGACATATTTTTATATGTCAAATAAATATTTTACACACGCGACTCCTACATTGTTTAATTCTGGAACACCTAGACCCCAATTATCGTCCTGTTTTTTATTGGCAATGGAAAACGATTCGATTGATGGCATTTATAACACTTTGCGTGATTGTGCCAACATTTCCAAATGGGCGGGAGGCATTGGTCTTCATATTCACAATGTTCGTGCGACCGGAAGTCATATTAGAGGAACAAATGGCACGTCAAATGGTATTGTTCCCATGTTACGAGTATTTAACAATACAGCCAAATATGTTGACCAAGGAGGTGGAAAGCGTAACGGAAGTTTTGCTATTTATTTAGAACCATGGCATGCAGATATTGAAATATTTTTACAAATGCGTAAAAATCACGGCGATGAAGAATTAAAAGCGCGTGATTTATTTTACGGACTTTGGATTCCGGATCTATTTATGGAACGCGTAAAGACAGATGGAAATTGGACACTCATGTGTCCCGATGAATGTCCGGGTTTGTCTGAGGTATATGGGGATGCGTTCAAAGCACTTTACGAATTCTATGAAACTGAACATAGGGGACGTGTTACGATGAAAGCGCGCAAATTGTGGTTCCAAATATTGGATGCCCAAATGGAAACTGGAACACCTTATTTATGTTATAAAGATGCGGCCAATCGAAAAACCAATCAACAGAATATTGGCATTATTAAGTCTTCCAATTTATGTACTGAAATCATGGAAGTATCGAATAAAGAACAAAGTGCTGTGTGTAATTTAGCAAGTATTGCTTTACCTTCATGTATTGATTATAGTACAGAACCGCCTTCCTATGACTTTGATAAACTTCACGAGGTTGCACGGATTGTAACACATAATTTGAATAAAGTAATTGATGTAAATTTTTATCCAACGGATAAAACACGCAATAGTAATCTTTTACATCGACCAATTGGAATTGGTGTTCAAGGACTTGCTGATACATTTATTCAAATGAATTATGTATTTGATTCTCTTGACGCTAGACAACTCAATAAGGATATTTTTGAAACCATTTATCACGCTGCTTTAGTAGAATCATGTACAATATCAAAACTAGATGGTCCTTATAGTAGTTTTGATGGTTCACCCGCAAGCAAAGGAATATTACAATTTGATATGTGGAATGTAAAACCGTCTGATAAATATGACTGGGATAGTTTAAAGCAAAACATTATATATTATGGATTACGAAATTCATTGTTATTGGCACCTATGCCAACCGCATCTACATCGCAAATATTAGGATATAACGAATGTATTGAACCAATTACATCGAACATTTATAGTCGCCGCACGATTGCGGGTGAGTTTATATTAGCCAATAAATATTTGATGAAAGAACTCATTGATTTGAACTTATGGAATGAAAGAGTGAAAAATTCTATTATTGCCAACAATGGTTCGATTCAGCAAATCGATGTAATACCGGAACAAATACGCAACAAATATAAAACAGTCTGGGAACTACCCATGAAGTCACTCATCGATATGGCTGCCGACCGTGGTGCTTTTATTTGCCAAAGTCAATCCTTGAATTTGTGGTTGGAAGATCCAACTTATAATACATTAACGTCTATGCATTTTTATGCTTGGACAAAAGGTTTGAAAACGGGAATTTATTATTTGCGGCGTCGCGGAAAACACCAAGCACAACAATTCACCATTGAACCGGAGAAAGACGAAGAAACGCCCGATTTTGTTTCACAAGAAGAAGAAGTGTGTGAAATGTGCTCCGCCTAGATAAAATTGAAGATCTTTTTTGTATTTTACTGGAAGGTAAATACAAAACTTAAAGAAGTAAACAACCAACCATGCAACTCAACAACTTTTACGAACGCGACCTTTGGACCGAATGGTCCAAAAGAATGGCACTCTTTGCTAGTGGTGCTGTCAGACGAAATTATTATCCGAACAATATGGATAGTTACTATGACATAGAAAAGCGCATGGTGAATATGAGAAGAGAGCAAATTTATAACGCAAAACAAATGTTCGACAAATTGTATGAGGTCGAAGTTCGTGCGGCATATTACCAACTGTGGAAAACAAAATGTGGTCCGATCAGACGACATGACGAAGAACCAATTTACGGGTCGTCGAGTGACAAGATTGAAGAGTTCTTCCATAAACTATCGGTTTTGGAGAACGAGCGCCTCGAATTCATGTACGATAAATTGGCACAACTGAACGCAGCCAAGGCACTTTTACGATTACGCGAAACAACGGTTAAAGAAGAGAAACAGAAAGTGGGTAAGGAAAAGAGGGCGAAAACGATTCGCGATAGGAAGGTTCAGGAACCCGTTCGTCGTTCTAATCGAGTACAACAAAATAGAAAAAGAGAGGTATTTGCCCAAGTAGATTGATTTTGTATTATTTTAATAATTTAACTAAGTTTGTTTTTTTCATAAAATTGAACTATTTTTCCTGTATTTTCATAGTTTTATAACAAAAAATATGAAAAGTAATTGCGTCATTTGTTTTGAAAACGTAGATTCTACTACTCTCATCAAGAAATGGGAGTGTCCTCATTTATTTCACGAAAGTTGTATTGAACATTGGGATCATGATTGTCCTCTTTGTAGAAATACGAACATTATTCTTCCGGAAATTACTTGGACCCTTTCCCACAATCCAGAATGCCCATTATGGATGAATCAAATTCAATCTTTGGCACATACTGTTTTAGAAAGCAAAATTCCATTGTATCATTCTTTATGGAAAGACCAAGATTGTATTACAAATCAACACAATATGTGTTATTATCAAATGAATCCAACAAATAAAGGGGAAATTATTGGAATATGCGAAGATTGTAATACTTGCCAAAAGTTTGTATAATTGATTCAATCGTTTATAGAAAATAGAAAAAATCGTCTTCGTCTTTTTTGTTCTTGGACTTTTCAATATAATTTGTCACTAAAGGACATTTGGAATAAACATAACTATAACTTCCCTGGTCCAAGACATACGTTTGATTTGTTAATTTAGGTGTACAATATACATCCACCATTTCATCAGCACAATTTTCTTGGATTGTTTTTTTACCAAACAACCACCAGTCATTATAAGTATTCAATTTAAAATCTCTTGTGGTAATACCTATTTTGTTCGCCTGCATTTCCGTAAGTTCTTCGCCAATTTGTTTAATAAATTCTACATAACTTTCTATTTTCGCCTTTTCATCACTAACCCCGTAACTGATTTGATGTTGCATCAAAGTCGAAAGGGGTGTCACGTATCTTTTTTCACATGATTGTAAAATAACGAATCCCATACTGATTGCTTTTTGCGCAATACAAGTAAGATTGTGTTTTTGGATTTCATTCACAATTTTATTTCCTGCGTCAACAGATCCCCCATTCGTGTCCAAGAAAACATACAACTCGGTCTTCGTTGTGCGACGATTTAGATCAAATACAAAATCGGTTGCTAATTTATCATTTATTTCTCCGCGAAGCAATAATGTATTATTTGTGTCCAATAATATGTCTTTAGCACTTGTAAATACAAGTGCCGAACAAAAAAGTAAAGATGTTAAAAATGGAATGTACATTTTAACTATAAAGAGATAAAAAATTGCTAAATATACTAAAAAATACTTAAACCCTTATATTATACTAATAATATAGAATGAAATCCGTTCTTAATTATAAAAACAGTGTTTATTTTGACTTTCATCGTCAACTATTCAATGAAAATGAATATTCTACATTATTAGAGGAACTAACCGAAAAAGTGTTGCCAAAAATGGAGAATATGAAGAACGGGGATAAAATAAATTTTACAGAAAACCGATCTGTAGAACATATATCGTTACGAGCAAACGCAACCGATTCTTGGTATAAAAAAGAGGTTCAAGAAGTTATGGATGATATAGAATCTTTTGTTCAAGAAGTACATTCCGGAAATCTATTATCATCAACCGGAAAAAAATTTAAAAATATTATTTCGATTGGAATCGGTGGAAGTTATTTAGGTCTAGAATATTTTTATAAATCAATAGAAAATGAAAAAAAAATGAATTTACGATTATTATCAAATATTGACCCACGAAATTTAATAGACTGTTTGGAAGATATTGACCCTGAAGAAACTATGGTTATTATTATATCCAAAACATTCACTACTCAAGAAACTATAATTAATGCTGAATGTGTAAAAGATTGGTTAGTATCAAACATACATGGTGTCGATTCTGAAGTCATTGTTCAAAAACATATGATTGCGGTTAGTACAAATTTAGAAAAGGTTACATCATTTGGCATTTCAAAAACATTTGGTTTTTGGGATTGGGTTGGGGGTAGATATTCAGTATGGAGTGCGGTAGGTATGCTGCCAATCGGACTAACCTTTGGTTTTGATGTAGTAAATCAAATTCTAAATGGGGCGAGAGATGCCGATATTCATTTCTTTAATGAACCTATTGAAAATAATATTCCGATTCATATGGGATTGATTACAATTGATCATATTCAACGTGGATTTTCTTGTCGTGCTATTTTACCTTATTCGCAAGCACTTGAACGTTTCCCGGCACATATTCAGCAAGTTGAAATGGAAAGTAACGGAAAACATATTGATTTCCATGGAAATAAAGTCGAAAAAAGTGGTCAAGTGGTATTTGGGGAACCTGGAACGAATGGACAACATTCTTTTTATCAATACCTCCATCAAGGAACCCAAATAATACCATGTGAATTCATAGGATTTTGTAAGCAAAAAAAAGGTGTATATACAAAACATGGGTCTTCTATTAGTAATCATGATGAATTAATGTGTAATTTTTTTGCTCAACCAGACGCATTATTTTACGGTAAAAATGAAAAAGTTCTTCGTACTGAAGGATGCGATGAAACATTAATACCTCATAAAGTATTTCAAGGTGGGCGTCCATCCACATTATTATTGATGGATGACCTTAGTTCTTATAATCTTGGATTTTTATTAGCAATATACGAACATTATGTAGCAGTCCAAGGATTTTATTTTGATATTAATTCTTTTGACCAATGGGGTGTTGAATTGGGAAAGGAATTGGCACAAAATGTAAAAAAAACGATGAATGGTGACAGTTCGATAGAACTAAATAAATCAACACAAAATATACTCAATTTTTATTTGAAGACAAAATCGTCATAATGTTGTCGGACAATCCATAACAATCATCTGTACTATTATAACAAAAATATGAATAACAATATATACAAAATCCTTTGTTACCAAGGGTTTAATTATTAAATATTTCCGATTTATACCCACGCGTACTAATATCAAACTTGAAACGCATTTTCACAAAACACCTCAAACAAACATACGTATCGATGAGCGAATCGTGTAAATTCAGCGGCGCCTTTGTTTCAAACAAATATTCGTATAATTCCGACAATTTGGGACTTTTGTAATAAGTTTCTCCCTTAGCACTTTTACGTTCGATTTTACATATATTTTTGCTTTTGTACATAGTACAATAATTTTGTTTGTTTTCCTCTTTTTCATAAGATGGCAAGAACACATTTTCTACATGAAATGGTTCCAATGATTCGGCATGACGTTTCAATTCCAATTGAATCATACGTCGATCAAAATATATATTGTGCGCTACAATTGTATCACAAATCATATAGTCTTCGCAAAACTCTTTTAACGCTGCATCCATAGATATTCCAGTGTTACACATTTCTCGTGTAATTCCAGTGATGTCTGTAATTATCGAAGAAATTTCTACATGTTGTGGAATATTTATGTATTGATTGTATTCTTTGGATACTCTCCAATTACTCGTTTCAAAGATTACATAACTTAATTGAATTACATGGGGTAATTCTTCAATGGGAACTTCTTCCCCCTTTTTTGGTAAGAGACCCGTTGTCTCCACGTCAAATACCAGGACACGTTTGATGTTTCTACTTTGATTCATTTTCGTATTTTGCTATTCACAACAAAATATGAACTTATATCAATTTTATGCGTTTACGCGATATTTTTTATATATTTCTTGGAGTTTATCATCATCATCATCTTTTGCTGCTTTAATCGACTCATTATAATAAGAAAATGGTATTTTAGTTTCCTTGTCTTGGACTGAAAGGTTTTTAAACTTTTGTTTATAAATATTGAAATCGCAACTCTCATAATGTTCTACTTCTAAATCATCTAACTTTACCGATTCATTTGTTTCTATTTCACTCTTCATACGATGAGGACCAAAGCAAGATACATCCGATGATACGCGACCCCCGCTTTTTCCATTTGCGTAACTCACACACCCCGAATCCTTCGTTCCACATTTAGCAAATTTCGACGCATTGAAACAATTGTCCTCTTTTCCAGGAATTTTATCGAATTTGGCCTCAATATTTTGTATCCAAAAGGTGCGAACATCTTCGGGTAAGTCTTGGACTTTCTTTAAATCTCCTTTTAAAATTTCATCAGAATCAATATGTATCAACCATTGAACATTATTACCATCCAATTTTGCTAATTCGAACGCTTGGTTTACCCATTTGTTTTGTCGTGTTTGGATTTCATCATACTCATTCACTCCTGTTGATTTTCCAACCTTTACTGTAACATCTGGTTGTGATTCTAAATACTCTTCTAAATCAGGGGTTTCTTCTAAACGAATATAAAAATGCTTAATACCCAAGGTGCGGTGTTTTTCTAACCACGTATCTATGTTTTTTGGGTCTTTGATCATTGATACAATTCCTACATCTGAAGAATATTTAGGCGTTGAGTCCAAGAAGTTTTCTTGGATTTCCTTAGATTTCCACATTAAATATTTAGTAACTACAATGTAAAATATAGTTAAAATCGCAAAAATAGCCAAAATAGTTGCAAATAATATCCACGGTTTGTAAAAACGACTACGGGAAATTTTCATTATCTAACATAAAGTGACAAATAATTTGTTCCTATATTATATATTAAAATGGCTGATCCGATTGTTAATAATACTCCGCCAAATGCGGATGCTGCTAATGATGAAAAAGAGAGCATTGCCACTACTATAGATACACGTGTTAAAGGTATGGACCTGAACGCCAATCTAGGCGGTTTAACTGAACACATGGTTGCTATTGCGTGTCAACACAAGATGAGCAAACTATCAACAAGTGCGTTAAACAATTTTAAAAAGGATTTGAAGTCATATACATCTGTAAAAATTGTTGGTGCAAAAGCAGAGGATGTTATAAACTTAAATACAAACAATGGTGGTCTAAGTGACGCTGTAAAATGTCATGTATTAGACTCCGGGGAGAATCGTAATCTAACCGAATCACCAGATAAACTGAATTCTGCGAAATTATTTGCTTTAATTAAAAAGGCGATTTCTAGTGATACTGATATAAGCACTGGAAAAGTTCGTTCGTCTAAACGTACTGATATTGTTGCGTTAGAATCCGAATTACAAACGCTTTCAAAACTAGATTTAAAATTTGCTGCTGGAACGAATGCTTGTACACAACTTGTATTTGGTTTTAAATTAGAAGACAGAGAAGACGGAGAAGACGGAGAAGACAGAGAAGTGAAGAGTGTAATTGGTCGCATTCAGTCTGTCGGTTCAGGAACAACCGGTGATGTCCAAACAGGTGACTTTAACATGATTCTAGAGGGTGATAAATATATAATTTCTGCCGGTAAGGACAGTGCTCCTATGATTACTACTTTATTGAAGAAAATTCTTGGATTGAAAAAAGAGATTATCGGGCCAGAACCCGAAAAACCTGCTACTACTGCTGCTACTGCTACTCCTACTGCTACTCCTACTCCTACTGCTACTCCTACTGATACTCCTACTGATACTCCTAATCTTGGTGGTGGTAAATCAAAACGCAGAAGACATAAAAAGAAGGGTACACGTAAACATAAACCTAAACGCACAATGAAGAAGCGTAAATCATCACGTAGACGTTCTAGCAAAAAATAAATACATATAATTCGAATAAGTAATATATGTATTACATGACATGAAAACAATCATTTTTCCAATATAAAGATTTCCAACTAGGAATCATTTCTCCAAATTGTTCCGTAATGTTTTTCTGTAACGGGTATTGTTCTATAAATTTAGAAATCCCTTTTTTATGAATTAAATATGCTTTATTGTCTATTTGTAACGATAGATCATACAATTCTGTATGATTACTAATGGATTTATTATTCATAACAAAAAACTTGGGAGGCATATACAATTGAATACATTCAGATCCCTTTTCTTCGGCATTTTTTATAATATCTTCATAATTTGCTAGGAATTTATCTATATTCAATAAAATAGAACCATCCAATACAAGATTCCAATCATGATTACTTTTCTCTAAAATTTTATTAAAAAGCAACATATGCGATAAATTTTCACCCAAAACACTTGGATTGTCTTGTAACAAGTTTACATAATTTGTATGAAAGTAATTTTTGTGAACAGAAAAATCTGAAAATATTTGATAATGTTCACAACTTTGGATCCCTGGAAAATACTGTAAATGAATTTTCTGATTAATAGTGTTAAAATTATCAATATGTTTAGAGTTATTTGATTGAACAATCATCCATAATGTGATCTCTTTCATTTTATATTGAAAACATAGAAAGTTTTTATATGTTTTTATTATAAATGAGTATTCAGGCAAATAATATACAATATTCCAGTGGAAATATTCAAACCTGTAGTTTAGTAATAGATTCAAAGGTATTCCAAATTCAATATCAAGATGGTAGTTATAACGTCTCCTCTAGTGGAGAAGCAACTGGTGAAAGTGGTGCTCAACCACAAGCATCTAGTAATGTTGGACAAAATATAGGTCAGGGAGCATCAACCGCCACAGCATCAACAACGGGAACAACCGGAAGAGGAACCACCGGAACAGGAACCACCGGAACAGGAACATCAACAACAACCGAAACCACAGAAACACAAAACGATAAAAAAGGTAAAAAAACAATAAATGCTACATTATTAAATAGAGAATTATTCAAAAGCAAATAAGTTTACAAAATGTTATGTTACTTATAACTGTTTGGTCCATGTTTCAATATTAGTTTGTTTTTCTTGAAATTGTTGAATAAACGTTAAAACTTCTTGTAACCATTTTATAGAAGTTTGATTATTATAATTCGAAACATCCACGTTTTCGTTTACATTCAATTGTAAAACAGGTGTGTCGGTATTTTCAAACCAATTTTTATGAAAATCATGACATGTTTGTAAATATTCTAAAGTAATTGTCGATTCCCCATTTCGAGAACGTTCTTTTACACGTTCAAAGCAAGTTTCTGGAAGTGCGTCAATATGAATAATTCCGTCTAATTTGAAATTTCCTTCATATTCTTGAAAATATTTATCGTAAATAGTGTACATCAATTGATCCATTAATCCATCACGATGTAACATCTTAGCAAATATATGTTTGTCTGCTTCTAAAGAACGTTCACAAATAATACCCTTACAATTTGGATTTTCTCTTACAATACGCTTTAATTCTTGATATCGGGTTGTAAATGCCATTATCTGAAAAGCAAACGCATATTTTTTTGGGTCTTCATAAAAGTTTGCCAATACTGTTTTTCCATTTTCATCTACAATTGTGTCCCAAATATGAACAGGTTCTTTCAAGAATATCCATCCAGCTTCTTTTTGTAAAACATTCTCTAAATGTTCAATCAAAGTTGATTTTCCGGCCCCAATATTTCCTTCAAGTGAAATTAAAATAGGATTTCCCATATTATAATAAATAACGATTTTTATTATAATTATATAACGGAGTTCTTCAATTCAATTTTATTTAATTTAATTACCTTCTATTTTTGCGAGTTCCTTTTGAACGACGACGGGTTCTCTTTGTCATTTTTTTCATACCACGCTTCATGGTTTTACGTGCAGTTTTAGCAACACCTACTGCGACATTACTCCCTTTATTGTATACTTTCTTTGCGTCAGTTAGTGCATCCTTAAATTTATAAGAAGCACTTTTTTTGCGACCATCCTTAAATGTTTTTTTAACAGTATCCAACCAAGTACTCATTTATATAATACTACGAGATAAAAATGAATAGACAAATATACATAAATATAAAAATTATAAAAATAGAAATGGTATTGTCAGATAAACAAAAATGGAAACATATCCCAAATATATCAAAACCTATAAAAATAAAAAGATCTATATCATTTGATACTAGTGTAAACGTCATACTTATCCCGGAAGCAAAAGAATATGAAGATCTGAAACACTTGTTATGGTACAATGACGAAGAAATGTATGAATTTTTAATTATAGAACGAGAATTTCAAAAACAAGAAAAAGAGCAACAACAAAACGAATTAAATAATATGCGCAATGAAGAAATATACACAATTATGTTAAGTTATTAAGCAAAGAATTTTGTAATTGTTTGCATTCCCGTTTGAGAATGTTGAATCTTTGTCAAGAACTTATCGAATAGCAAAGTTTTTACTTTTGCTGAACAATATTTTTCCTTCCTTTTCATAAACAATTCCATGTCACTTATTGTGTTTTCAAGATTGACCATGTCTTTTTTGAATGTTTTTATTGCCCCCGTTTTTTTCTGATAAGACCAAATATGTTCTAACGCTAGTCCAAACAATTGTTGTAATGGTTTCATCAATTGATTTGTAATATAATGACTATAATCAATGGTCAAATCATTTTGTACAATATATTCCGGTGTTTCGATCTTATTGCCCATTAATGCTTTTTTATCCTTGTTGACAACGAAGACAAATTTCATACGATCGCCTGGTTTGGGACGATTTCCTGGATCTCGTTTTCCTATTTTTTCAGCAAGAACCCAATGACCAATCTGCATGGGATTTTTATAATCACTACGAAGTGCCTTCGTAATGGCTAATTTTTCCATTGGAACAGTGCCTTCAATTAAATTGTTCAACGATTGATATAAATATTCAATCGCGTCTTGAATATTATCGCTTTTCATTAATATGTTCAAAATACCACCGTACGTATCTTTTAAATAATCACATGAATCGCGACGTTTTAACGATAAACCCATATATTTCATATCGCCTTTATGGGGGTCTTCTTCATACAACATACCCACATAGCGCTTCTTTGAAAGCAAGATAAATGGCATGAGCGTTTTTTCATATTCTAAGCATTGAGGTGCTTTCAAGAATTGTGTACATAAGTTGGCGGCTTCTTGTGCTAATTCAATAGTTATTTCGAGTGCTTTTTGACCCCGTATTTTCTCACCGGTTTCAGGGTCTTCCAAATTAAATGTGAAGAATACGGAATCTGTATCGCCATAAATATATTCAGCTCTACATTTCACCAAACCGTAATCTTTTGTTTTGCATACACGGTCGCCATATACCTCTTCAACCATACGTTTCGCATATATAATCATCATACGACCAGTGGCAGTAGTTGATGCCGCAACATCTTGTTCATAAAATGTGGATGTTCTAGCACCACATTGTCCATAAAGAGAGTTTGCTGTCACCTTGTAACCGAGTTGTCGCTTGTCCAAAATGTTCTGCATAAATGGATCGGGTTCTGTCTTAATTTTTTTACGTGTTGCTTTTCGCGCTTTCAACAATTCCTCCAAAATAGATGGCATAATAGATTTTTGATCATCTGGTAATTGTGCCCATCGACACATCTTTTTACCACTAATTACTTTTTCGGCGCGAGAAGTAGGCGTTTTGCGACTGTATTTGTATGTGTCAAATTCAATGTCAATATATTCATAACCGGGCAAATTGTCGTAAATATAATTACCCTTTTTGTCTTTTTCACCGGTTTCTTTGATCAAGATTCCTGATAAATCATATTCTTTTGACCATACCTTGGAATCATGACTATAATTTTGACTAATCATGGAAGAGGGATAAAGCGACGCATAATCTACACAAGCAACTGGATTATCCATATACATTGAGCATTTGGGTGGCAACACAATTGCTCCTTCGTATCCATCCCCATTTGATGTTTTTTCCAAATCGGGCATCAATGTATCCTTCTCTCTACATTTCTTTGCCACATAACTTGTCAATTTAATACCTTGACCTCGAAACACCAGGAATGAAATAGGAACACTACAAATACTCGACATCTCAACATATCCAGTTAATACGTCAATTTTCGACATCAAATGATGGACCAAGTTACAATCTTGAATACAATATTTCGCAACAATAGCGCGGTCAGAATCTGAACCATTTGCCAGACGGAAAATATCTTGTGGTGTTACATCGTCTTTTGCCATGCCCCATTTAATATTTTTCTTTGTCGATTCGTCTAATTGCGTTCCACCAATAACAATCACATTGAAGTTTTTGCCATTGTGCTCTTTATTTTCAATAATATCCAACACTTGGAATTTCTTCCCATTTTTATAATAATCGCTAGTGAAACTGCTCAATTCAATATGAAGATAATCGCCAACATGTAACCCCGCCAAATTATTGCTATATAAATCAGTAACTTCACCGTGAACATCATCTGAGCGATGATCCACATGCTTTACACTATCGCTAATATATTGACCGGCAACATCATCTAATTTATACGATGTTAAATTGAAATCGCGTCGAAAGTAAGTATACATATCAATTTGTAATCGACCAGTTGTTTTATAAAATCGCAAATCATATTCACCGGTTGCCAAAACAATTTTGGTATTTTCAATCGACATTTTGTTCTGAGAATCGACTTTAGCACACATTTCATTCTTCACTCTCGATAGTTTCAAGAATTCCGACGCACAATTGTTCTCTTGTGCTCTACGAAAGAGGAACTCGTAATCAAACCCAAATATATTATAACCTATGATGACATCGGGATCCTCCTTTTGAATTAATTTTTGCCAGTTTATCAAAACATCCTCTTCTGTTTTGACACATTCGATTTGTGCCCCTGGAACATCAGTACATCCGCCTAATACCAAACAATGATTCAAATAGGGTTCCTTTTCTCCATATTTCAAGAAGGTTGAACCTATAAATGTCACTTTATCACCTTCCAAATTGGGGAAAAGTCTCAAAGGATGTCCCATTGGGACACTGTCGTCATCGTCGGGTTGAATCATGATATTCACCACCTTGATCTTGTCTTCACGTTCATATTTAGAACTTAGCAAAATATCAATTAGTTTATACTTAATATCGGACTTTTTCAAAACGGTTTTCTTCGGTTTCATTTTATTCCAAATCGGAACAGAATCCATTTCTTGATTTTGTGCTCCATTGTCGCCACATGTTTCACTTACTGACTCCAGATGTTCTTTAATTGTTTCAAACGATTCTTCTATATCCAGTCCTTCTGCTGTTTTAAAGTGCATAATTTCGGTAATACATTTTTCCAATAATATTTTAGTAGACGACAACACTTGTTTTTTTGACATAGGAGATTTTGGATAAACTATATCCACATTTTCAAAACTGTCATATCCAAAAGCAGTTAAAATACACCTTTCCAATAATTTGTTCCCATTTTCACTGGTAATTTTTTGTGATGAATTTGCGCGACGCATAAAGACATCGACAATATTCATGGCCAATCTTTTATATGTTTTAATTGGCAGTGGAAAATCGCCGTGACTACTACTCGCCTCAATATCAAAACTACATATTTTGTAAGGAACAATGGTTTCTTTTTGAGGCATTGATTTAATATCATTACATTTACAAACATATTCATACTTACATGTGGTTGTTTTTACGGGTGGAGTAGAACAGAGTTTTGTGTTTACAAATATCCACCCCGAAGGACTCACATTATGAATATGAAAATATCGTAGCAAAGGCGGAATTGTGCTCTCGTATAATTCCAAATAGGTGTCGTTAAATACATAATCTTTCCTTTTTCTATAATTTCCAGTTAATTTCTTTTCGGCTTCATCCAAATATGTGTACCATAAATTACGAACTCTGTTCAATGTAGTGGTATTTTCTAAAGTCAATTTAGCAAATTGATGACTATTACCACCACTGAACCCATATAATTTATGACGATCTACTAATTCAATTGATCGAATACTTTTGCTATGATATTTACCGACCTTTTGTTGAATATCTCTCTTCAATTCCTGTACATCATTTTCATCCCAATCGTCGCCAACTTTAATATAAAAGAAGGGTTTGTAATCATTTAAATACACACAGCAAGTTTCTCCTTTTTCATTAATTCCGAACATTTGAATGATGAAATTTTCTTGCTCATTCCATTTTGCTTGATCGTCACTATCTTCACTCATAGAGTCGTCATTTTTAAACAACTCACCTTTCCTGTTAAATATGTGAAAATCGACCAGGCGAAACGATTTTCCAACACGTTTGATGATAGTTTTCTTCATATTATGTATGTTAATTTATTTTTATTTAGTTTTTAATGAATAATTTAGTTGTTTCAATTTTATATAAGTCCATTATATAATGAAGCAATTGTTTTTATTCGGATGGACGGTATTATTATTTATTATCTGTTGCCCAGGAGTCATATTAGAACCATATAAATGTAAAACTATCGCCTTACTATTACATGGTATAATATTTACTGTTTTATATATAATTATGTATAATCACATGTCTACTTTAATTGAAGGATTAGAAACAGAAACTACAGATAAATTTGATGAAGTAAAAGAGAAATTGTTTAAGGAGTTGAAAAAAATAGAGAAAGACAAATTATCTATTCAAGAACAAGGTGAAAAAACGCAAGAAATTTTCGACAATTTATTTAGTAATTGGTCAGAAGATGATATTCAGACGTTTCAAACAAAATATGAAAAATATTTTAGAGAAAACTTTGAAATTGGCGACGATGGAAACATGGAATATCTATTAAACAACGCAACTCCTGAGAAGATTAAATTTATCGATTCCCTTTCCCAAAAACATCAAGATGCTTTAGAAAAAATATATAATTCCATGGACCAGGATAAAATAGACAAATTATTAAACTTAGAAAACGATAAATTCAATAAAGTTTTGAGTGAAATTATCGAGAAACAATAATTACCATAAAACATATATAAAATCATATATGTTTTATTCTATAAATGAATAGTAGTTGTGTAAATTATTTGCCTGTACATGAAAATATACAAACAAAATTAGATGGGTTTCTGAAAAATAGAAAAATACCGCATTTATTGTTTCATGGTTCATGTGGTACAGGAAAGAAAACAATTGTATATGAATTTATTCACAAAATATATGACAATGATAAATACAAATTAAAGACGAATGTTATGTATGTAAATTGTGCGCACGGAAAAGGAATCAAATTTATACGAGAAGAGTTAAAATTTTTTGCCAAAACAAATGTACAATCAAATAAAGGCATTCAGTTCAAAACAATTGTATTATTTAATGCCGATAGTTTAACCATTGATGCTCAATCGGCAATGCGACGTTGTATTGAATCGTTCAGTCACAATACGCGTTTTTTTATTATCGTAGAGAATAAACATAAATTATTAAATCCAATTTTATCTCGATTTTGTGAGATATATGTTCCTGACAATATTCAAGAAAATGGAAAGTCGCTTAATTTACATCAACATCATTTACAATCTATATATGGTATAAAACCTGATTCTTTCGAATGGGTTTCGCAAATAATTAACAAATTAGACAAAACACCTTATCAATGGGTTCAAATTGTGAATACAATTTATGAAAATGGATATTCCTGTATAGAGACGATTAATTGGATAAAACAAACCCATTTATTATCTGAAGTTCAAAAATACGATGTAATTATGTATTTTCATAAAATTAAGGCAGAATATAGAAATGAAAAATTGCTTATGTTTACTATATTTTTCTATTTAGACACCTTCGTTTCAAAGTAGAAAAACAAATATAAATATTATGTAAAAATGGATGATTTTGTAATTTCCAATTTACAAGAATCGCGTAATGAATGGTGTAGTCGTTTAGTAAGTATTTTCACACCTTTGGTAGAAGAAGGATTGAAGTCTATCTTTGATGAATCGTGGAAAATTTGTGCCGATACTGACGAAATGGGAAAGTATTTAATGACTTTTCAGAATTTGATGTCCCGCATTCCAAAATGGAATGCTACTATTATTGAAGACGAGCGAAAACGAATTATTGAGCGTTCAGGATGTAATTATTTAGAAGATTTGATCACATGTGTCCATATCATTCAACTTAAAGTTCTTACTTGTATTCGTGTAGGAAATAAACAGAAAAAAATTGATATTGATATACCAAAATTAGACCCTTTTGTTCATAAAATCTATATTAATACTGCGCGTCGTGTATATAGTAACGTATACTTGTTTGAGAAAAATATTAGTCCTCTTCAAATCCAAAAGAACGCGCGCGAATTAGAAATGATAATTCAAGAAGCAATTTTAACTACGATTCGCGAAAGTATTCCTACCGAAGCCATTATTCGCGCTTATATGGATGAAAGCGTGGAGCAAGAAGAGGAAGTCTTTATTGAAAATATGAAAGAACCCGAACTTGTCAAACCTGGGTCAAATGAAGACGAAAATATGGAAAGTGAATCCAAAGATTTTGAAGAAGAAAAGGAAGTTATTCCGGTAACACCAACGATTAAGAATATAGATGACGAAAAGGTTGTTACTACACTTACATTTAACGATATAGATTCTGCGTTGACATCAAATAATGAAGAAGAAAAAATAGAAGCGCCGAAAACACTAGAACGATTAGAAGATATTAGTGTATCAAGAGCACTCGAACGAAGAATGGAAGAAGAATCCGATTCAGATGATGATGATCGTATTCAAATCCATACAGACACCATGGATTTGACAGGATTTGATGTGTTAGACGAACCTCGACAGAATATTGAAAGTGCTGATATATTTTTAGAGGCTGAAGAACTCCCTTAAATATTCCAGATCATGAAAAAATGAACTACTTCATGTGGGTCTAATTCATGTGGAGCAATTAAAAATCTCCTTGGTATATTCATAGAATCTATAATATTTTCTTTAATTGTAATTTTAGTATCATTATACGAATGAACAATATTATTTGAAATCCATTTACCATAAAGTGCTATAAATATAGAAATCCATAATAAAAATGAGTACATATTTATTATGTTGTAAAATCTTTAACCTTATTTAAAAAATCAATTCGTTGAAAAAAAAGGTAACAAAATCATCATACACATATATTTAGGAAGATGGACGATATGTTTATTGTTGCTATATTTATTACTGTTGCCTTTTGTTTGGCAAAATTCATAGAGGTAAAATATTTCCATGATGAAATGAAACCCTTGAAAGATGTTGTTCGCGATTGTGTCTTGGTATTGATGAGTTCGTTAGGCGGTTCTTTTTTATATTTTAATTTTCAAACGTACATTCGGGATTTTTTCAATGTAGTTACAGAAACAAAGGTATTAAATAATGCGACTACAGAAGTATTTACGGATACTCCCAGTTTTTAAACCATAATATAAATTTACCATTCCGAATCCCAGGAGTTGTCTGAATTAAAGTAATTTTTTAAGTACTCTTCCGAAATTACATCTTCTTGATTTTCATTATTTTTATTTTCTTCATTTTTTTTATCAAGACGATATGAACGACTTTTCGATCTTGATAGGACAGGTTTTGTATAGTTAATAGGTTTCGGTTTCGGTTTAGAATGCGCGATATTATACTTTTCTATATACAAGAATGTGTATGTGTTTCCAGAAAGCATGGTTATATTAGTAAATTAATTGTATATTTCCAATAATTATAAACGTCGAATCTTTTCAATTTTGTTTGATTGTATATCAAATAAAATTATTTATGAATATAACACGGTAAATCGTCTATAATTATATTTTTTTCCGACATTTCTTCTACTAAGAATTGATTAAAATAATCATATGTTAATTGTGCTTCTGGAGTATGTTGATGAACACTGCGAGCAATCATTTTATACAATTTAAAATTAGGATATCGTTCTTCACCATCACGTTTATATAATATATTTTTACCATTATCATCTAAACACCATCGTTTTATAGTTTGTTGTAGTTGATCTAACTCTTCATCCTTGTCGTCAATATCCATGACAAAATCGAACAGGGAAGATCCTAAACGGCATAAATCAAAACTATTGTTTGGTTCTAATCTTGGACGTTTTGAATTCATAAATGGTTCGCAATTATATTGCGTTGACGCATCCCCATCTTTGGCAAAACTATCACTACAGAATGTTTTTCCTTGGAATTTAAAAATTGCTCGTCCAAAATCAATGATTTTGAATACTTTACCATATGTTGGCACTTTATAATGCTTTTTATCATAAGTATAATATAAAAATTCTTCGTTTGTTTCGACATACATAATATTGTTTGTATGTAAATCATTGTGTGTAAAAGAAAACATTTTTTGATAAATCATTAAAATCATTACTATTTGAAATAAAATACTAGCACCTATTTTTTCATCTACCTTTTCATTCGCAAACAAATCATCTAATGTTCCATCGCATTTCTCCATACAGATCATTTGTACTGGGTAATTATGAATATACGCAAACAATTCCTCATCATCTTCATCTTCATCATCTTCATCATCTTCATCTTCTTCATCATCATCATCTGTTGAAGATACACTATTTGTCTCACTTCCCTCTTCTGAACTATAATTCAATTCACTATTAGAATCGGACGACATACTTGTCATGGAAGAATTTTTAGATGATTTGCTGTAAATTGTTTCAATATCATCATCATTGTCTTGGACATTTTGTTCATCTAATACAGACAGGTCATCAACTTCAATATCTAATGATTCATTGCCAATGTCCAATTTTTCTTTATTCTTACGTGAATTTCCAAGAAGAGGAAACAATTTGAATTGTGTATTCGTATTATCGTCTCCAATGTAAAATAATTTACCAATATTGTTATTAAAAAAAGAAGAATTTTGCATATATTCCAAATCATCGGCTATATCGACCCTAAATTTTTCTTGGATTCCTAAATAGGAACCATAGTAATCTATTCCATGGGGCATATTATGATGATTTAAAACAATACTTGTTAAAAAACAGAAAAATCCATCAATATAAGAAGCATTATGATGATTTAGTAATTTAGGATGACATTGATTTATATCACTTTCTAAAGAAGGGAGTGTTGTAATTCTAACATCGTCCACATCATATTTTCCAATCATATATCGATAAGGGTCCAAGAGAGGTGAAAATTTCATAAAAACTGCTTTTTCTACTGATATATTTTCATTTTCTTGGACATGTGTTAAATCCATGATATGAAATTTTTGGTTAAATGATATTGTCTCGAAATTGTTTTGATTCATTTCAAAAAATAATTTATGTAAAGGTTGATATTGTTGTAATTGTTTTATGCTATATGGATTATAATCATGAACTATATCATTATTTTCACTATATTGTTTTCCTAAAATAGATAAATCTAATGATGGATTTTTATTATAGTGAAGTTTGAATTTAGACATATAAGGTGTATTAATACAATTTTCAAGAAAAATAAACGTGAAAACGTCGTATTTATTTCACAAATTTAATGTCATAGTTTATTTATAACAGAAACAATGACATTAGAACTAAAAAAGTTTGACATGAGATGGATTACATTTAAACCCGATGAGAATAAAGGTCCAGTCATTGTTATGATAGGTCGAAGAGATACGGGTAAATCTTTCTTGGTTCGCGATTTATTATATCATCATCAAGATATTCCTATTGGAACGGTTATATCTGGAACAGAAGCTGGTAATGGTTTTTATGCTGCGCATGTGCCTAAATTGTTCATTCATGAAGAATATAACACTGTTTTGATTGAAAATGTATTGCGAAGACAAAAAGCAGTGTTAAAACAAATGAACAAAGATGTTGAATTGTATCGTAAATCAACTATTGATCCAAGAACATTTGTTATATTAGATGATTGTTTGTATGATCAATCGTGGACTCGCGATAAAATGATGCGATTGCTATTTATGAATGGTCGTCATTGGAAAGTAATGCTAATTATTACTATGCAATATCCTTTAGGCATACCCCCAAATTTGCGTACTAACATTGATTACGTATTTATTTTACGAGAACCATACATGACCAATCGAAAGCGCATTTGGGAAAATTATGCTTCTATGTTTCCAACATTGGAATCTTTCTCTTCTGTGATGGATCAAACAACTGAAAATTATGAATGTCTAGTGATCAATAACAACGCAAAATCCAATAAATTATATGATCAAATCTTCTGGTACAAAGCCGAAGGTCGTCCAGATTTCAAATTAGGGTCAAAAGAATTTTGGGATATTTCGAAAAATATGGGTTCTGATGATGAAGATGAAGCATATGATCCGTCTAAGGCAAAGAAACGCAATTCGGGTCAACAAGTCACCGTTAAAAAAACAACCAGTAAATGGTAAATAAATAATCATAATATACAAATTATGATTATACGAAAATTATACTATATTAATCCTCTTTTTGAGATTCATTTGAAAATTCATCACTAATACTGGCAGCAACCGCTTCTTTAGCATTTTCGACAACCGCTTCTTCATGTTTCTTGCGACCTTCTTCATCGGCAACATCGCGACTCTCAAAATCAACAGTTTCCTTTACACCAATAAGATCACCGTCTTCTGTAATGGTTTGAGTTAGTTTATTTCCGGATTTCTCTGCTTTAGCAATATTCTCCTCAATCGCCTTTTGCTTAGTCTCTTTGACACGCTTGTCGAATTCTTCTTTTGCCTTCTTCTCGTTGAGCATCTTTTCCTGGTGAAGTTTATTCAACTCCTCCTCCATGAACTCGACGCGACCAGTCTTGTAAGCATTAGGATCCCAAGGCAACCACACGCCAACAGGAGCAACGAAAATATCGTGATTTGGATCTTTCTCGCGCAACTTCTTACAAAATTGCTCAGCCTCTTCTTGAGAGGGGAAATTACCACGACTCTTTAGACCCCTTACAGAAGTCTGGAACGCATGATCACGCTGGAACTGCTCCGTAAGTTTATCCTCATTATTATCCAAAAAATTTTGGAAATCATCAGATACACCGTTTTTCTGAAGAGTATCTTGCTCTTCTTTACAAAATTCATTATAATCTTTGAACACTGTTTCCACATTCAAATTATATTTATAAGAAATAAAATTAATGAAATCGCCAAATTTGTTCATTGATTTAGTAAAATCCCATTGTTCTACGAATTTATTAAAAAGGAAGGTCTCACGTTTTTCCAAAATACTATCAGGTGACAAAAAAGAAATACATGTGAATTTTTGACCAGCAATTCCGGCATCTTCATCCAACACATCTACATACTTAGGATTAGGGTTTCCATTGGAAAGGGTTTTTCGTTCAAATGCTACTGACTCACTCATTTAGCAATTATATAATTAATATATGATTTAGTTGTTTAAGTTATTTTTCATATTATCTATAATTATGAAAACATTTTTTTCGGGGTCTATATTATATAATTCATGGACGGAATCTTTGACTTTAGCGAACTCATTAAACGCGCACTCAAATACCTAATCGAAGGTTTCATGGTTGCCATCGCAGCCTACGCCATTCCTAAGCAATCTCTTAAGATGGAAGAGGTGATGATCATTGCTCTCACAGCAGCAGCAACATTTGCTGTATTGGACGTATTCGTTCCTACCATGGCTTCCTCTGCACGTGGTGGTGCCGGATTCGGTATTGGTGCCAATCTGGTCGGATTTCCCGGGGGTCTATAAATAACATAGTTTTGTAACATAATTCGCTATTTTTATAGTGAATTATATAATTTGAATCATTGGAATTTTAATGTTTATATTCCATATTTTCCAATAATACAAGCGCACTGGTTACATGTAATACAATTAATTATTTTTTCTGTATTGAGTCTTATATCATGTAAATATAGATGGAACCAATTAGCGCTTATATATTTTTTTCATTATTATTATTTGGTCTCTTTATTTTGTCAAGGGAATCGAGAAAAAAAAATTTGTAAATCTTAATATCAAAACTTATTATAATGGAAATATTAAGTTTTGGACTTTTGATTATTATCATGTTGGTTTGGACATTGGCGTTTGTAAGTATTTCTACATTAAAACGAAATAATCGTTACATGTGATTTATTATTTTTTTTGTATTGAACATTATGTGGTGTAATTATAAATGGAACTCGTTCTTGCTGCCTCTATCTTTTTTGGTATTTTATTCTTTGGATTTTTTATTTTTATAGTAGAAACATCAAAACGTTTGTAATTATTAATATAAAAACTTACTATAATGATAATAGTAAGTTTTGGATTGTTTATAGTTATTATGCTTGGTTTAACTTTGGTATTTGTAAGTATTTCTAAATCAAAACGTAAAAAATGGTAATTGTATTGTTTTTTATCATACGAATGAATCATAAGTTATAATTGACTTGATAGTATTCATTACAAGGATAACAATACTTATGCTGTGCGTCGAAACGATACAAATTAACATCACAATTAGGACAGTAATATATGGCACATGTTGCGCAAGTTCGATTTGAATCGTATATTTGATATTTTCTACAACTAACACATAGTTTCAAATAATCCATTATATATTTCATCAAATATTCATCCATTATATATTATATACGTTTTTTTGCTTTTTTGATGGTATATAATAATAATATGGGATATTTCTATTATATTATTTTTTCACTTCTAATAATTTCATTTTCTTATGCATAATACTCAAACAATCGTCCAATAACACTTTTGAACTTTGTTTTTGTAACATTTTTTCAAACAGTTCATTCTCTTGTTTTTGATATTTTAAAAATGTGTCTTTATGTGCAAAAACATGCTTAAATCTTGGACTACCTTGTACAAAATGATTACATAATGGCATCTTATTTTGTCGAACACACTCCTTTTTTAAATTCTTCATGTCACTTACATAATTCAAAACATCAACTGTTGTATGTGAATGAACAGCATCTTGTGGTATAGTACATAAAATATACGTAGAACTATTAGCACTAAATGAATGACGCAACATTTTGGTTAATTCACATCGGCGATAAGGAATATGCGATTTTTTTTCAACTAAAGAACGTATACATTCTTTTAACGCAAATAGACTTTGATTAATATCACCATTTTCTCTAAATTGTTTGCGATCATTACAGATAGATTGTTTTGCTTTTTCACAACCTGCTAAATCTAATATACGTAAAAATCGATCTCCTAAATCAATAGTTATTTGTAAGTGAGAGCGTGATGAAGTAGAATTTTCACTCGAAACACCCACTTTTCTATTTTCGGAAATGATAGTTTGGATTTCTTGAATATCTGATTCTTGTTTCAAATCCTTTTGTTTCAAATTTTGTACAATAAATTGATTCTTAGAATCTTCACGTTGAAATACTTGTTTCTTTTCGTTCAAAATATCGTAACATTTGTTATTATAAATCTCAATAAACGAAATCTTCGCGTCTAATTTCATTTCCAACATATCGGACAATAAAGTATGTAAAAAACCTCGTTCTTTTGGTGAACCCAATATCGTGTGCGTTTTACCCGAACCGGTTTGTCCATACACGTAAAACGTAACATTTTTCTTGTATTTTAATACATTCATTAGCATATCAATACCGAGTTCATTATATATATCCATATTAATGCATTTGTCATCAAATACTTTATCAAATCCATATTTATGTGTCATATTATAAATTCCCGCATAACTTTTTTGCGGTTTTTGAACCATAATTTGATTTTCATATGTTTTTACACAACTATCGCTATTATTTCTTGTCAAATTTGGTTTGATTCTTGATAATATTTTAATTTTGGTCATATTGAATTAGTTTTACATAATATGATTTCAAAATATTATCATTCAGAAAAGTAATCATCAATTTCTTTATCTCTATAATGAGAGATATGTTTTTCATCAATGATCCACGCATAATATGTACATTGACTTATACGATAATGATATTCTTCAATATTTGTTGGTTTCCAGCGCAAAAACCGTTTGCCATTTTCATGTTCTACAAAATTACGTTTTTTTAACAATATATCATAAACAATATTCCACGTTTCAAATGGTATTGGATTATATAGTAATGAATTCATAGTTCCTAGTACATTTTGTTCAGTACATTGTCCAAGAATCAATGGATATAATCGGGTTATAATTAATTCAATAAATTCCGCATTCATTGCGTGTTATATTAACGTAATATAATTCTTTTTTCAAATAATGTGTAATATAACTACACATTAATTAACATTCAATATTCAATAAAATATACAATTTAAGAACACGCTTAATTGGAGTAAGCAACACCCGCCATGCCACTCATGACACGGAGCACATTGTAACTTGTGGCGTAAACACGGACCTTAGCAGTGGCAGTTCCACCAACAGTGGCACTGGAAAGAACAAGCTGAAGGGTGGCATTGTCAATACGGGAGAAGTTACAACTTCCGGAAGGTTGGTGCTCTTCAGGGCGAAGGGCGAAGGAGTACACGTTAATACCGGCATCAGGGGCGCGGGTATGGTGTTGGAAAGGTTGGACAACGTCGAAGTAAGAACCCTCACGCTCGGAGAAACGATCCTGACCGTTAAGTTGAAGCTTAGCAGTGACAACAGGGTTCTCACCCCAACAATGCATGTCAAGGGCAGTCTCAGAAAGAACGAATGTTCCGGCATCAGAGACGAATGAACCATCAATAACCTCACCAAGACCGGCATCACCAGAGGCAGCACCGAAGACATTAGGAGAAGCACCCCACTGAGTAGGATCACCAGTCACACCCTCAGATCCCATAGCACCGGGATCCTGGAAAAGACCACCGGAAGTGATGAAAGCATTAGCACCGGAAGTCTCAGCAGGACCACCGAAAGCGTGGACGGCATTAGGAAGAGCATCGACGGCATCGGTATAGTTGAAAGGTTGGGCACCAAGAGTCTTGTAAAGGGTCTGACCACCCTCAAGGGAGGAACAGTAATCGACATTGGCATCAGGTTGGACAACCCAGATGAGTTCCTTACAAGGGTGGTTGAAATTCAACTTGATCTTGTTGGAAGAGGAACCGACAGATTCGTCACCGGTGAACTGAAGTTGCTCGATGAGGTACTCGTGAGGATTCTGTGCCATCTTTCTACGCTCGTCAGTGTCAAGGAAGACATAGTCGATGTAAAGGGAAGCAGCAACAAGGGATTGTTGGTAAGCAGTGGAAGAAGAAAGAGTTCCGGAAGTACCTTCAAGGGTCTTGACGGCCCATAGACACTCACCAATAGGACGGAAATCAATGTTGATCTTGACCTCGTGGTATTGAAGGGCAATCAAAGGAAGAGCAAGTCCGGGATTGCGGCAAAACCAGAAAAGAAGGGGGATGTAAAGAGTGGTCTCAGGAAGGGCCTTGCGAGGGGCACAGACCTGGGAAGGTCCACCAGCAGCAGCACAGGGACCACTGATGTCAGCAAAAGAAGGATCGGTGATGTAGGTAAGTTGGGTGGTATTACCGATCATCTTGAAATATCCGCGTTGTTGTTCGGCAGACATGGTAAGTTGGTTCCAGATGTGCATCCAGTCACCATATTGACGGTCAATACGCTGACCACCAATCTCTACCTCAACCTGGGCAATAAGTTGCTCTCCGGGGAAATCTAACCAGCGAGCATAAACACCACCTTCGGAGTTCATGGACTGGTTGATCTCAGGAAGAGTGACCTGAAGGTAAGTGCGGTAGCAAAGATCACCGTTTCTGCTGATAGTACAGGTGACACGGCGACCGAAATCGGCTTGACCAGAGAAAGTCTGCTCAATAGATTCCATAGCAAAGTTGGTATGGCGTCTGTAAGACACCTTCCAGAAGGTAATTTCGGGGGTTCCAGTAAGGAATACGTCTTGGGCGCCATAGGCGACGAGTTGCATGAGTGCTCCAGCCATCTTTTCTTATATACTCTTCTAATAGAAAATAATTTCGGATTTTAATTAAATTAAATCAAATTAAATTAATTATTATAAACCTACAGTTTTACCAAAATAATAACTTTGTTACTAGATTTAAGTTGTTTTTCGTTAAAAACTTAATTATTCATTTAAAATATAAAAAATGGATAAAAAATGTTTTGCTAAATACTTTTGGACAATTGGTTAATTCAAAACCACACCATAGCAGTGTTAAAATACAATGACCAAAATAATAATTCAAAAATATGTAACGATAATGAGTTGATATACAACCATAATATTTTGTAAAAATTATTTTAAGGTCTCAATATCGAAGTTAGACACTAAAAATTGTTCTAAATATTCCTCTTTAAATACTTCTTTTTTATTTTCATGTTTTTTTACAAAAGTATAATTATCATCGTCTTTTTGTACTTTCCAACCCTTTTCTAAAGCATTCATTACAAACACCATAATTTTCAATTGTTTTGAATTTATATTTTCGGGTTGATAATTTACATGTATATCGTTATTCATGGTTATATTGTTACATTATACTTAATTATCTTTATTTTTCCCCATTTTATTAGATGTGCTAGTATATTTGGGATCGTCGTCACGTTCTCGTTTATTAGATTTACCATCAGTTTCTTCTTCTGCGTCCATTGAGTCATCAGTTTCTTCTTCTGTGTCCATTGATTTATCAGTTTCTTCTTCTGCGTTCATTGATTTATCAGTTTTTTCTTCTGTGTCCATTGATTTATCAGTTTTTTCTTCTGTGTCCATTGATTTATCACTTTCTTCTTCTAGTGAATTAATATATTCATAAATTTCTTTTAAGGTCACATTAGGTTTTTCGACAATGGATTTCAATTTTAATAATTCATCATCATCTTCTGTAATACCCAAAAGGTCCTCTTGTATTTTATAAGAAGCGTTTAATTGACTTGTAATTTGTTTTATTGCTGATATTATAGTTCCTATAACTTCTTTTATATTTTCGGTTTGATCTATAGTTTCCGTAACTTCTTCTAATATTTCTTTATCATATTCCTCTACGAAAAAAACATTTAATTGTTCCAGTAAATTTTTATTATTAATTATTGTTTCCAACACAGTAAATGGATGTGTATCATCAAAATCATCAAAATCGTCAGACTCATACTCTGTTGTCTCTGATTCTTTGATTTTTAATTCTTTGATTTTTGATAAAATAAATTGAATTGTATCATTTAATTCGCCACCCTCTTGTGGTACATTTATCGATGAATCTTTCATCAAAATAGAATAACCAATTATTGTTAGTGCTATTTCACATTGTTTTAAAATATGTGTTTTTCTAACATATGTATCTAATTCCATTTTGAATAATTTATCTCGTGAATTTGCTTCACGTACAACCTTATTTTGTTTCATAATTGTAATTATATTTCTTACAATAGCGGAAATAGTGTATTTAGGGTCACTTCCTAATTTGTTTCCGGGACCAGTAAATGGTGTATTTGAAGCGTTTGGTTGTGTTCCTCTTGTTAAAAGTGTCTCATTAATCATCCTTAATTCTTTTTGTAACTTTATTTTATTTATATCTGAAATATTTCCTTGGTATTTATTTAATTCACTACTAATAATCTTTGCTTGTTCTACCAATTTATTTTCCGGGAGGTTTTTTATTTTTTCTTCATATGTTTGGGTTTGTGTTTCAGTTAGTATATCCGAACCACCAACTACCTTTCGTTTTTTCTTTGTTTTACGCTTTTTCATCGTTTTTCTACGCCTTGTTCGTTTAATACGTCTTTTTCGATTTTTTATACCACCGTACTTCTTTCCAATACGTAATTCTTTTGCGTGAGAACGTAAATTTCCTTTAGAAATAAAACCTTTGCCTTCTTTTTGTTTGAGTTTTTCTACCGTTAATTCTTCTTTATATTCTTCTTTGTCTTCGTCTGTGTCTTTTTCTATCGTATGAATTGCTGGAATCGTATAATCAATAGTGTGTGATTCTATTGTATCAAAAGTAGTATAATCTACAGTAGTTAGGAAATTGTCATGAGTTAATAATTGAACATTATAAGATGAACGACTATCATTATCAAAGGTATTATTACTATTTAAACCTAGCGATACATATAAATAAGAGCTTAATCGTGGATTACATTTATCATATAATTTCTTTAAAATAATGGAAAAAATTGAAGTGAATGTTATATTTTTGGTAATAGTTTCATTTAATTTAAAATCTTTAAAAACATAATCGCTTATATTTTCAGAAATAGTTACAAAATCGGGTAAGCATAGAACAACGCCTATCATTGTTTGTGACGACATCTTTGTAAGTTTACTACGCCACAATCTTTCATTTTGAGTTCCACTATATGGATTACATGAGTTTAATCGGTCCTTCGTAGAACTCTTTAATTTCAACTTGGACATCACATTATATATATTTTTGTATAAATCCTCACTATCATTATCAGAAATGATGGTTGAAATGTTTTCAAGACCGATTTCAACATTTTCAATAATACCATAATTAGTTATGTTATTTTGTAAAGTATTGACAATATTACTAACTTTATTCAAGTTTTCCGTTTCACTTTGTATAATATCATCAATTTTAGAAGCATCAAACTCGAGTGGTTTATATGCAGTTTCCCAAACACTATAACTAGTATCTGCTGCTATTAATGTGGTAATAAATGAAAATAAATTTTCACCAATATTAGTAACATACATATTGATAAACGAACGAGTAACAAATAATATCATCAATAGTGATTGATACACAATATCACTTTTGGCAACATTTGCGAGTTCATACGCACTGTCATGAAATAAATAACTATAAATTTTTTGAATATAATCCTGAATAATGCCCAAATAAGATTTTATTTTATCAATTTTTTCTTTGATTGTGTCATTTAAAGATTTTTCCTTTTCTAATTTTCCAATTCCGACTGACAAATAAGTGTATGCGTCTTTTTTCCGTTGAATAGATAATTGTATAGATTTCAATTTTTCTGAGGGTGTATTAACAGCATCTCTCAATTGTTTACTTAAAAATATGAGGGCCCCAGATTGATTTACAAAAATCACTATTGGTGCTCCATAATATATTGCTGACGCAACAGCTACACGATCATATGATAAAAACGCATGAATACCGTTACTTTGTTCAGAAGTAATTTGTACACCTTGCGGCGTATCTGTTGGAGTAAATAATTTATAAGATAAATTAGATCGGCACGCTGTAACTGCTTGACCATGATCACCAAATTTTTTTGTCATAATTTTTAATTTACCACTTTCTTTAATCAATTCACTATAAGAATAACTTAGAAATACACGAGAATCAAATGTACCGCGGTCTTTCGAAGCACTTAAATTAATAATTATATCTTGTTTAGGTAGTTCAGTTATTTTTTGCGCCTTATTCGAGTTTTTTTTGGTGCTGATATATATTTTATTATTATCATTTACCATAAAATTTACGTTTGCGGATTCAATAAAATCCTCGGTTTCACCTTTTGTATATAAGTTATTTTCCCTAGAGGGTAATTTTAATGTTTTAGCATATAATGTACAATCAAATCGGGTAAATAGTAATTGATTACGAAGAATAGTGCTGTCTTTGTGTTCGTCATCGTCAGCGTCATCGTCATCGTCATTGTCATCGTCATTGTCATCGTCATCGTCATCGTCATCGTCATCGTCATCGTCATCGTCATTATCTTTAACAATCTTAGGATACAAAATTGCGGTTTCGTCATTATTAAACCCAACATCATTATAAGCATCAAATAATCCATAATAAGAGCGAGACGTTTTATCGGAAAACCCCTGTCTGACACCAGCACTTGAATAATAATGCGTCGAAGGACCAGGATCAAAAATGCCGGCCGCACTTTGAAGTGTAACAATTTTTGTTTCTTTTTTCCCTTCCGTTTGTTTCCACTTTTTTATATCATCTGCCCAATTTCCATACGCAACATCTCGTATAATAAAAATATCTTCGTTGATGCCGTGATCTTCAAAAAACCTTTGTATTTGTGAATTGTTTTTATCGTACACAATTGGAGGATCACAAACATTCTTTTCTTTTTCCGAATCACTACCCAATGGAATATGACCGACAACATAACGATTTGTTACAATATTTGCGTTGAATACTTGTTTGTTATCATCACCAATTACCCCATAATCCTTAATATATCCATCACAATTAGGTCTACACATCTTTATAAGTTTTGGTTGTAAATCTTTATTATTATCCCATGTATGTACGTTTAATAACATTCGAAATAAAAATATATCTTCGCTACTTGGTTGCCCGTCTTCATTTTTCAATAAACTATCAGTATCTAAAGAACCACTTCCTGCGACATCATTTAATTTATAGCAATTTAACCCATCAGGAATATGTTCTACAACAAATTTATCGATTTCTGTTTTGTCTAATTGTGGAATATTATGATGATCATGCCAAGCATCCATTTTTGCGATGCGACATAATTTTTGATATTTTCTTTCAAGACCTAGACTATCTACTTTATATAATTCACTATCTGGTGGACAATATGGATTTAAATCTAATACTATTTTTTTTTCAGATGACATTAATATATTATTATATAACAAAAAAATATCGAAAATCTAGGAAAAAATATCACTATATACTAATGAAAACTAGAAAAACAAAAAGAATATTTAGAAAGTTACGTTCAAAACGAGGAGGAGATAATTCAGTAACTAGAAAATTCAAGAGATTGAACGGTGCATTAAAATATGGATTACTTTATAATAGTCCATACATAAATAGAAAACCGAAGAGATTAGAATTAGCATTATCTCATTCAAGAAAAGTAAAAGATAACACAGAAAAGGATTTATCAAAATATATGAAACTTAGAAGCGGAAAACAAGTAAAAAAACCGATAGGTGGTAAAAATAAAACAAAAAGAATGAAAAACATAATTACATAACAAAACACATAAATAATATTCGTTTTTAATTATATTGAAAATGAACAAAAAGACGACAACAATGAAACAAATGACTTCATTGGACGAAAAACATCAAGAAATGTTGAATAAATTTCACAATAATGAATACAAAACAGTTCCTAAATTAAAGAATGAAATAGTAATGCTAGAAAAAGAAAAATCAAATTATCAACGTAATCAAATCGATAAAATATTGGACATCGATGACCAAATTAAGGAGTTCAAACAAGAAATCAAAATGTTAAAGAGAGAAAAGAAACAATATTTACTAGATAATTCGAAATATATTTTTGATTATTTTGAGTCCAAGAAACAAATATCAAATGGAGATCAAAACCAAAATGTCAAGGTATTAAACTCCTTTTTTAAGGTCAAAAGTACTAATTCAGACCGAGAAAATCCAAATAATTATAGTCAATCCAAAAAATTATACCAAGAATATTGGCGTAATGTCAATAATGAATTTACCAATCCACAAGATTATATTATGTCTTGCGATTTATGTAACATATGTGAGAGAGGAGAAATGGTCCCACAAGATGAAGAAGGAATTATGATTTGTAACAATGTTCAATGTGGACAATTTATCACATACATTGTTGATAGTTCGAAACCCAATAACAAAGATCCACCAAATGAAGTATCTTATACAGCATATATTCGACTGAATCATTTCAAGGAAATTTTGTCGCAATTCCAAGCAAAGGAAACTACGCAAATTCCCGAAGAAGTCATTGACAAAATTCGGGCGCGCATTAAGAAAGAACGTATCACAGACATGAAACAAATCAATTATGACAAAATGCGCGAAATATTACGCAAATTAGGATTAAATAAATATTTTGAACATATTCAATATATTAATTCTATATTTGGTGTAAAACCGCCCATTATGAATGAAGAATTACATGAGACGTTGTGTGTATTATTTATTGAAATTCAAAAACCTTGGGCTGTCCATTGTCCAGCAAATCGAACCAATTTTTTCAATTATACATATACATTATATCAATTGTGCATGTTATTAGACCAAACGCAATATTTGCCGTTCATACCTATGATGAAAGATCGCGAGAAACAGTTGGAACAAGATATGATTTGGAAAAAAGTTTGTGAAGATTTGGATTGGGAATTTTTCCCAACTGTTTAACTATAATTATTTTATATAATTATTTTATATAATGAAATTTTCTAGAATCTCAATTTTAATAATAATTTTTGTAATATTTTGCTGTATCGCCTATTTCATACAAGTTACAAATAATATATGCGAACCGATGACGACTCATCCGAAAATATTGTTCACATGTACAAGTTTTGTATCAAAACCAAATAAACTAGATTCGTTAAAACAGACATTAGATAGTTTTATTCGTTATACACCAACTGAAACTATTGATAGAATGATTGTAATAAATGAATATGACGAAAATACAGAAGATTCCATCGAAGAACTAAAAAATATGTATCCTGAAATTGAATTTATAAACAAATCTGAAAAAGATAAAGGTCAAGCGAGATCAATTAATTTAATTATTGACATTTTACGGGAAGGAAATTATGATTATTGGTTACATTGGGAAGACAGTTGGATTTTAAATACCCCCTTTTTAGATGATTCAATTGAAATTATGGAAGATGATAATATAGATCAATTACAATTGATTGATCGATGGCATGATACTCACAATGAACGAAAAGAAGTAAAAATAACAAAAAATGGGAAAAAATATACTGAAATTCTAAAAATAAATGATTCTATAGATGAACAATTGAAACCTTTTGGGAATTGTAGTGATTTTAAATTGAATTGGGCAGAACATAGGGATCATTGGCCTCTATTTTCATTGAGTCCAGGTATAGACAAAGTGGACAAAATTTTAGAAACGGGTTATTTTGATACATCAACCGAATTATGGCCTATCACATTTGAATTTAAATGGTCGATAAAATGGTTATGTAGTGGAGGTAGAAAAGCAGTTATTAATAATAGTGTTTGTCAACGCGTGGATGATCATATGTCAACATATGAGTAACATTCTTTATTTAAAAACGACAATACCAAATACAATACATTTTTTTCTACATGAAGAATAAGATGTATTATATTTTTTTTCATATTTCCGGAATAGCATTATTAGAAGTATGTTTTTTCTTCTATTATATTGGACCTATGGAAACCAAACATTTTCGAAATGTAGTAAAAAAATTAGTAGATGAACCATTATTTATGATAGAAAATAGTATTCCCGAACAAGAAACGATACAATATGAACAATTTGTACCAAATAACTATGATTTACAAATAAATAATAGTTCAATTCCGATTTCTTATAAATCGATTCGTGAAAGTATTCAATTATATACAAATCAAACTATCGAACAAAATATGGAAGAACTGAAAGAAAATAAAGATTCGGCAATAAAACGGCGAGAGAAAAAAAATGAGGAATTATTTGTGGAAACAATTGAATATTGGATGGCATTTACATTCTTGACAGTTTTATTATATATGTTACATTCAAAATATATAGAACTTATCCGTTTAAATGAGGTGTATAATTCTATTGTCACCGTTCGTTCGCATGATTATGATATTGAAATGCCCGAATACACACGGTATAGAAAAAATTCAGAAATTCAAGAAACTTTAGAAGAACAAAGTCCCAATAAATGTTATGAAACTACCAAGAAAATTGGTCATTATTTCTTATTTGCGGTTTGTATTATCAGTTTTCAATATGGTTTTTTCGAAACCATTGTTTTATCGTATGATCCATTATCCATTGATGAAGTGAAATATTTAATATATAGCAAATTAATCCCTAGTGCGTAACAATATATAATAATATAAATGATTATTATATATGGATCCGAATGAAATATTAAACGAAATTAATATTACATTTGTTCGTCATGGAACTACGGAATACAACGAACAGAATCGAGTTCAAGGTAGTTCTGATATTCCATTGTCCAAGAAAGGATATGAGGACATTGAAAAAGTTGTTTTAACTCATTGTAATTATGATCTATATTTTCATAGTCCTTTAATGCGTTCCAAAGATACTTTATACAGTATTTTGGAAAAATATGGTACTATACCAGACAAAAAACATATTGTTGAATCCTCTTGTGTCACCGAACGCGGATATGGAATTTTCGAAGGATTAACACCATCGGAAATTGAAGAACAATATCCTTCTTATTATCACGAATGGATAATCAATGAAAATGTGAAAGGAGATAATATTGAACCAATTGAAGAGGTAATATATCGTATCGAAAAGTTTATTGCGAAATGTATAGGATACAATAATAAAAGGATATTAGTGGTCACACATTCGGGTTTTTTATATGCTCTCTATAAATACATTACTGATTCTCCCTTACATTTAAAACCTACGGATTTTTTAGTTTCTTTCCCAAATTGCTGTGTGGTAGACCTACAAATATTGGTCCATTCTCATCATAGTGAATTAAATTTCAAAATAAAAGGCAATATCATACAAAAAATTATAAAGTACTCATAACTTGCTGAAATGTTTGCGCATTTAATTGTGTCAATGGTGGTAATGGTTCATCATGTGCGTTGTCAATTAATTTGAAATGTTCTCCGATTTGTATGTTGCTAGTAACATTATTTTTAAAATTACTATCAACAACTTGTGTAAAATTTTTCATCAGTAAATTTGAACTCATTTGTTTTTTCATATTTCTACGTAAAATAGTATTCATAATAATAAAACTCATCTTGGAAAGTGCGTTTGTATTTTGATGACGATGTTCACGTTTTAATAAATCTACCTGTCCCATTTTCTTTAATCCGAATTTCTCCAAAATATCTATCAACATATTTACTTCTACGCCATAACCTGTCATATATTCCACGTTTTCCAAAACCTCTCTATAACCACCATATTCGCCTCCAAGAGGTTGGATAAAACCCGATAATTCTGGATACAATAAATTTAACATAGGACGTGCGCATAATTCAGTAACCCGTCCTCCTTCATTTGATTTTTGTACTGTATCACTAATGACCAAAGGTCTTTCATAAAAACCTTTAACAAATTTAATGGGTGTTGTTAATAGTGGACCAATAAGTCCATAAATCATACGTACATCGAAATTTTTTAAATCACTGTCGCAATATAAAACAATTGTCCCTTTTGAACAATATAATCCTTTCCATAACTGATTTCCCTTTCCTTTTTTACATTGATAATCGGGTAAAATATCGCATTCTTTTACTACATTTAATAATTCATATTTAGTTTCCAAGTTATAGACAATGTCTAAAGTATTATCGGTGGAACCACCATCGATTAATACAAGTTCGTCAATTAATTGGAATTTATTATTCAAATCGCGAAAAATGGTTTCAATAATTGCTCCTACACTGTCTTCTTCGTTAAGTGTAGGCATAACTAGAGAAATGGTTCGCCCATTTTTATTGTTATAAAGCATTTCTAAATCTTTATAATCGAAACAATGGAAAGTGTTTTGTTGTAACCATGACTCTACTTTTTGTATTTCAACTGATTCCATTTGTATAGTATAAAAATATATTTCGAATAATATTCAAACTAATATTCGATAAAATAAATAATATCCTATGTTATACATGATTACTTTTGGAGGAATTGTCATATTATCCGTATATACTGCCATTGTTGGCATTATTGTATCCTATAATTCACAAACTGTAGAACTGTTACATGACTCTTTGATGATTGCTTAATAATTTCAACAAGAAAATTGATTCGTTTTGTTGGAAGTAAGTAACTTCCATAAAAAATATGGCAGGAGTAAAACGATTACACAAAGAATATAGAGACCTTTTAAAGGATCCCATGGTCAATTGCATAGCAAAACCACTGGAAGAAAATATCCTTGAATGGCGGTTCATTTTCAAAGGGGAGTCAGATACTCCCTATAAAGATGGTGTATATATGGGGAAGATCAGTTTGCCAAAAGAATATCCATGGAAACCTCCAAAAATTCAAATGATCACCCCAAATGGACGGTTTCGTACAAACGGTACGCTATGTTTGAGTTTTACGCATTATCATCCGGAGTCATGGAATCCTGCACTATGTATTCGGACTATGCTCCTAGGAGTCATATCGTTCTTCTATGACAATGATAATACCACAGGGGCTACGCGATCGACTATCAATGAAAAACGGGTGTTTGCTGAAAACTCGGTCGAATTTAATAAGACCCTAGACGAATATAGATTGTTGTTTGAAAATAACGAATTTGAACCAAAAAAGGTGGTCATCATCAAGAAGAAAAAAGTTGCCATGTCAGTCTAATTTTATACGTAATTTTATAAGTAGTATTTTTTTATTTAGTGTAAAAAGCTATATAAATAATAGTAGTAAAGTCTTATTATAAGCAATGTCACTTCGTACACATCAATCAAATCAATTACATACACAAAATGATTTACTCATGAAATGTTTGTTAGATTTTTATGAAGACAAAACCAAGTTGGATCAAATGATGAAAATTATTAATGGTGAATCGAATATTTCACTTCGTATTGTAGATTGGTTTGTTACAAATTATGCGAAAAAAGACTATACAATTTATGATCTTCCAATAATAAGAAATTCGAAAACTGTTCAAACACGTTTTAAGGTATACAATGATTATAAATTGAAACTAAAGGCATATTCTAAAAAGCGATTTGACCCGTTTTGTAGATGGGAGCGTATTACCATTCCGTATAATGAAAACAATTGTATGGAAACCACCATTGGACAATTGAATTTTTTTAAATGGGCAATTGAAAACAAAATTATCGATTATATTAAAGAACATTACGACGCAATTGAGAAAGATATGAATGATCGCAATTCAATTTCCAAGAAAAAGAAAGACGATAATTTGGAAACAGCATCTATTACCTTAAATAGTGGTGATAATAGTAAAACGCGCAAAAAACGTGAGGAACTATCTGTGTCGGCATGTAAATGTATTAAGAAGGAAAATGTGAAAATTATTGTGTCATTTAATTAAATTACATGGATGTATCTGATTATATAAAATAATAATTTTTGGAAATAATGTAATGGTTTCATAATGTATAATGAAATCATTTGGCGAATATTTTTCTTCCCTTTTAAATATGAATATGTTTTGTAAAGACGAATCGAAGTCCTCAAAAGATTCATTGGACAAAACAGAACACGAAAAAGAAGAAGTCCAAGAAAAAGAAGAAGAGAATAAAGAAGAAACGGAAAAAGAGAAAAAAAAGGGGGAAGAAACATTCGAATTTATCGAGATTTCTGAAAATACGTTTGCTGAAGTAGTAGAAGATATGTTTATTACGAAATTTTAATTTTTTTGTTTTTTTTTGTTTTTATGCGGTCTTGTTCCATGTTTCGTCGATTAAACCATACGACTTACACTTCTCAATATCCCACCACAGATCGTGCTTCAATATCTCTCCTAATTGCTTCTTAGGAATATTTGCGCAACTCTTATAAATCGATATGATCTTAGTCATGAGTTCCTTGTTATTCTCAAACTCGTCCTCCAGTTCTGCCATTTTTCCCCATGATCCAGCAGACAATTGATGAATCAGCATATATGCGTTTGGACGCATATAACGCTTCTTACCTACTACACTAATAAGTGTTCCTGCTGAGGCAGTAGCACCCTCAATGACAGTATGAACGGGAACTTTGCATGATTGAATCGCATCAATTGCGGTCATGGCATCAAATACCGATCCTCCAAAAGAATTGATGTGAAGATAAATTGGAATCTCATCAATACACAATTTATGTGCGTTGATAATATTATCCAATTCACACTTGCGTAGAAATTCAATCATTTCAAAGACGGAATCTCTATCGACTTCTGCGTGGAAATAAATATGATTTCCCTCGCGTGTAATTTTACGACCACCTTCGTCATCGTCGTCATCGTCGCAATCGTCATTTTTAATGATAAGATTGGCAGTCTTACACTGTCCGCGGGTAGTAACGTTTTTAGGAGCAAATCTGAACATGTTTTCTATTATATAGATTGATACAAAACATAACTTTGTATCAATTAGAATCAATTTTATAGTTTATTCACACCTTTTTTAATCTTTATTTTGGAATAGGAAAAGGACGTTGGTTGGGTTCTAAATTAAAGTTCGTAGGCATAATTAAAGGAACTTGACGATCAATCATAGAAAGTTCAGGAATATTGCGAACTTCAGCATTTAATGGACATTCTGGTTTTACTAGATTCGTGGATCCAATACCAAACAACCATGATTCAATATCATTCGGGTTTTTTGCCAATTCAGTATCAGGTAATTGACCCGGATTTAATCCAAGTCCCGATTTATAAGTAGAACTTGCAAAAGCATATTCTTTATTTGTGCTATATTGTATTTGTTGTTCAAAAGCGCGTTGTTCGACTTGATAATTTCCAGGTGTATTTTTATTCGACGATGATGCCATTATAATATAGTAAGACAATAAAGATTTTTGAATGGAATTACTAAATAACAACACTTACGCTATTTTGTGTATTAAACGTTTATATGATTCGTTTTCCTCGTTGAACTGACTAGATTGAAGAAAGAAATCTTGTAAACACATATGAAATAAATGGAAATAATCATAAGAACATAAGACTGCCATTCCTATTTCTTTTTCTACTGAAAACATTTTCTCTGCTCCATGTTGATATAATTTTTGAAATAAGACATTATCCCGTGTTTTCTCGTAAACAATATCCATTGCCTTGCTCATAGATTCTTCGTCATAATTATTTTCGTCGTTTGTAATATCATCTATTTCCGTATGTGGTATTTTTTCATTCATTTCGAACATATTTCGCAAACATTGACGATAAGAAGCACTATCATCATAATTAGATTGTTTATTTGCGATATTATGTAAAGTCTGTTCCATAATATAGATATGATACACGACATATTTATATTATTTTCCTAAAGTTTGAATAAACGCGAGAATATCCCTTTTTCAATGTTTTTCGTTTTTTTGTTTTCTTGGACTTCCTTGTATTTGGTTTGGACCTTTTCAATGTTTTTCGTTTTCCACCAACATGTTTATATTGATAATTACTATGAAAATGATTCCCCCCAACATGTTTACAACTATGTAAGCGAGGGGGATTTCCACCCGTTTTCTTTGACATGTATATAATATAACAAAGAAATATTGTTAAATATAGTTTTTATACTTTAAACAAACGAGCAAGAAAGGTTTTCTTAGATGTCTTTCTCTTTCCAGATTTCCTTGACTTTTTTGATTTTCTTGCTTTCGTTGACTTTTTTGATTTTCTTGCTTTCTTGGTAGAACGCTTTCCTTTCTTACCTCCATATTTGGCACCGCAACCTGCTCCCCCCACGTGGTTCAAACCTGTGCTTTGTGCTAGTTCTTTTAAACCGGACATTATATAATAACACTATATAATGTTTCTTCTAGGAAATTATACATTACTATTAGGTCGACCTTTCGCCATCTCATTTTCACTATAGCGAGTATCCGCACCACCACGCACCCAACCGTTCATGGCACTTTCTTCTACAGTATTCTTAGTATTCGAAACGCGATCTTCCATATTGTTGTCAGTAGGATAAAGAGTATATCCCATAAAACTCTGAGACATTACGGTGGAAACACTTTTCTTCTCGCCCATAGATTCACCTTCTTTCATTTGAAGTTCCAAAGTAGGATCAACCGAACCTCTTCCTAAATAAGGAACGGTTAAAAATGGACGTTGCATCAAATTCAAACGTCCTAAAGCACGCTCCTTTTCACCATCAAGTAATAATTCAGATTCATTTTGAACTTTATCACCACTAATACCTACACCGGTTACTCCGGTAGGAACCACAGCAGGTTGTTGCGTGGCAAAATGAATTTGAGAATCAACCGGATTTTGGCTAAAATGATTGGTGGTATTGTAGGAAGAAAAGCGGTCATTCTGAAGCGTTTCTTGTGTTTTCGTGGTATTGTCGTTTTCAATGCGGGCCATATTATAAAAAGAAAAATTGCTTTCGCTGGACATTATAATATATATTTGCTATATATTTTGTCAGCAAATAATTTATTAATACAAATTATGTCGAGGATTGTTTCGAACACTTGCAAACATATTACCTTCTTTTGCTGAAATCATATCACCGTAACAAAATTCAGCAAAACCACCTTGATCGTTAGGTATGGTTGTGTTGGCAGTACTATAAAATTGTCGCATTGACTGTTCTAACTCTAAATTATCTGTGGTACTTTGAAATAGTTTTTTATCAATATTTGGTTGTCCTGGATTTAATAATTGAACTTGTTTTTTAGTTTCGTCTAAAATAGTTTCCCGGTCATTTTCTGTAAAAGAAGGAGGAGCTGGTTTTTTATCGGGATTATAATCATAATCGCTAAGTAATACATTGCTTAAAGGATTTGACGGTTCACTTTCTTGATATTGATTTTCATTTGTATGAATGTCAATTAAAGGTCCATGGCGACTATATGCCTTTTCATACGAGGGATCCCTTTCAAAGAAACCTTCATTTTGTTTAGTTGAATAATGGAGAAGGAATATACACAATAAACTAATTCCAGAAACTACTAAAACTCTTTGTTTTCCTGTAAAAATATAAGCAACAAAAGTCATAACAATGACTAAACGTGTCAATGCGTTTAGTTTTTGATTAAAAGTCATTGTATCAATTGGAAAAAATTCCAAAGCATAATTCGATTGTAACAATATATTCGGATTTTCTGTCCAAAAAGAAATTTTAACCTTTTTCTTTACAACTTCGATAGGTATTTTCTTAATTTCGATAGGTGGTTCTACTTCTTCCTTTGGTTCAATCCATTTTTCATGTTGAATAGAATGTTCTAAATCATTATCAAATATAGTTGGGTTCATATGTCTTTTATATATATTCTTTGTTATAAAAATATATATAATTATGCTAATCTCATTTTTTCACACACTTTTCATCAATTTGAAAAGTATCACATTTTTTTTTATCCGGAACAATTTGTAAAACACATTTGGATTTTTCTCCTAACAATGGTTCAGTACACCCTTTTTCAATGTCATTATTTTGATTTGTTTTTGAACAACGAGAACGAAAATGTTCATATCGTTCGCGTACATCAATATATGACAATCCCGATTTTTTCCCCAACATTTTATTAATGGTTTCGTGTAGTTGGTAAACATATTTAGAAAAGGTTTCGCGATTTTTCATATGGTACCATTTTAATGGATGTTTTTTAAAATTTTTGCATAAATTTATTCTACATTTTCCACACGGTAATACATTACGCAAATTTAAAATAAAACTGCGATAATTACGTTTATCATCACATGACGGTTGTACTGGATAGTTAAAACTTGTCGTGTGAATATAATGCCACGCACTTGGTCCCCATACACTTGTCAACATGCCGTCATTTGAATTATAATCCTTTTTTTTATAAACGCGCTTCGTTTTTTTCTTTTTAGAACTATTCGGTTTTGTCTTATACGTTTTAGACATAGTTATATTATAAAGATAAAAAAGAGAACGTCAAAATTTCTAAATAATGATTTTCATATAATTTTTATATGAAACTAATTTATATGGCTCCTGGAATTTTTTCAGTTTTATATAAAGACTTTGGTAAACCTCTTGAAAAACAACTAGTTACATTTTTCGTGTTTATTATATTTGCTGTTGCTGGGTATTACGGGTATTGTTGGTTTGGTAAATCTACTGTGGAAAATTTAAGTGATGAAAATATGGCAAATAACAATCGTCGCATAAGTGAAGCAAAACTAATGTTTTTCTCTGCCGATTGGTGCCCTCATTGTAAAAAAGCAAAACCGGAATGGGATAAATTTTCATCTGAATATGCGAACAAGGAAATAGGTAATTATAAAGTAATGCCTGAATCCGTTGATTGTACGGATGGTGAAAACCGTTTAATTCAAGAATATAGTATTGACGGATATCCTACTGTTATTATGATTAAAGATGGAAAACGAGTTAATTTTAGTGGGCGCATTACCGAGGAAAACATACAACAATTTGCTGATAGTGAATGTAAAAAATAAGTTAGATCGCATCTATTAATGTTTGGGCACATTGAACACCATTTTGAATAATAGTTTTGCGATTTTCAGGAGAGTCGATAAAATACATTAACGCTTCAAAATCCATTTTTCCCATTTCAATACATATTTCGTTACTCAAATCAACATCTTTATCAAAATGTTTCATGTTTCTTATAGCATTTCGTATTAGCAAAGTTATATATTCGGCTAAATTTATATCCTGATGCATTTTCATTTTGTTATTACCCTCGCATCCTACTACGACTGTTCGTTTTCGAATACCTAAAATTTCATTTTTATGTGTTCCGTCTTGTTCTAAACATTGGTGAACTGGATAATTTAGGAGAATACCACCATCAATATAATATTTTCCTTCGATAGAAATTGGTTTAAATACTACAGGTATGCTACACGAGGCGTAACACGCGTCTACTAATTTCACATGAGGATGTGTTTTATGCGAAAAACATGTTAATTCAAAAGCATCAATTTCAACGGCATAAATAAAAAAATCAACTTGTGTTTTTTCATAAAATTCTTTTAATGTTACATCGATTGAAAAATTTGCTCCCAAAAGTAGTGGTCTCCACGCATCTTTAAAGTTTTCTATTGTGAAAACACCACAATTATCGTAAATATTTAGAAAATGACTCCAATCAAATTTAAATACATGTTTCCATGGTCGATCAATTAAAAATGTATCGAGTGTTTCCCAATCATACTCAAGTAACAACATAAACAATACGCCTGTTCCTATTGATGTTCCGTGGCAACTTTTAATATTTTTTATATCCCATTTACCACATTGATTTAATTCGCGCAAGGCACCATATGCTGCTAAACCATATGTACCACCACCCGATACAACCAAATGTTTAATAATATAGTCTGTTTCGTCAGTTTCTTCTTTATCCATTTATTCATTATAAAATAACGTATTTATATATATTTTTTTTCATCAGTTTTTATAAGAGAATGTCCTGTTTTTTATTCACCGACGATGATGATAATGTAGGAAAAATCGATATTGATGAACTATATGAAAAACAACAGAGACGTGATATGAAACAAATTTCAATATTTAATAAAATTTTGAATCGCATACACAAGCGTATTAAAGTTACTGGACGAAGTAAAGTAAAGGATCAATTTATTTGGTTTACTATCCCCGAATATATATTTGGTGAACCGTGTTATGATAAAGCAGAATGTATTGCGTATGTAATCGCAAAATTAGAATCGAATAAGTTTCATATTCGCTATGTTCATCCAAATACGTTGTTTGTATCATGGTCAAATTGGGTTCCATCTTATGTTCGAAGTGAATATAAAAAAAAAACGGGTGTGGTTGTGAACGAATTAGGACGTATCGTAAGTCGTAAAGAAGACGTTTTATACGAAAATAGCGACGATCCCAATTCGAAAATATTAAATACTGGTCAAGAACTGAATGAAAAAGCAAAAAAGGTTTACTCATCCACCGAAGAATATAAACCAACCGGTACGTTAATTTATAATCCAGATTTCTTTGAGAAAATTGAAAAAAAAGTGTTATAAGTAAAATACTTAAATACTACACGTTCCATTATGTATAATGGAATCTGTACAAGAGTCTGTCGAAAAAGTCCCTGAATGCGAAACCGAAAATGTTGATAAGCAACAAGCAACACAAGAAGTCAATGTATTGGATGTTCCAGTAGCAAATGAGAACGTTGCTCTGAATATTCTAGTAACTTTTGTTAATTTGGCACAAAAGCGCGGTGCTTTTAATCTGAAGGAATCCGCAAAGATTTGGGAATGTGTTGAAAAGTTTCAACGTTCAAGTGGAAATTAAACCATTTAATATTTAAAGTCTATAAATATAAATTAGCATACATGATACATAAAACAAGGCAAAATTAATTGAATACAACATTGCTGTTTTATTCATATTATAGGGGAAACTATAAAGCAGTAGAGTTTTGTATAACATAACAGAAAGTAAGAACCATGTTTTCCATTCATCTTGAATATTATTAACTGAACTATTTAAAAAGAAATAAGAATGAAAATCTTGTGCTTTCTCAAAACATAGGAACAGTGTCGAATACATTATTCCTAAAACACTTGTAGCATACACATATGGATAGAAATATTGGGCAATATCTTTATTTATTGCCCATAAAACAAGTAAAAAATTAACAAAAAATGACGGTGGATACATGATGGATAGATTATCGGAATAAAATATGAATTATATCATAAATCATATTTTAAATTTTCATATCTTCTTCAATTATGGAAATGACTTTTTGATAATGAGGTGCTTCATCATATTGTATTTGATAGACATAATCGAACATCTTTTTTTTCCATTTATTTTCATTATGAAAATCTTCTTTTGCACTTTTTCGCATTTGATTATTTGGATGTAAAATATGATAAGGACTATATTCAGTGTCTTCTTTCACATTGATATTTTCCCAAGGCAATTTTTCATATAAAAAATACAAATAAATATACAAAACCGAAATTAGATCATCACGTCTACACGGATCCATACCATAATGGATAAACAAACTGATGAATTTAGGAGTTCCCATAATAAAACTATCTTTCGTTTTTTCTTTCATATGTTCATTATTTTCATCTAAATATATAGTTGCTAAACCAAAATCGATTAAATAAACAGAATTATCTTTCATCATAAAATTTTGTGGTTTAATGTCTCGATGAATAACTCCATATTGGTGTATATGAATCAATATTTTTATCATTTGAATCGTAATTTGGTTAATTTCTTGGACATCAACAGTATTATTTCGTACATATTGATCTAATGTACAATCATAAAATGGCATGATTAAAGCAAGTTGGTTGTTATATGGACCATACCAATAAATAGGAGGAACATTGCGACATCCTTTTTCATATAAATAATGTAATATAGTGGTTTCTTGTTTCAATAATGAAATCGGGCAATCTTCTTGCTCAGTTTTAATAGCAACTTTTTCCTTCTTTTTAGTTAATCCTTCATAAATTGTTCCAAATTGTCCGTTCCCAATTTGTCTTATTATTTCATATTTGTTTTGAATCATAATTCAAATTATGAAATTATGTATATATAGTTTATACGAAAGCAATAATTTATGAACGACATTGTAAGTTTTATTATATATTTATTCATAATACTCATATTTGGTTATATTGTTGGACATTCTCTTTCAAACAAATGTTTTCCATTACGTGAAGGTGCACGTACATTACCTAGACCTGTAATTAATCCTCCTTATAAAATATACGAGAAAACTGTCAAAGATATTGTCTTCCTCCCTGGAGAAACAATGAATCAGTTTATAGATAAACAAGCCAACACTTATTTTGATAAAGATGGACTACCTTTAGAAAAGACTATTCAAAAATACGCAGCATATTGCGTAAATCAAGGAAATGTGAGCGATGAAAATAAACGCAAATTAACTGACATTGGGTATTATGTTTTGAATATTGTTATTCCTAATTTACCTAGTACGAAAAATAATGAACCAAAAGAATACTGGCCACCAATTGAATGGTCAAATCACAAAATATTCGATGTTTGGAAACAACCTACATCCACATATAAAGAATTTAGAGGGCAAAATTATTTAGATTCCTATGTTTCGAATTTTAATGCTTCCAATAATGGTGGCGGAGGAAATATTAATTCACTGTTTGGTAATTTAGATACTTCCAATTTCTTTGGAAGTAGTAAAAGCGATGACGGAGGAGGCGATGACGGAGGAGATGGTGACGATAAATGCGGTGATTCTGAACAAAGTAAATGTGGCATAGGTTGTCCCGATAGTTGTTTAAGCGGTGCGTTTGCTGCTGCTGCTAATGCACAAGGCGATGAAGATGACGATGGTTCAAGTTCAAGTAATGGAAATAATACGAATTTGAATGATTCGTATAAAGATGATAGTTCTAATAATACTGACGGCAACCAAAATAATGCGGGTAATACCACATTATTGCCAGGAGGCGCAAATGTTTTAATGATTGGTTCGGCAAAACTAGACGGATACGTTATTACAGATGAAAAGCAAACAAGTGACTCGTCCAAATTGAACGATGAAATTAACGAATTTATTTATAATTATTTTATTAGTTCTGGACCCAATGAAAATCGTCCAACACAATATGCGATTGATCAATTTGAAGCGTGGAAAAAAAAATCACCCATGGACCAAATACATATGAATAAATTGCGTGATATGGTCTATTATATATTACAAATTATTGTGCCAGGATTGCCAACAGACCAATTGTCGCGTTCCTATGTTGCTTGGCGCCCTATTGTTTGGATGAGTCGTTCTGAGAAACGCAATTAGGGTTTGATCGCACATATGTCGTTTTATATATTTTATCATCGTATTATAAGAACATGATGATAAACAAAACATTAAATGATTTTGTGGAAAAAGTGTCTCCTCAAGTGTATTTTATTCTCATCGGAATTTGGTATATAGTTTATTTCGTAACAATTGTTGGTTTAGCCTATATTGATCCAAAATATGTAAAAACATTAAATATGATTATTCAATTTTTTATTGCGTTTGTTTTATTTATTCGATTTAACCCATTTCAAAAACGTATAACATGTAATCGCAATGATCGTATATTCATTTTAGCAAGTTGTTTCTTTTTATTGGTGAATGATGAATTTACAGATTATATGCGAACATTTTTTCGAGATCGTATTGATCGATTAAAAACATTCTTCTAATTATTCAAATATAACCACATTTTTTAACAACCAAACAATCATTTTCTTGGACTATTTGAAATGGTTTTCCGCATCCGTAAATTAAATCTTCTTCTACTACCTGATTACATATTTCTTCAGAACTATGTGGTTTCATTTGCTTTCCAGAATCTTTGTATATTCCATGTCGAAAAATACCACAATTCATTTTTTCCATAATAAACGGATTTTGGCAATGTGGACATTGTAAGATGGGTTCCATTATATAAACGTTATAATAAAACATCTAAAAAGATTTCTACTTAACTTTCCATGAACCAATTAATACAAAATGAAAAAAATAATAGCGATTTACAAAACACATTAAACATTGATGAAATATTGGAAGCAGCACAGCATGTAGATCGCGAATATATTGAACACCATTCCTTGAAAACTATTTCCGAAGAAATATTTGACTGTTTACAAGAAATAAATATAGAACGCGATAATATTCACAAATATTGCCAAAGTCTTCTTCAATATAAATACATTGAATATGTTCATCATATTCACAAAGGAAAACATATTCGATGGATTCGAAACGGAAAATTAACAAATGGCGGTATAGTCGTAGACATTAAATTTTTAAATAATGGCACTCACATATTATGTAAAAATCATCATCGATTTATTCAATATAAATTTGATGATTGTAAAACATTCCAAAAATTAACGCAACAAGAATTGTTAATTTTACAAATAAAAGATAATTTATGATTTTTTTTTCATTGTTTTGTTTCTAACAGTAGAACGTTTTTTGCGAGTATATATTTTCACCATTTTATATTTATAGAACTTCTGTATACATTGTAACATTTTTTTGGATACTTTCATATCAATCAATATATCTTCGCCCATTTTTTTATTATCGTTTACTATGAAATCGTTTCTTTTATAATAAGACAGCAACTCTTCTCTGATATTTTCTGATTTTTCACATTTTTCTACAAGTGCGTCTATAAATGTTCCTATTATTTCATTACGACTTAAATCAATATAGTATGGTTTGGGTTGTACATAATATACATATCTATGTTTCATGAATACATGATCAGTATTGTCCAAGAAACACAATTCAGTGTTTTTAGGCAATTGAACACATCGTAAAAATTCATTATATGTTTTACTCCCTGTCGTTCGTTTATGTTCGACAATTTTTCCATTTATTTTAAATGCTCGTACTATATTGGTAAATAAACCGTCTACATTCCATTTTTGTTCAATATATTCGGATATATAAGTGGTCCATGTTATTGGAATACAACTATTGTTCGTATACATATACACCATGGTTTTGCCATTTTTCGTCTTTTTTTTATGTAAATATTGAAAAATGATTTCAATTCCATATCGAAATACTTGGGGAAATAAATCAAGTAGAAAAAATAAACATTGTTTATCGTTTTCGAACAAGGTACATGAAAAAGAAGAATGTAATTGTTGAATGAATTGAAATAAAATATAAATTTTCGAAAAATGTCCGATTGTTTCATCCAAATCAAATACGAATATTTTTGTATTATTTGTTTCATTTTTATTCAATTTCAACCCTTTCCCCTTGTAAATGTTAACATGTTCTTTCGACATTGCCTATAATAATTTGATATTAATATTTTTCCAATAATTATAAGCGATAATTCATATAAAACTACATATTGTATATGAATTATAATGGACCGCGTTCAACAACTCGAAAAAACTCAACATGAATGTTTGGAACTATTTCGTAAGAAAAACCAAGACTATGGCGATGCGTTTGCCAAATTTGGTGTCATTGGAATATTAATGCGTATTGAAGATAAAATACAACGATCTTTGTCTATTACAAAAAATGGTGTTCGATTAGTCAACGATGAATCCTTAAAGGATACATTGATGGATTTACATAATTATGCTGCCATGGGTGTTATGTTACTGGATGAAAAAACAAACAAACAAAATACAATCCAAACATTACATGGACATAATCGAAATTAAACATATGTTTAATGAGTGACAGGCATACTAGTTAATTTATATTTTGACCAATTAATTGATTTTCCATCATTAATTGGTTCTTTTTCTTCATCGTGCTCTTTATCTAAAGAATCGGCACGTTTTACTGCTGAATCTAAATACAAATCTTTTAGAATATTTCCAACACGAACCGAACCCTCTTGTTGATCCATTTGTCCGTCCTCAATCAATTTCAATACAATCAATAATTTGGACATAATGGTGATATTCACCTCGTCTTTCATTAATCTACGAAAAATATCCGTGTAATTATCATATAAAAATTGACATTCAACTTGAACAATATTGAAAAATTTCTCGGGGGAACGTGACCTAAGTTCGGAATGCTCTTCTTTCAAACGCTCTAGAACTTTAATATTCTCACGGATTTTAGAACTATGTTTCAAACGCTGAATCGTTTCAGTGTTGTCCACATAATCCATTTCGTTCATGAGGTTTTTCAGGTTTAGACGTTCATCGTTCGTTAAAGATGCCATTTTATAACTCACTATCAATCGTTGTTTTTATGTATTTTGTTAATTTTATAATATATAGTAAAATACTAATATATAATGGAATCGAAACAAATAGATGTTAATAAAACATTAAATGAACCACCGAATGAAAATTTAGAATCAATTATGAAAAAATATTTTATTCCTCCTCAAACAGTAAATTATATGAAATGGGGTCAATCTTTCATGATTATATTGTTATTTGGTCTAATGTTAGTCGGTATTTTATTTGCGTATATTTATGCGAATTTTACTGATTTTCAAACTCGCATTAGTGTTATTAGCAACGCATATATATTCGGAAAAGATCCGGAATTAGAGTTTAGACGATATATGAAGAACACACAAGGGCAGTTGATTTCCACAGTGATGAATGATATTCAAACGTCTAGTACCAATTTAGAAACGGTCAATGCGCGTCTTGATAGTACGGCATCTCGCTTAAGTAATAAAGTTCAAACAGAAGTTCCTGAGAAATATGCCGAAACCAATAGTTTAGGAATTTCCATACAGAAAAATATTTCCCAGTTGCGCGATACAATTTCTAAATTAGCCGGATCATTCGTATTAGGAAATTACATAAAAGATGGCGCCATTAACACTGTGAAATAGGTAAATAACGAATAAATAATATCACGCAGCAGTTTACATTTTATACATTCGCTATAAAACGTAAAAACGTTACTATATTATATAATGACTTTACAATCCTATATTCCTATCGATTACTTTACATATAATCGCCCCGAATATTTTGGAGCAGCCCTTATTTTATTAATGTTTTCCATATTTTACATCATATTATATTTAGCATTTAAATTTGAATTTTATAATCGCCAAGAATATTGCGATCCAATGTTTTATTATGGTCGTCCATGTAACAATGAATATTCGAATATTCTTTTATTTAACGATAATTTCTTGGAATTCAAAAAGAAATATTACGATTTAGTCTCAAAATATGACGAAAAAACACATAGTTATAAAGGAGTACGAGAAAATACAGAAGAAAACAAGGAAAATGTAAAAGAGGGCGAAGAAATTATTGAAGATAATTTAGAAAGTAATGAACAATTCGGAAAAACAACCATAGATGAAATTAAAAAAATCACATCTATATCAAATTTAATTACGACCAAATATTTAGGAAATATCCAAGAAATATTGTCAGATGTTAAAAATTCCCCGCAATATGTTTTGGATAATCTACAATTACTTTCGTTAGAATTGGGAAAATTGAAAAATGACATCAAAAAAACAATTGTTACACCAGCGTTTAAAAAATATACTGCTCCCCTAGATAAATTATACCGTTCTTTAACGATTATTGACGAAACCACATTACCATATGTGAAACATCCGCAAAACGAAAACTCTTAATATTGAAACCGATTTTCTCATCAACTATATATATTGATATGAAACCCAGTAAATTCTCAACCACATTATTAGTTGTTATGATTGGTTTAGCAATTATTGTCATTTTATCCACATGTTTATCTTGTAGAAGTGTGGTTGCGTACAATGCCGATTCCAATTACACTCGTTTAGATCAGGAGGGATTTACTTCTCTTAACTATGGCACATATCCTAACGGTGGTGCTATTGATATTAAAGATCGTAATTTAATTGAAAGTAACGCAAGTACTCCTAGCGCACAACGCGTTAAAAATATGACCGGTTTGTTTGGTCCTCAGGATATGAACCAAAAATTGGATAGTTTCTTAGATTCAAAGGGAGATTTAACTGAACAATGTATGTTAAATTCAAATGGTATGAGCAATTCTCAAGGTTATTTATGCTTAGATCAACAACAGATTAGTTTATTAAAAACACGCGGTGGAAATCAGACCCCTTGCTAAATTCATTGATTTACATGTTGTCAAATGTTGTTTCGCATTTGATACAATAATAAATTGTTTTTGATCTATCGGGATCAATATCAATCAAATCTTCGGCAATCTGATGTTGGCAATATATTTTAACATATTGTTGAACCTTTTCAACTATATTCATAAAAAAAGAACATTCTTTTTGTTGTTTTATATCCAATTCTTGTTCTAGTAAATTACGAATAGCGATCATTGTTTCCATATGAGCATCTTCCATTTATATAAATATATTCAATAGACTTTATATAAATTTTTAAACATACATTGCCAATATACTCTGATTCGGCGCTTCAAATTCAATCAATTTTTCAATATGTTTCATTGTTACAATGAGCGGGAATGTAATTTCCAAATCCAACTCTTTTCCGAAGATATTCTTTTCGGGTTTCATCAAACGGAACAAATTGAGTTTGGTATGAATGATTTCTAGACATCGTTTTAGGTTACGAACTCCCTTTTCGCCTTTCATAATCGAGTCATTGCCAATAATCTCCTCTAATGTTTCGTCTGGAATAGTAATGTCATCATCTTTGAATGCGACTTGTTGACGAATCTTAGGAAGCAAGAAATCTCTGGAAATAACCATCTTTTCCTTATTCTCATATCCATTTGTCATAATACGATACATACGATCTCGCAAAATAGGGTTTACCGCAGACTCATCGTTATAACTGAATATGAATAGACACTTGCTCAAATCGAAATGAATTTCTGAGAAATATTTGTCATGAAATTCACTATTTTGTGATGTATCTGTCAAATGAGTCAAAATACCAATGATTTCTTCACCACGAGGTGTGTCGCTCACTTTATCTAACTCATCAAAGTAAATCACCGGATTCATACACTTGCTGTCCATCAAGATCTGAGCAATGCGTCCCCACAAACTTCCTTCATATGTATATCCATGACCCTCCAGAAAACTAGAATCACCTGTACCACCGAGCGCAATGAACGAAAATTCACGACCTAGAATCTTACTAATACCTTCTTTTACTAAAGAAGTCTTACCTGTACCGGGAGGTCCTTTAATCGCAATTGCAGTACCAAGCGCATCCGGATTTGTAATCCATTGTCCAATCATTTGCATAATCTGCATTTTCGCACTATCGAGTCCGTATACACATTCATCCAATTGTTTTTTCGCATTTTCCATGAAATCGCTACATTTCTCAATACCATCATCAATGGAAACATCCAGATTTTTATAAACGCCAAATGGGATTCGCATAAACCCGTCAACCCATGTTTTCAATTTAAAATATTCAGGATCACCAACTTCCATAGAACGCAACATATTAACCTTTTGCATGACAGTTGCTTTGAATTTGGGTGGGATATTACTGTCCAACAAAGTCAGGCGATATGGTTTCTTAATGCTAATATGATCATTAATTTCCTGGAGTTCTTTGATTACTCGTAATTGTTCCTTGTTTGACAATTCCTTCTTAAAATAATCAATTTCACCCGTTTTTTCTTCATCTTCACCATTGATCATTTTGTAATATTTTTTCGCATTTTTCATTCGTGTCTTTTTTACCAACTTACGGATGGAATTGCGACAATCTTCAACCGCATTCAATAAAATCTTATTTTTAGGTTGCTTTTCTAGTTTTTTTGACAAATGCTTGCGCAATTCAACTAGGTCGTTATAGTCAGTCTCAACATCAACCATTTCGGACTTATCACTTTTATCACTCTTATTACGTTTCTTTTTCTTATTTTTCTCCTTACTGCGCTTATTTTGAACAGCAATTGGAACGGGAATAGTTTCATAATTTTCGCGCATAAATGTCTTTTCGTCATCACTATTACAATCCTCGTTGGGATCATATTCAATTGCCTTTTGATCTTTTAACTCTTCTGGATTCTGACCACCTCCACCGAGCGCAGAGAATATTAGATTTGCTGAAAGTTTTTGAATTTCGTCTTCGTCAAATTCTTCAGACTCCTCTTCATTATCATAATAATCTTCATCATCTTCTGAATCATCTTCTGAATCATCACTATCCAAATCTTCTTCGGATTCTTCACTCGATGAATATTCTTTAACTTTATTCTTCTTCTTCTTCATATTCTTCTTCTTATCATTTTTCACCTTCTTATCCTTTTTCACCTTCTTATCCTTTTCATCCTTTTTCACCTTCTTATTAATATAACTTGACGGGAATAACGTCGCAATTGTTTTACGCAATTCACGGGGATCAATATTCGAACCATCATCATCATCATATTCACTGTCTTCGTCAGATTCTGATTCTTCTTCGTCGGAAGACTCTTTTTTAGCCGACTTTTTGGTTCGCTTCTTAGGTTTATATTCAGAATCATCTTCAGAATCATCTTCAGAATCATCTTCAGAATCATTACTATCGCAATAGTCCAACCAAACATTCTCCTCATCTTCTTCGCTTTCCGAATCAGAATCTTTGGTTTTTCTCATTTTATGAGAACGAGTATTGTGTTTATCACTGGATTTTCTGGGCATGCTTAGAAATTATCTATTGTTGTAATAATTTGTTTATTACCTTTTTACTATCAATTTTATATTAATACAAAATTGATTTTCAATTAAAGTAAATGAAACAATATAAAATATACTCTATTATATTATAGTAAACATGTCACAATATTCAACCAAGAATAATGAATCGTCTTCACGAATTATTGGTATTCAGTTTAGTATGTTGTCCCCTGAGGAAATTCGTAAGAATTCTGTAGTGGAAATTACATCAGGTGATACATATAACAATAATAAACCAGTAGTTGGCGGACTATTTGACCCCCGAATGGGTGTTTTGGAACCCGGACTCATTTGTCCAACTGATGGTCTTACCTATATTGATACACCTGGTTATTTCGGACACATGGAATTGGCGCGCCCAGTGTTTTCCATTCAACATATAAAAGACGTACTGAAAATTCTACGTTCCATTTGTTTTAAATGTAGTAAACTCCTTATTAATAAAAATCAACATAACCATATATTAACTCGTTCTAATGGAGCGCGATGGGATTATGTTACATCAATTACTTCTAAACCCATTAAACGCTGTGGTGAACATACGGATGATGGGTGTGGATGTAGACAACCCGACAAAATAAAGTTGGAAGGTATGGCAACTATTTGTGCTTCCTGGGATAATATTGATACAAATGAAGAAGGTGGCGATCAAAAAGTTGTTATGAAATTAACACCCGAGATTGTGTTGAAAATTTTCAAACGTATTTCAGATGATGATATTTCCTTTATGGGATTCAGTCCTATTTGGTCGCGTCCTAGTTGGATGATTATTGAAGCGCTCCCTGTTCCACCTCCAGCAGTACGCCCATCGGTCAAACATGACGCACAACAGCGCAGTGAAGATGATTTGACACATATTTATCGTAACATCATTAAGACAAATGGAATTTTACGAGAGAAATTGTCAAATCCCGATACACATCCAAATGTAACAGAAGGTTGGTATACCATTCTTCAACACTCTGTTGCTATGATTGCGAACAATAAAATTAAGGGTGTTGCTCCCATGGCACAGCGTTCAGGACGCCCTCTTCAGTGTATTTCGGGACGTTTGAATTCTAAATATGGTCGCATTCGAGGTAATCTTATGGGAAAACGTGTGGATTTTAGTGCGCGTTCTGTCATTACTGGTGATCCGAATTTATCTGTAAAACAATTGGGAGTTCCTCTCAAAATTGCCATGAATATTACCAAACCCGTCTTAGTGAATGATAGAAATCGCGATTATCTTACCAAATTGGTTCAAAATGGTCCTGAAAATTATCCTGGTGCCAAAATTTTGGAGAAGGCAAATGGTCAAAATATTTCATTACGTAATGTTGATTTGGAAACCATCGAGTTGAAAAATGGTGATGTTGTTCATCGTCATATGATGGATGGAGATGCTGTATTGTTTAATAGACAACCTTCTCTTCATAGAATGTCGATGATGTGCCATATTGTGAAAGTGATGATGGTGGGTGACACATTTCGCATGAATGTTGGTGACACAAAACCATATAATGCTGATTTTGATGGTGATGAAATGAATATGCATATGCCACAAAACGTGTTGGCCGAAACCGAACTTCGCGAACTCGCAGCAATTCCTTATCAAACTATTAGTCCGGCAAGTAATTCCCCTATTATCGGTATTTATCAAGATTCACTATTGGGATCTTATCGTTTAACACGTGAGAACATTAATTTCACGCCTCGACAGGCGATGAATTTACTCATGATGTGTAATGATGTAAAACCAGATGAATTTAAAGACAAAAAAATGGTGAGTTCATTTGAGGTTCTTAGTCAGATTATGCCTCCAATGACTATGGTTTACAAAAATGACAAGACATATAAAGAAGGCGTTGACGATTATGCCACCTCAAATAACGTATTGGAATTACGCAATGGTAAATTGATACGTGGTCAACTAGACAAATCTGTTATTGGTTCCACAACAAAAGGTCTTCTTCATCGTGTAAATAATGATTTTGGCAATATGGCATGTGTCAATTTCAATGACAATTTACAAAATATTGTGACCGAATATTTGAAAACAAGCGCATATAGTGTGGGTATTAGTGATTTGGTTGCGAATAAAGCAACTCAAACCCAAATTCTCACCGCAATTGCCAAGCAAAAGGCAGAAGTATATGAGTTGATCGATCGTCTACATTTGGGAGCATTTGAAAATAATACAGCAAACTCAAATAGTGCTGAATTTGAAACTTCTGTCAACAATATTCTAAATAAAGCAACAGAGGAAGCTGGCAAGATCGGTCGCGAAAGTTTGGATCCGAACAATAGGTTCTTGATTATTGTCAATTCTGGTTCCAAGGGATCTCCTATTAACATTTCTCAGATGATTTCTTGCTTAGGACAAACTAATGTCGACGGTAAGCGTATCCCATATGGATACGAAGGACGTACTTTACCCCATTTTCATAAATTCGACGATAGTCCGGGTGCTCGCGGGTTCATTGAGAATTCTTACATTTCAGGATTGACCGCACCCGAATTGTTCTTTCATGCTATGGGTGGGCGTGTTGGTTTGATTGATACTGCTGTTAAAACATCTCAAACTGGTTATATTCAGAGACGATTGATCAAAGGATTGGAAGATCTAAAAGTGGAATATGATATGACCGTTCGTAACAATAAAGGCAAAATTATTCAATTCACATACGGCGATGATGGGTTCGATACAACACGTATTGAAAACCAGGTGATCCCCCTTGTTGGTATGAGCGTGGAAGATGTGTATATGCACTATGATATTATCGGTGTGAATGATCAACAAAGTGAATTATTGTCTGTCTACACTCGTGGTGCTATTTCACGAATTCGCAAACAACGTCAACAGACTATAGAGAAATGTAAAGATTATATTGGTAAAATGTTGGAATATAGAGAGTCTATTGTAGAGCATGTTTTCAAATATAAGAATGAAAATTCGATCTCTATGCCGGTTGCTTTCCAAAACATTATTACAAATATTCAAGGACAACTCGGATTAAATTCCAATTCTATTGTAGATATTACCCCATTGGAAGCGTTCGAACTCATTGAAGAAAACTTCAAGAAGATGAATCAATTGTCATATGCCCCCTTGACAAAGTTGTTTGAAGTAATGTATTATTATTATCTTTCACCAAAGGACTTGATTGTTAAGAAGCGATTCCATCGCAAAGGTCTAAATATTCTTTTGGAAACGATCGGTTTGAAACACCGTGAAGCACTTGTCCATCCCGGTGAAATGGTGGGTGTAATTGCGGGTCAATCTATTGGTGAACCTACTACACAGTTGACTTTGAATACTTTCCACTTGTCGGGTGTATCAAGTAAATCAAATGTAACCCGTGGTGTACCACGCATTGAAGAGATATTGAGATTAACAAAGAATCCCAAGCATCCTTCTCTTACCGTTCATTTGAAACCAAACGACGAATCCGATCAAGATAAAGCAACTACATATGCTACTATGATGGAGCATACCAAATTAGTAGATATTACAAAATCTGTTCAGATCCATTTTGAACCAAATAAGCATACTTCTACCATTGAAGACGATCAACTTCTTATGGATCAGTATTATGAATTTGAGAAAATGGTGAATGATTGTATGGATCCAGTCGATGTATCGAGCACAAATGAACTACTTCAATCCAAATGGTTGGTTCGTTTGGAACTCGATCAAGAAACCATGTTAGACAAGAATATTACATGCGATGACGTTCATTTTGCTATTTCGAATAGTAGTTATGGAAATGACATTCAATGTGTATTCTCCGATTACAATAGCGATAAACTCGTTTTCCGTATTCGTCTAAATAGCACAATTTTGAGTAAAAATAAGAAGAAGGGTGTTGCCGAAACACTTGATCAATCTGATGATATTTATTTGTTGAATAATTTTCAAGAAGCCCTATTAAATAACATTGTTTTGCGTGGTATAAGCAATATCAAAAATGTGATTGCTCGCAAGATTCAAAATTCGGTAAAAAAGGTAGAGTCAATGCCCGTTATTAAGAAGGGCATATATGATGTCATTAGTGATAAAGACATGCCCGTGAAGAAAGACGATGGAAAATATGTTAAGAATGATATTTGGGTGCTTGATACAACCGGAACGAATTTACTACAAGCATTGGCACTCGATTATGTGGATCCTACTCGCACTATGAGTAATGATATTCGCGAAGTATTCAAAGTTTTAGGCATTGAAGCTGCTCGCCAAATGATCTACTCGGAAATGATGGAGGTCATGGAATTCAGTGGTGTGTATATCAATTACCATCATTTGGGATTACTATGTGATCGTATGACGTGTAATCATAATCTTGTTCCTATTTTCCGTTCCGGATTATTGAGCGATGATGTAGGACCTATTGCCAAAGCAACGTTTGAGGTTCATACAGAAGTATTATTGAACGCTTCTAGACATGGAGAGTTCGATCATATGCGTGGTGTTTCAGCAAATGTTATGTGTGGTCAATTTGGAAATTATGGAACAGGAGCATTCCAAGTTGTACTTGACATGAAGGAAATGGAGAAACTTGACGCGTTCGATGTCAACGTAACTAGTGTTCAAGAGTCAATTGAAAAGGGTTTCGAAAAACGCGGAACTACGGGTGACTGTAGTAAATCGGATATTGCCATTCAAAACAATATTGCCAATATTGCCAAAGACAAAACTGGAAATGTATGCGATGATGGATATAATGTTGGATTTTAAATGATTGAATCATAATTAATTGTTGTTAATAATTAATGAATATTCCTGAATAATGAGAATAAAATATTCTTATTATTTTTTATTAAGTGCGTCTAATTTTAAATGATCCGATTCTATCGTTCCATTGATATGTTTTATAATAACTCCCTCCGCCATCCCACCAAGATCTGTTATATTTAATCCTAAATGTTTCATTAGTCAAGCAATTTATTGTTTTAGGTCCTTGCCATCTTTGTGAGGAAGCACCATAATTATAACCATTATAAACAGTGAGTTCCACACCTCCTGGTATTTGAATAGATGAAATGCCTCCAGGAGCTCTCGAATAATCTCCTTCACGATAAAATTTACTCCAACCAGTAAAAGGACAACCTTCAGTCATTCTAACGCAACCGTCTTTGTTCGTTATTTTTGATTCTGATGAAGAAATTGTCGCGTTTTGATTTGGAATATCATTTGTTAAATTTTCTTTCCTTGATTCCAATGAACGAATTGTATTTCCTTGTGACGTAATATCATTCGTTAACGTAGTTTTTCTAGATTCTAAGGAAGTTATAGTACTTGCTTGTTCCGAAATATTTCCCGTCAAATTAGTAATATTTTCTTCTTTTCCAGTATTTAAAGTATTACAAGTTGATATTTTTGTATTTAGATCTGTAATTACTGTTTGTACTTTTGAAATTTGATTATTAACATTTCCTACAGTTTTTTCCGTTTGATTATATAATGATAATTGTTGCTTTAATTTATCAATTTCAGTTTGGTATTTTTTAATTTGAATATTGATTTGATCAATTTCAGTTGTAGTCCCTTCAAATCCTTTTAATTCTTCTTGTAATTTTTCAAATTCCTTTTTTTGTGAGTCTAATTGGTTATTTAACTTGTCAACTGACTCTTTTGATCCGGCATATGAATCCAATTGAACTTTTATAATTTCTAATTCCTTCTGATTTTTCCCCAATGCGTTCCAGCAGTTTGCCTCCTCTGCTCCAGTTTCCTGAAATAATTGATTCGTGATGTCTATTTTTTTCGGTTCATTTGTCCCTCCTTGCATTTTTATTAAATCTACTAAACTATCTACTCCTTTTACATCTACGTTATATTGTTCGTAATTTTCAGTATTGGTATTTACAAAATCGAATGTTATATATAACACCAAAGTGAAAATAAGAGAATATAATATGTAATGAGGGGATTTATCTTTTATAAACAATCCTGGATTACATAAAACTGCCAAGGCAAAAATATATAAGTAAGATGTGAGATTCATGTTTTAATATATATTAAAACATGAAAAAAAAAGTTGATATATTATTAACAATATGATCTGTTATTAATTTGTTGTTGTAATGACGATATAGTGGAAGCATTGCTGTCATATGTTCTTTGTAATGGTTCAATATCATTATTTAATGAATTAACAGTACTTTTATTATTATTATATGTACTTTGTAATGGATTGACTTCTTCACGTAATGTATTAATTCGTTCTTGATTGGTATTATAATTTCCTTGTATCGTTATTGTTTGCGATGTTAATGTTGGTGTTTTTGCTTTACACGTTCCTAAGTCCGTGGTTAGTTGCTCTTCTTTTGATTTCATAGTTGACAATTGTTTGTTTAAATTTTCTAATGATTCGTCGGTACCATCGAATGCCAACATTTGTCTCTGTAGTCCTTCTAATTGGTCTTTATACGTATTAAATTGTTTGGTTAAATTATCTAACGAGTTTTTATCACCATTATACGCCTCCAATTGACGCTGTATTGTTAATATTTTATCTTTATAATCAATAACAGTTGCATTCAATTTGTCTAATGTTTGTGTTGTTCCATCATAACTATCCATTTGAACTCGTAATGTTTCAAGGTCTGTTTGAGTTTCACCTAAAGCAGTCCAGCATTTTGCACTTGTGTCTTCCGCACCTGTAATCTCATTTTGAATATCAATGTTGGTTTGTTGTTGTTGCTTATGTGTATCCATTAAATCTACTAAATTTCCAATGCCGTTCATTGATAATGTAGCTTGTTCAAATGGTTCTATTGTACCATTTACTAAACCAAAAGTAAAATACAATGCTATTGTAAAACAAATTCCATGAAATATATAGGTGGTTATATTCATTTTACTCTTCATGAAAAATCCAGGACTACATAAAATATATAGGGCAAACACATATATGTATGTAATAATTTTCATAATTGATATATATTTAAATATGAAAAAATTTTATATGGAATCTTTCTTTATCAATTGTAAATTTAATTGACTATTCTTCAATTGTAAATCTTTAATAATACCATTTAATTTTATTACTGAACCTTCATTTCCTTCTAATGAGTTGACCTGTGTCTGTAATTGTTTGATTCTTTCTTTGTTTTCTTTATGTGTTTCTTGTAGTTTATCAACAACTCCGTCCTCTCCTTTATAGGCATCAAGTGTATTTTTTAAATATTTATTATCATCTCCCAGTTTATTTATTTTCTTAAGTGAATTTTGTAACAATTTATCTGCGTTTGTTTCTCCTGAAATTTCACGTTTTGGTTTTCGAACTTCATTATTAATAATCACTGTATTTGATTCACGTTCTTCGCGATTTTCACCAAATAGATCTGCTAAATGACCCATTCCATTTACGTTAATTTCACGCTCGTAAAATCCTTCTTTCAATACTCCATCATATGTAAAATAAAATATTATGATAAATAATGTTGAATGTAATAGACTACCAAATTGTTTATCATAGGAAATAAATACATTTGGTGCTAATATAACAAATAACGCAAATACATAAATTAATAATATTATTTTCATTATATATTTATTTATGAAAATAATTAATTACAACCAATATCTTCAATATATCCATTGTTATTCGCACTATCCCAATTTCCAACCGCAATTGGTTGTAAATTATCATTCCGAATAGCAACTACCCAATAAAAAAACCTCTGGGTCCAATTCGCATTTGCTGTCCATATATTCCCAGTGTTCCACATATCATAGTTTTTTTGTAATTTTCCAGATAAATCGGATTGTTTTATTGTTCCCAAAAAATTATATATATCCTGTTCCGTTGTGCCGTTCCCACCAGGATTTGTATTCGTAGGATTTATCCAATAAATAGTAACAGGAACATTTGAACATACACCATAACATCTACTCCCATCCGATCTATTTAATTTTGATATATATATTTTTCCATCACATGGTTGTTGATTCAAATAATCCATTCTACTTTGTAATGTATTAAATTGACTTGCCAATGTTCTTTCCTTAGTTAATGTTTGATTAAATGTTTCTTGTTTTCCTTTTAATTTTGAGTCTAATATACTTATTTCGGTTTCTTGAGATTGTATTTTTGTTATAGCGATTTCATCACTTGCGTTACAATCTGTCAATTCAGATTGTAAATTAGAAATATCATTATCTAGTGCTGCTTTTTTAGCAATTTCTTGTTGTAAATCTAATTCCACTTGTTTATACGTTTTTATTTCAGTTTGAATTTCACTCATCCGTTTGTCCATTTGATTAATTTGTAGTTTTAATCCATCTACTTCAGCATTTTCTTCCTTATATTCAGATAATGTATTATCTAATTGTATTTCATCTTTACGTAATGGATATATTTTAGAGTAAGTATTCATCAATGTATTTCCGTCATCATAATTTATTTCCTTTTGTTCAATCCGATTATTGTAATCAACATTCGTTACATTTTTTTGTTTTGTAGAATTAATTAAGTCTACCACATTATTTACACCGGTCGATGCTATTGAAATATTACTTTGTTGCGAATTATTTGGGAGATTGTCTATATTTTGTATATTTTCTTTCAAATGCGTTTTATTAAAATATAATAGTGCAATTAAAATAAGTAAACTTATAATTATCATATGAGTATTATGAAAAGATTTTATAAATGTAAACAATTTCATTATTATATATACATAATGATGAAAAAAGATTATATCTAAATATATTCTTGAATCCACGAAACACTATTTTTCAAATATTGTAGTGCGCAAGTTGAAATTTTATTTCGCATTTCATCGGTTTTACTCGGTATTTTGGAATTATAAGAATTTATAGTTGTATTTAGTTCAGCAGTTTTTGTAACACTTGAAGAAATATCTTCTTGTAAGTTACTATTTTTGGTATTATTGTCACTAATAATAATTTCACTATTTGCGAATTCTGTTTTACATTTATTTACTTGGTTCTGTAAATCTTTCTTTTCCACTTCCAAACTATTTATATTATTATTTAAATCTTTGAATTCTTTCTCCATATCATTGAATTTAATCAACTTTTCCTCTAATTGGGTCAATTTACCTGTAGTTTCATAAAACAGTTTTTTTAACTCGGCAAGTTCTTCGGTTGTTCCACTATATGCTTTTATCATTGTCTTTAATTTTTGTATATTTGTTTTCAATTCAGCAACACGTTCAAACGCCTCAATCATCATTTGTCCAAGAATATTACTTTTCTCAGAACGTCTAGTATTATTGCTAAAACTTACGTTTAATTCGTGATCATTTATATCAGATTGTTCTGTTTTTAATGCTTTCATATTTTCTTTACCTGATAATAATACTAAATTATGTGTGAAATAAATAATCAAAGCAAAGCATAATGAATGAATGAGTAAGTGAGTTTTAAATAATATGGATGGACTTAGCAAAACAAATATTGCGAATATATATATAAATAAGAGTATTGACATAGTTCGTATATATACCACTACAGATTTAAACCAATCAGTTAAACATTTTGAATATTTACATAATAGTACAGTAGTTCCGTGAGGGGCAGTTCGGTGATGGGCAGTTCGGTGATGGGCATGGTTCCCATGAATAACAACGATTTATTTGATTATTTTTTTGATTTATTTGATTATTTAAACTATTTATTGTATTATTTTTTCCACGTATTGTACTATTTAAACTATTGATTGTATTATTTTTTCCATTTATTGTATTAGTTTGTCCATTTATAGTTCCGCTTAAACTATTGATTGTATTATTTTTTCCATTTATTGTATTAGTTTGTCCACGTATTGTATTATTGTTTCCATTGATTGTATTATTTTTTCCATTTATTGTACCATTTAAATCAACAATATTTACGTTTTTCGAATCAATCGTTTCAGTTTGTGTTTGAATAGTACCATCTTTTTGTTGAATACTTTGATCCAATACTTCAAGTTGATCATCTTTTCCATCTATTGTCGTTTTTTGATTATTAATTATTTCGTTTGCTAGATCCAGTTGCTTCATCAATTCTGCTTTCTTTTCTTCTAATTGCGATACAGTGTTTTTTAAAGAAGCAATAAGTTCTCTTGTTCCAGCATATGACGCTAATTTTGCGGTTAAATTTTCAATTTGTTGTTTATACTCCGCAATTTCTTGTATTTTTTGCTCACATAATTCAATTATTCCACTATTATCACTTGCTGGACTGACAACATATTCATTATTTACACGAACATTAATTATTTTTTCGTGAACCTCTTCATTTAAAGAATTCACTAAATCATTTAACCCATTAACATCTACTTCATCTCCTTGAGTCATATATTCCTGATTTCGTTCGACAAAATCAAATGTAATATACCAAACAATCGAAAATAAAATGGCATTAATTAAACCATGATTATTCCTTTTGTTTAATATTACTCCAGGTGTAAATAATACATATAACGAAAAAACGTAAATGAATAGAACTATACTCATATTTTATTTATATAAAATATGACATCATTTTATCATTGAAAAAATCAACGTTAATCAAATATAATCTGCGTTTTTACTATATTACTTTGATTGTCTACCAAATATAATACATCATTGTAACCTACAATATCTATTAAATTTCCACTTAACTTGCGGTTTAATTCTTTGATTATTCCTCCATATAATGGTACATAGTATACCTTTCCGTCAGTTTTATGAAGAGCAAAAATAATATTATGTACAACTACTAATTTGGTGAGTTCCGTATTATTTGCCAGCATTTCATATGGTCCTAAACCATTTGTATTTAAATCAATTCCTTCTTTATAAATATGTAAGTTTTTATCGATTCCAACAATATATGTCCCATCGTAATTCAAAGAAACCATGGTAAACGTTATTGTAGGACGACTCCTACTATTTTTTTTTATAGTCATGTATTTTCCATTGTGTGTTAGTTCGCAGAAATCGCTATTTATATTAGAATATAATGTTTTATTCTTTTCACAAAATACTATGTGCTGAAAGGATGTAACGGGGGAACCATCTGTTTGTGCTGAATATAATTTCCATTCGCTTCCTCGCGTTGCTATATTTGTTAATGAACGATAATAAATAGCACCATATTTGGTAGTTTTGTCTGTGGTTACTTCAATTAATGGACCCACACAAAATAATACGTCCTGCTTATTCATTGATCCAATTACCATATTACCTCCGATTCCACCCGTTGTACCATAGGTGGTTATAGTCGGATTCTGAACTAATACCCACTGCGTTCCATTCGATATATATAATTCTCCTTTATCCGAACACGCAAAATACGTATTTTTATATATTAATAATTGTTTTATATTTATATTTGCGCGCTTCAATACCATTTCAAATTCAGGAGTTTTTTTTTCGTAATATAATTTATTTATACCAGGCAATAATAAACTTTGTTTCCATTGCGCATAAAACGCACTATCGGTACGTGTAATTTGTAGTTGTTTATAGATATTGTTGTATAAATACTCATTATTCAAATTTGTTGTAAACGTATCATTTAAATTGACTTGAGAATTTAATGGAGAACTGTATACATGTTCTACAAAACTAGGGACACTATTTAATTGACGAGTTGAACCTATTTTTATTACATCCAAATACACTATTTCCCATTGCGAAGATAAATCGGCATCTTTTGATCCTATAATATTGTTTTTATTAATTCCCAAATAAAATTTATTTGGATAATGTTTTGCGTTGTAAAAGGCACATGATGTAGATGTTACTTTTATCGGCATCCATGTTTCGATGTCTTCATCGGGCGTTTGTGAAAAATTACTAACACCGATCATTTCATTGTTTTCATTCATTGATACATATTTATTATGTCCGCAATTATATAACGAAATTGTATAATTTCCGATTGTCTTATTTACAGGTTGCTTTTGATATAAAAATACAGTTCCTCTACATTCCAAACTATTATTTAAATTTTTATTTGGAGAATCTAATACATCCATTTCACCATTCGAGTTCATTTTTAAAAAACCCTTGTGTTTTCTATTCCATAACGCAACCACGGGAGTATAACTTACAGAACTATCGAATATAACCGCATCCATTAATGGAGCACTTTGAAACCATGTCCAAGAATCATCACTATGAAACATTATTTCTTCCTTATTATCATATACCGAAACATTGAGTCCACAAGGACTGTTTTCAAATCCTGTATTGTAGCAATGAAATTGTAATTTATTCGCACCTTGTTCTAAAGTTAGTTTATGCGCAATTCCTACATTATTTGTAGTTGGCAATTGTGTTGCTTTTGTTGTTTTACGTGTATTACTATTTTCAATTATCAAATAACAATGTTGTCCACATGCCATATACAAAGTAATCTCAACTGGTTGAAACGCATAATATACATATTGAAATGTGGCACAACTATTCGAACTTGTTCCCAGGTTCGCATTTTTTGTGAACCAAATCCATTTGGAGGTTTGGTCTTTCCAAGTATCATTTAATGACCATGGTTTCATGTTATAATTTCCTAATACAATTGCACCATTTCCAGTTCCTCCGCCATTGTTTGTACATTTTCCCCATGATTCATCTTCCGCAACATAATCCGCACAAATTGGATCTGATTTTGAACAAGTGCGATTTAATGATACTGTCTCACCGGGTTGTCCGCAGCAAGGGGTCTGTTCAGAATAATTTGCCATACACCCGTCAGCCTTAAATTTGAAATTAGGTTCTGTTTGCGGTTCCATCATTTTTTTATAGGCAGCTTCGTAATCATTGGTTGTTTGTTGTATTACTTCTTCACTCGGTTTTGGTGATAAAATGGAAGTGTCCACATTATCAATCGGTCCTATAGGTCCGAATGGTGCGGGGGCTTGTACCGTATCTTCTAAGATAATTCCTTCACCATAATCGTTATTAATTTGTATTTGAGGTTCTTCGTTATAACCAAACAACGATCCTAATGCACCCACTAATTTACTAGAATCTTCTATTTGGAAATCAACTTTCGTTTCCATTGATTCTTTTTCATTATTTACTAAATCATATGATGCGTACAAAATTGTGCTAAATACAAATCCATATAATATTACGTGACTTAATGTCACTTTATTTGTTATTTTATATAAAAAATTAGGTATGCACAATAAAAATAGGCAAAATATATACAGTAATGTTTTATATTTCATTTATTATAATATTTTGTTATAATAAATTGTGAATATTATTGCTTTTTTCTCTTTTTTCTCTTTTTTCTTGTTTTACCACCTTTCACTTTTCCATTCGCAAAATCAATCAAATATTGTCTTCGTTCTTCTTCGTATTTTCGATTTTCTAAATCAACAAGTATTTTTTGTCTAACGCGTTTTGCTGCCAATTTCTCTTTTCTCGTTTTTGGTTCGTGAATGTTCGTTTTATTTTTCTTATGAAATTCTAATTTCTCTTGAGGACTTAGATTGTGTATTTGTGTTACAGGATCATCCGGAAACGATACATTCTTCCTTTTCTTTTTTGTTTTTGGCGATTCTGTTTTTGGCGATTCTTTTTTTGGTTTACTTGTACCAATACCTCCTCCTTTCTTCATAGTTATAATATAACTATATTATAATGTTATTTACGATTGCTTTACAAAAATCTCTTTGTTTGGTCCAATAATATATTTCACATGGTCATTATAATCTAAATGAACTTTTGCAATTGTCCAGTCATTCATTTCATCCCCTACTACGCGAAATTCATTAGTATTGCTGATTCTTTGTAATATATACGTGACACCATTGTCATTTTTCCAAACATAAGTATCATTATCTTTCGACTTTTGAATAGTTGCGTAATGATTTAAATTATCATTTCCGATTTCTACTTTTTTATCAACTATATATTTTCCTCCAATATCTCCATCCCATTGGGTTCCATCTTCACATAAATCACATGTTCTTGGACAATTTTCTTTCATCCAAGTACCTAGGCACGGTTTTCCATTTAATGGACAGTCATCTGTTCCACATTTTGTTTCTTTCGTACTTCCTTTTCCACCGGGACAGCATTGTTTCCACGCTGGACAATTCGTGTTATTGTTCAAACATAGTTCTTTGTCTTTCGTTCCTTTATATTGTATATTTGGTAGTGTATCATCATTCGAAACGCATTGACCCCAATTTTTATCCGCAACATAACCGCTACAAATAGGTTTATATTTGGGACACTGGTTTTCGGTTGGAACATCTGCTGCGGGTTGTCCACAACATGTTGATCCAGTTCCATAATTTGCCGCACAATATACATTTGTTAAACGCTCTTTTTCTTCATGACCATGTTCCATTACTTTTTCCAAATCATTTTCAAGTTTATATTTACTAAATAAGGGAGGAACATCTGTGAATATATTTTCGGTCGTTTTCGGAGGTTCTGTATAAATAATACGTGACTGTGGATCTAATGAAGACATTCCATTATCTAATTGAACATCTCCTAAATTCACATTAGTTGCTTCTATGTCATATTTAGTTCCTTGTACGTCATATGCGTTAAATATTGCTCCTTCAAATTCTTTATATTGAATGAAATCAAATGTGAAATAAAGCATCAAAGAAAAACATATACTATAAAGAAAATATTGTTTGTGCGCTTTTATCATTATATTTGGACTAAATAACACAAATAAAGCAAAAATATATAATATAGTCAATAGTTTCATTATATTATAAGAGGACAAAATATTCATTATTTATATGGATCTCTATGGTTGGTCACATTTTCTTACCACAACACTATCCATTCCTGGAACTACATCTGTTCCAGGCGTTGTTGTTGTATTGTCTACTTCCTTTATTACTATTTTTTCCATGAATTTTTTATCAGTTTCTATATTCGGTTTAGGATGAGGATCGTTTTCCACGCATTTCCCCCATTGCTGTCCGTTTATATAATCTACACAATGAGGTTTTAATGCTCCACATACATTTTCATCGGGTATATAAGCGTGCGGTTGCCTACAACAGGAAGTATTTGTCCCATGATCTGCCGCACACAATATTTCATCTTGTTTTTTTCCCAAAGTAGGGACTAAATCATAATATTGATTGCTATGTTTGTGAGAATCTAACAATTGAACCCGTTTTTTCATATTTTCATAATCGTAATTGCGAAAATTAATATAATCATATGGAGGAGATTTGGTCAATTTATCTAATGATCGATCATTTTTATCATCTATAATCACTTGATTGTTAAGGGTTTTCGTTTTATCTAAACTTTCGTTTTCAATGGGCACCAAACTTCCTAAAGATGAATTTTGCGTTTCGATATCATATTTCACATTGCTCGGTTTTGATTCATACGTTCCAATTGTTGCTCCTTCTTTTTCGGTCATTCCAATTTGTGAATAGGTTACATAAAATATTACGGAAAACAATAATCCATGGACTAATGTTTGGACCATATGATTTTTAAAAGAGGATTGGAATATAAAATTTGGTGAAAAAATTACAAATAAAACAAAAATATATATTATAAGTAACAAATCCATTATAATATGTATGTATAAATTATTGAGTTTATAATTTGGGATCAATAAGGACCATAAATTTATTGAAACCCGCTAGTTCTGATTCAGAACCATAAGTAACCATTAATTGTTGACCATTAACATTCGTAATTGAATTGCTGTCATATGTATTACTATAATTGTTTTCTGCTGGGAAAAATACAGCAGTTGGACCCGTATTTTGGTAATGAGGCATAATGTTGGTTTTATAATTATTTGCTATGTTTTGAATACATGTTCCAATATTATAACCATCAAATTCTGTAGCACCTGCTGATGGAACAGACTCAATTGGAAGTAATAAGTATCCCGCGTTGTCTATTTTTATCTTTTCTTGTGCTAAGGTGTTGTCTTTACTATGAGCGTTCCATAATACATATTTTCCAAAACGACCAATAATGCTATATTCATCACCATCGTGTAGTTCGCTTACTTCTCTACACGTGAATACTTGTGGGTCCACATCAATTTCAGGAATAGGATCAGGGGGAACAACTTTTGGTTTTTCAGGTGGAGGTGATACTAATTTCGGTTTTGCTGGTATAACTGGTCTTTCTTTTTGACATGTGCCCCATGTTTCGTTGGCAATATATCCATTACAATACGGCGTTTCTGATTTACATGTGTTTTCATAAGGAACTATTGCCGGCAATTGTCCACAACACGCCACATTATTTCCATAATCGGCACCACATTGTAAAGGTAAAGTGGGAAAACTGGGCGGAGGTTTTATTGGCGCTTCTTCTATTGGAGGAGGAATGAGCACCCAATCATTACTTTCCTTTTCATGTAAACTTTTAACTAAATCATTGTTCCCCTGTGGTTCATTAAACATAATCATTGACTCTATTATAGGTTGAACATAACCATGGATAATAAAAAATACCGAGGTAAATAAAAACGCATTCATTAGAGCACTAAACAATGGTTGTTTGTGAGAAATATGTAAGGAAAAATAGGGGTTCTTATTAAATAACAAAAATAGTAAAAATATATATATTATAAATTGAGGATCCATTATAATATGTATTTATATAAAATTTAATCGGTTACGTATGCTGGACAAGGAGTTACTATAATATTATTATTTACATCTTTCCGTATTTCCACATTATCATTGCCTTGTCCTGGTATTATAATATTGTTGTTAAGAATTTCATCCATATTAGTTCCACCTAAATTCGGTTTTGGATGTGGATTATTAGCAACACATTTGCCCCATTGAACATTGTGTTTATAATCTGTACAATACGGTTTTAATGGTCCACATACATTTTCGTCCGGAACATAATTATCCGGTTGTCGACAACATGTTCTATTTTCTCCATAATTTGCCGCGCACATTATTTCAGGATTCGTACTCTTAAAATTGGGAACTAAATCAAAATATTTATTACTATGTTGATGGGTTTCTAATAATGCAATTTTTTTTTTCATTGAATCATAATCGTAATTACGAAATTTACTATAATCGTAAGGAGGCATTTTAGTTAGTTCGTCCGATTGACTACTTATTGGAGAAGAGGATATTACCTCATTTTTATAAGAAACCGTTTTCGGAGCAATTTGTTTAGAAGGCGGAGTTAAATTGGCTAAAGATTGATCCGATATTTCAATATCATAAGTTCTATCATGAACATTTGTTTCGTATGTTCCAATTGTTGCTCCCTCTTTTTCTTTCAATTCGATTTTTACATATGTTAAATAAAAAATGATGGAAAATATGATGGCATGAACAAAGGATTGTATTATATGTGTTTGAAAATGAGATTTAAACAAAAAATTGGGTGAAAATATCACAAATAACACACAAATATATATTATAAGTAAAAAATCCATTATAATATGTATTGATAAAAATCTTTCTTGTTTATGGCAATTTTGAAACCGGCATTTTACCGTTAGAACAGACGCCCCATTTTTCAAAAGCAACATATCCATTACAATAGGGACTTACTTCAGGACATACATAATCTTCCGGTATATTTGCTGGCGGTTGTCCACAACATGATGTGGTTGTATCAAAATCCGCACCGCAATATAACCCCTTTTGCTTTGTTCGTTCATATTTTCGGTCTTTTACAATAGGACTTAATACCCATCCAATATTTTCCTTTCCACCTTGGTTTGCTTGTGCTATATTAACAGGAGTTTCATTTTGCTGCGTAACTAATTCAGATTTCATTGCTTGTAATTGACTATCGTCTTCTGTTAAACTAGGATCACTTAAATCGACCTTATTATTTATTTTATAATTCGTTTCCCTTATTTTTGGAGTGGGTTTCGAATTAATGAAAGAGGATGCCAACTTGGCTAAAGGGTTTCCCCCGTCTTTCGATTCTATATCTAAAGTAAGGGGTTCTTTTTGGTTCATCAAAAAATTATATCCTTGACCAACCAATATACTAAACACTAGTCCAAGAACAATCAATTGTATCATTTCATCTTTAAAATACGGTAATGTTATAACAAAATTGGGAATAAATAATAAAAATAGTAAAAATACATATATTATAAACAAGTTCATTATAATATATAACATCAAATTTTCGACAGTGTATTTACCTGACGCGATTAATTACTTTTGTTTGCGTCTTAGACAAATATTCTTGAATAGTAACCATATTTGGTTTATATTTGTCTTCACCGCGTTCTGCTTGTACAAATATATCTTCTTGTAATTCACTAAATGAATAACTATTCTGAATCACATGATACCCAGGTGGTATATTTGATTCTACCGGCGGAGTTCGCACGTAAAAAAACTTTTCTCCTTTGCGTCCTCGTCCACCTAAACGCAACCATGTTAATGTTGGACTCAATGATTTCATGGTAGTGGAAGAAAATAGTATTACAGGCATTTGCGCAGTTGTACAAAACACCCACCAATCTAGATCAGTTATATAATAATCATCGCTCATAATGATACTTTCAAAACTGGATTGTTTTGTTAATATTGATTTCATAAGTTGATGCTTTCCTTGCATTTTTAATATGGAAATTACCTTTTCTTCGGATATACCTACTTTATTGAAAATATCACTATAACCTTTCCACAAGGTGGTTTTGATGTTTTTCACCGAAATGGTGGTGAAATAAATTTCTTGAAAAATATAAATCATCGGAATATAAGAACAATTGACCGATTTATTAAAAAATACCTCTTTTGCTGTATTTGGAAATACGCGTTTCCATGAACCAACTTTTGTATTTCCCACTACACTGGGTTTTGTACGTTCAATACAATCGATAATGAAATCTTGGAGTTTTTTTTCGATTTTTTTGTCAACCTTATTTTCTAATAAACCGTCTTGTTCCAACAAAGAGATCTTATTTGAGTAAGTTTGTGTTGATTTTACATGATCATCCGGTTGAGCATTGTCATATGTAATGTTTTGCTTAAAATCTCCCGAACCGTACGGAATCAACCCGCGAAAATATTCACGATTCAATTTATTTTCCAATAAAAATAGTTCTTCATCCTCAATATGATAATCTACATTTGTAATATTCATATATGTCTTTGGATATAGCATAAACAATCGTGTTCGATTATATCGAATTAATTCGTCTGCCATACGTCCATAATAAATAGGTTCGTTGTCCAGATTACTCAGTAAATGTTTTTTGGGAAATAATGACATACATTTTCCTTGATCTGTGGTTAAGCAATATATAGGTTTAGAATCGTCTTTACAATTGTTTTCGTTACACATGAATATTTTTTCTACATTTCGTAATTCATTTTCACCCATATCTTTAAAATCAATGTGATTTCCGACCAATTTTTTTAAGGATTCTTGGACTTTCTTCCATTTATATCTGTATGATAAATATGCGTCTTCCATAATATCCAAGATAGTTTTCCGCAATTGACGATTTTCATAATTATTTAATTGAATACGAACCAAACTTCGGAATATAGAATAAAACTGACTTTCTAAGTCTACCTTCTTTATTACATTTGTTCGCATATTTGGTTCTGTATCAGTAGTTAATGTTTTTTCAGCACTCTCATATTTTGTTTTACTATAAGAATATCCTCTATGATTTATTTCTTTGAGTCCATCATTATCAATTGATTGTGTGGGAGGATTAATTTGTACAAATTGGTTTGTTTCTGTAATAATGCCAATAATTAAACCATCTTCAATGACTTTTATTTCTGGACTAGATGGGACTTTTCCATTTGTGTCGTTCGAAATAACATGTAATCGGTTACGCGTTTGTCGATAATCTAACCAAATACTGGAATCATCCATATAGACACTTTTATAATCTTTTAGAATAGAGGATGGAAAACACGGGACGTATAATAATGATTGTCCCTCTTCTTTTAATATTCGTATTCCGATCACTTTATTACGGTAATTCAATACCTGTTCTTGGACTTGGTAATGATGAAGTTTCAATATACGAATTAATTCTAATACGTCCAATCCACGTTTGAAATTATATTTACGTGGTATAGAAGACAACGGTCCACAATATTTTTTTCGACTCAATTCAATCAATTTCAACATTTCCCGAATTTCATGAATGGCAGTATATTGTAAAAATGCCTTTTTATATACAATATCATTCTTCTTCGCCTCTCCGGATTTTAATTTGTACACTATTTGTGCGTTTTTATCAAATACCTTGTTTACCGATAAATAATCCCCCTTTTCAAATGAATAAACCATGTTGTTTGTCTTGGACACCACAATTGATTCATTATGTTCATACAAATGAACTGGCTCATAAAATGAACCCTGTTTTACAATGAGCGCGGTCTCTTTACGTTCATCATATTCAATTGACGAATACGCGTTAGATGGACATATAAATTGAACACGTTCTGTAATATCATCGTCACTAATTTGTAATATAATCAAATTCATTCCATCTTGTAGTAAATTCTTATTACGATGACAAAAGAAATCCCATAAATAGGTATGATCAATTGACGACGAATCACTTTTTAGAAATTTGGAGAAATTCATGAAAGATGCGATTGTCTCTTCCAAATAACGCGTTTGTATATCATCTTTTAAATCAATCGTTTTATAAAAATTCATTTCTTCATAATCTTCTATATTAATGGAAAAATCAGACATGGTTTGAGGTCTAAAAATAGACACTAAATTTCCGTTATGATATTGAACAAACATGTCCAAATCAATTGCCTTAACTATTAATGAACGCATTTCTTCAATAGAAGGAACATAATCCAGATTTTGTTTATAACTATAAAAATATGCCAAACACCCTAAAAAGGATTGATTCTCTGATTTTTCAATACCATACCTCAGCAAACACTTTTCTCCACCGCGAATTAACGCACTGTTTTTGATTTCAACCGATAAACTAGAATCACTTTTCAAAAATAATTGTAAAGATAATGGTAAAAAACCCCATCTATTTTGTGGCAATGGATAAGACACCGCGCTAATAATATAAGACGTTGTTTTTGGTAAAACCATTTCTGTTTCACTTTTCTTAGACGCTTTCTTTTTTCCTTCTGGTTTATTCTCCTTTTCATCCTCTTTTTTATCCTCTTTTTCTTTAGATGGATCATATTCGCATACATCTCGGCGTTTTACTTGATCCGTTGAATCCCATGCCTTTCCGAAACAACAAGGAATACATAAACCATCTGGATGCTTATCCTTCTTTAAAAATCCAGGAACATGTTGAACATATTTTCCATCTTTCATATGATTCTTTGGATTGTTAAATTCATATACGTATGCTCCTTTGGGAACACGATCCGCACCACGTGGAATGACTGAACCACATTTTCCAGCACGCACGTCTTCTTCGCTAATACTTGAATTGGTTTTCAAACACCAATATCTTGGACATATATACCAATGTTTTTTGTCATCAGATGAACCATGATTTAACGCGTGTCCATATGAACCAGGATTCGTTTCGTCAATACGTTTCTTCTCTTCATTTGTTAATATAACAGGTTGGCGTCTATCGCCAGAAGGGCATGCTTTCGAATATAAAGGAAATTTACTGGATTCCTCTGTAACATATAAGGTCGGATCTAAATCCCTCATACGACGGAAAAAAGGACTTGGATTTTTAATGGGCATTCCATCAATATTTGCTCTATATTTTTCCTCTTCCTCTTCTTCGGGACTATTTTCACCACCATAATATTCATCTTCTTCTTCATTGTCTTCCGCATTTTCATCTACGGCATAATCTTCTTCATCAAAATCTTGATAATAATCCGCATCATCTAATTCTATTCCCTGTTGTCCATCATGTTCTTCTTCTTCTTCTTCTTCTT